ATTCGTTTTCTTCTTTTGATTTTGATTTTATTTTTGACCAGCGTTTAATACCATTTCGTGTTATTGTTACTATCCATTGATTTCCATCATTTCCTTCTTGAATGGTTCCTTGTTTAATTTTTGTGGCAGATTCATTGGGACCTTTCCTTCCACCACCTCGACGAGTGTATCTTTCGGGATATAAACTATCAAATAGGTTATTTGTTTTTTTTATATGTTTCTTTTCTTCACTTGAACCTGTATATACATATGTTCCATATCGTGAAGGTATTATCATTTCATCCGCAATAATTTTCATGAGTCTTGAATAATCTTTATGTGGTTGTCTTCGTTTCCTTTGTCTTCTTTTTTTTATAGATGTTGTCAATCTACCTTGTAAACTCACTTTTTCCCCACCACGTTGTGTTTTGTTTGTCTTCCTTCTTGTCTTCCTTCTTGTCTTCCTTCTTGTCTTCCTTCTTGTCTGTTTAAGTAGAGCAGCCGAACCAACGCCACCTGTTACAGAAGCAATAATAGCCGCACCCGCTCCACAAGCACCCATTGCACATCCAATAACCATTATAGTATGAATGTATATTATAATTGGATATTTTATAAGTATGTTTATTTATGAATAAAAAAAGTATGTATAATATATATATTATGGGAAATACAGATAGTAGTGAAGCAGATGATGATATGAAAGAAGAATATGAAACATACATTAAACAACAACAAAGGGTCATAGATCAACAACAACATAAAATAAATAGTATGTCTCAAAATAGTATGTCTTCCTCTCAAAATATGTATCAACAAATGGGGAAGTTACCTCCTAATAAATACAAACCTGTAAGTCAGGAGAAACAAAAATTCGACCCTTATAAAATATTAAATATAGGACGACAACATTCTGAAGAAGAACTTAAACGTGCATATGTGAAACTTGCTATGAAAACCCATCCAGACCGTGGTGGCGATGAGAAGCAATTTCAAGTCGTTTCAATGGCATATAAGATATTATTAAAAAAACTGAAGGATTCAAAAAATAACCATGATCACCGACAACTACGACAGAATAGTCAGGTATCGATTGAATCCCAAGATAAGATGAATGCGGAACAAATGGATATGACCTTATTTAATAAAGTGTATGAAGAACATAAAATAGAAGGTGCTTTTGACGAAGGATATGGTGGATGGATGAAATCAAATAAAGTGAACGATAATGGTCCTACAAAAATGTTTGATGGTGATTTTAATAAAGAAACATTTCATAGCGAATTTGATAAATATAAACAAAAAAAGAAAGGTCAAGAAATACAACATTATGAACCACAAACATCTATTTCTTATAAAGGTAAGGATTCATTAACTGTATTGGGGCAACATAAAGTAACTGATTTTAGCGGAACAAGTGATGGTGGACTTGCTTATAGAGATTATAAGGATGCCTTTGAAAATTCGTGTTTCATTGACGTTAGTAAGGTAAATATAGATGGTCGGGCAAATAGTATAGATGCTCAAAAAGACCAACGGAGTAATATAGATTATGTTATGTCTCATGAAGATCAAAGGAGACAACATTTACATAAGAAACAAGAAGAAGAAGCCGAACAAAAAAGAATAGAACGTCTTAAATTATTTGAAGAAAGGTCGGGTGAAGCGTATGATAAAATACATAGACGGTTATTAGGAAGATAATTATATTTCTTCGTATTGTTTATTAAACCCTCTATTTTGAATAAATTTCTTTTGTTTTTCTGTTAAACATACACACCCCGTGGTTGTTGAAAAGGGTGAATCTCCGCAACAATTCAGACTTGTTTTATTATTTGCAAATATACTTAATTTTGTGGGAGAACCTTCTGAACCATCAACACTTGGACCTGATAATATATCATCGCTAGTTTTTTTAGTAGCCCTGGGTAAATGGTGACCAAAATAAGTGTTTAGTTCTTCATTTGTAATGATTTCATTCGTCCGTTGTTTTTGTATTGAGGAAAGGCATAATCCATCATAAGCTCCTATACGGATTGAATCATCAAATGTTTTAATATTCTTTGATTCATCATTTAATTTCATATTCATTTCGGTTGTTTCCGCGGCGACTTCACCAAGTGCTTTGACATTTTCATTTGTTGCGGGCATTTGTTTTAGAGGCATGTTGTTTGTTCCTATCTTTTTACGATCAATACCTACTGTACCAGCTTGTTTACCAGCACCTCCTTTTTTACCAGCACCTCCTTGTTTACCAGCACCTTCTTTTTCACCACCTGTATCAACATATTTTGATGTATCAATTTGTCCACCCATTTCCTGACCTTCAATGATAGATTTCTTTCGTAATTGTAAAATAAGGATAGCTGTAAATAATGTTAATAATATCATCGATGTATAATCTTTCTTCTTAATTTTATAGAATAGAATATAACCATATAATGTCACAATTAATATATGTATGTTTTTTTTAAGTGTGTCAATCATTTACTTATATTATAATAAGTATATTTTTTTTCTATCACATTATTATTTAAACAAATTAAACATTTAATAATTTAAATGGACCAATATAATATTAAGTGTGAATGGAACATATGGTATCATTCAATTACGGATAATAATTGGGATAAAAAAAGTTATCAAAAATTAATAACACTTCGTAATTTACTAGATTATCAATTAATTAAAGATACGTTTGAACAAAATCATTATCAAAATGGTATGTTTTTCTGTATGCGGGGTAATATAGCACCTTTATGGGAAGACCCTGAAAATAGAGAAGGGGGATGTTTATCCTTTAAAGTTGGATCAACGAATATTATGAATGACTGGAATGATATTTTATTTAAATGTATTAATGAAAGTATATTAACATCCGAGAATGATATTATTAATGGAATATCAATATCTCCTAAAAAAGAATTTAATATAATAAAGATATGGTTTAAATATGATAATTATGAAACAAAATATAAGGGATTATTTCATGAATTTAATACTTCGTTTAAGTTAACAAACACACTATATAAAAAACATGCGTTTTAAGTAGTTGCATTGGGGGCTAGACATAATTTAATATCTCCTAAGGAAGCAACCGAATATTTTATAATTAATGGATAATCATTTTTAATATACAGATTTATCTGATTACATAGATTTGTACATTTCGTAAATTGGATTAAATATTTCAATGAGAAGATACCTTGAATGGGGGCTTCTTGTTCTGATTTTTGATTAAACTTTAACCCATTATTTGTTTCTCCTAAAACGGTTTCTTGTGATGCAAAGTCTCCAACGCAATTTAATATTAGTTGGGGACCCACACTTTTAATCTCAATATTTTCTCCAATATTAATCATATCTCTTATAATTTTTTGGAAATCACCCGATGGTAGTGATAATTCGGTTTCAAATTTAGCAGGAGGAATATCAATGGAACCTTCTCCAATATCCAGTAGGTTAAGTCTGTAGATTGTTTTTGAGTTTTTTTCTACATTTGTAATAACAATACCTAATTTATTTGTATCTTTCTTTTCAACAAATAAGGTAAGTGTTTCAGAATTAGTCATAGTCTTAATTAATTTAAATAGATTTAACATATTTACACCAACTGTAACTTTTTCGGGACAATGGTAAAACTCAAAATTCTCAGCATCTAATTTCATATGAATTAAGATAGAATGAGTTGAATCCATGGCCATTAACTTAATACCTGTTTCATCAAACACAAAACTACCTTCTGTTAATATTTCCTTAAGGGCTTCTATAAGGATGCGGAACGCACAAGACTGTTCTGTTTTTAACTTAAACTTAAAATCCTCAATATTATCGTTCATTTTTAAAAAAATACCATATAATCTTTAAATAATATATACGCACACATACCTTTATCTTAATTTGTGATTAATCGAGGAGCAATATTCATACATTGTAATTCTTGCATTAATAATTTACAAGCATAGGGAATATTAACTTTCTTAAACCTTGAATAATTATTACAATTCTTACATTCATAAATGGATGCCTTCGGATTGGCAATTGCTGGTAAATTACAATCACTACAAATAAATACATGATATTTATCTGAAACATCCATAGTTCGTTCTTTAAGGAATGAAGATGAACCATGGGCAATCATACAATCCCTTTCCATTTCACCAAACCGCAATCCACCATGAGAAGATCGACCTTCGGCTGGTTGACGGGTCATTGTTACAATCGGACCACTTGAACGACTATGTATTTTATCACCCGACATATGTTTTAATCTCTGATAGTATGTAGGACCCATAAATATTTGGGTTTTTATCTGTTCGCCTCCGAAACCATTGTATAATATTTCATTACCATGTTTTTCATGTCCTACTTGTTCTAACATTTTACTAATACCCTTAACAGATACCTTATCAAAAGCAGTTCCATTTCCGACATTCCCTGTTTCACAACATACTTTACCAAGGATACATTCAACTAATTGCGCAATCGTCATCCGACTTGGGATCGCATGAGGATTAATTATGATATCGGGTATCATTCCACTGGATGTAAATGGCATATCTTCGGCTTTGTAAACCATACCAACGGTTCCTTTTTGTCCGTGGCGAGATGAAAACTTATCTCCAATCTTTGGAAACCGGAACTGGCGGATTCGTGTCTTACATATTTTATATCCTTCGCTATTTGTTGTAAGATAATTATCATCTACAAAACCGAATTCATTTCTTCGGATAGTTACACTATTATCTTTATAATAATAGTCACTATTTTCAGGTAAAGGGATTACTTTACCAATTAAAATATCATTTTCATCTACGTGTGTATTCCGCGGTATTAAACCATTGCTATCTAATTTTGAATAGTCACATGGTTTAGGGTATAATAGTTTTTCTTTTTGTGGTTTGCAAAATTTCTCTTCTTCCCCCGAAAGTTGATTTTTCTTTTCTTCGTCTTTATATGTTCTGTAAAATGTTGAAGAAAAGAGACCACGGTCAATCGATGCCTTATTAAATATAATGGAATCTTCCTGATTATATCCAGTATATGTCATAATAGCAACAATTACATTAATACCGGTTGGTAACTTATCCGCATTCAGGAATTTCATCATCTTTGTATCAATGAGTGGTTTCTGAGGATATGCAAGGACATGACTAAATGTATCATATCGTTGATTATAATTTGTACAATGAACACCCACGGCTTGCTTACCCATTGCAGATTGATATGTATTTCGCGGAGATTGATTATGATGCGGAAAGGGGATACACATTGCGAGTGCTCCAAGAATAAGTGATGGATGAATCTCACAATGCGTGTGTTTTTCATTTACATCTTTCAACCATGTTGAAATCAGACTTCCATCTGTTTCGTAAGGGTCTATATATTCAATACAAAGGCGATCTTTATGGACAATTGTTGTGGTAAGATCTTCCCAATTATAATTCCTATCTTCTAAATTATCTAGAATGGTTTTATTATAAAGTAATTTACCATCTTCAACAATTAGTAGTGGTCGGATGGGTCTCCCATTATCGGTATGTATGGTAATAATATTCATCTGTGTATTCCAGTAGATGGAAGAATGAATATGTATAAGTCCATTCTTTCGATTTAGTTTTATCATCTTAATTAAATTAATTGGATCGTGTGTGAAACCAATCCAATCACCATTAATGAATACTTTAATATTCCCTTTATCATATGTTTTTATATCTATTTCATCAAAGTATAAAATATATGGTTTGATATATCCCCGAATAGGTTCAGATGTCCTTGCTTCCGTAATTTCACAATTCATGGCAAGATTCTTAACAACTCCAACCGCCTGACCTTCGGGTGTTTCTGTGGGACAAATATATCCCCATACTGTATTATGTAATTTACGGGGTGGAATTAACTTCCCCGTATTATCTGTGGGTGTTTGAACCCTTCGTAAATGTGAAATAGTACTTGGATATGTTAATCTATTTAATACTTGCGATACTCCTTGACGGCTCGCATTTGCCTTCATACCCCAATTACCGGTCGCCATAGCCCCTTTGAGTATATTCTCAAGATACGAAAATTTAATAATCTTATGAATATTAATTTCATTAATGATTTCATTATAATTCTTATTAAGGTTCCATAGACCCGAATTAACTTCTTTTGTAATATAGTTCTTAATTTCTTTGGTTAATTTATGGAAACATTGGTATGTTAAGTTCCCTAATAGATATCCGGGTGTTTCAATTCTTTTATTAATATGGCTATCCCTATCATCACATGGAATAATAGATAATTTACAAAGAATCAGTTTTTGTAACATATTTCCAGTTAAATATAGTTTTTTAATAGGGTTATCACCCACATGGTTTAAATATTCCTTGAGAATACATTTATTAATATAATTAATCTTCTTTTCTTCATTTTGAATATAATAATTATTATGATTCATATGTTTACTTATGTATATAATGGCTTCATTTTCAGTTCTAACATCCATGGCTTCCTCAATGGATGGTTTAAGTATCTTTAATATTGTGTTGTCTATATCAGAACCATCGTTATTAAGGATATAATGAACAATATCTCGATCTGTTTCACAACCGAGGGCTCTAAATAATATGAATATGGGTATTTCGGTCTTCATATGTGGTAAGAGGATACGGATACAATTATCATATATATCTGCCTTATTTGTTATCTTAATGGTTGATACCTTCGGAATACCAAATATATTTTCGTTGAGAGACCTTATTTCACACATATGAGAATATTTTGTCGTATTCTTTGAGTTTTTAAATACCTGAATGATATTATTTGCAACTTTTTCTTGTGAAATAATTACTTTTTCATTCCCATTAATGATAAAATATCCCCCATGATCATATTTACATTCCCCATCATTTATCTTATTTTTATGAATACTACAGTATTTTGATTTAATCATGATGGGGACCTTTCCAATAATTATATTTTTTATATGTTTATCAGGTAATATAACGAGTTGTCCATCTTCTTGAATGGTTGTGATTGAACGGAAATTTACAACAATGGGTGACATATATGTACTATTTTTAACCCGTGCGATATGGGGTGTCATTATTTCTTCACAACCATTATTTTCGATAGATATTGGTTTTCCAATGTGGTAATCAGTTATATGTAAGTCAATATTACGAATAACAGAATTTTCTGAGTTATATGCCATTTTTATTGGAAAGAATTGTGCGAAAATATTCGGGATAATCTCATCTATAAAATTATTAAAGGAATCTATTTGATGACGAATAATGATATTATTCTGTCTAAAATAGGATTTGATGATCTCGTCAGTTTCTAAATCCATGATTAAATAGTAGTTATGTTTAAAATCTTAAATAATATTTCAAATTTATTTAATATTTAAAAAATAATAACGATACTACATCATTAATAATGAGTATTTATAATATGTTTGTATTAGGGGTTGTATGTGTTATTTCCTATACGGGGGGGGTAATGGTAAAAGATTATATTCAAATGAAATATTATCATGTAAAAAAAGATACATAATCATTTAATTAAACCTTTTAATATATCATTATATTCAAATAAGGGTCCTTTTATATAATTATCGTGTTTCTTTACTTTTTTTAGATACTCCATATAGTCTGGAAATATGTTATGTGTTTCACAATATGCCGTTATATCTAGTATATCATCCACTTTTTCAGACGATGATATATATTTATGCATTTGATTAATAATAATCAAACATTGAAATAAACACGATGAAGTTAAAATCTCATTCTCTTTTGAGAAACGCAAAATAGTCTTTACAAATTGATCTATATTATCAATCTTTTTATATGTTTTTATTTCTTGTGAAATATAGTCTTTTGAATATATCTTATGAAAGAAATAATATAATATGTCTAATAAGATATCATTTTCATGATCTTCTTTTGTAAGTTCTTGTAATCTTGATTTATATTTATTGGTTGTAACAGGATTTACATTAATTAATTTGGCACAATAAATATCTAGTAAAGGTAATACATTAATTATCTCATTTGTTATTTCCCAACAGAATCCAAAATCATACAAAACAATGCTTGGTTCTTTATCGTTAATTATCCTAACTTTCCAATTACCTTTATGAATATCTCCATGAACAAAATTTTGAAAACTTTCCATATCTCTTATCAAACATTTCAATAAAAGGATAACTTTGGATTTCTTATATTCTGATAATTCCATATCATCATATGTTTCTCCTTGTTCATATGACATTATAAGAATATTTTTTGAAATCTTGAATATTTTCGGTATGATTATCATAGGATTATCTTTATAAATTTCATAAAAACGTAAACAATTATTGGCTTCATTTGTAAGGTCCGTTTGTAGTTTAAATTCATTTATAAAATCATTAAGGTTTATGGGTATATAATAACGCACATATTGTTTAATAATCGGTAAACAGTATACTAATTTTATCATCCATGTAAAAATATGTATTTGAAGATTATTGTTGGGATGTAATATTTTGAGAGCATATTCTTTATTATGTTTATCAGTTATTTTATAAACTTGACCAATACTACCCGTACCTATAATCCCTTTATTTTCATAATCTTTATGAAAATCCTTTCTAAATTCCTTTTTATATATTTGTTTCATGTAACTAATTGATTCTCCATGACAATTTTCATATAATTCTTCGATTTCTTGCAATCTTTCATTGTCCATTTCATATTCTGATTCTAAGATAGGTATTAACCATTGTGTAAACTTTATGGCAATGCAACCCGAATCTTTAATCTTCTTAATAATTAAATCATATATGATAGGTGATTTATTTTTTTGATATAAATATATGAATGTCCACAATGATAATTGAACATACTGGAATAAAAATATCATGGATTATTTATATGTATTGAATGTAATTTTTTAAATGATTAAACTCATATTAGTTTAATCATATTAGTTTAATATTTAAATGTTTTATTCCAATAAATATAAATGCCCTTACTGGATAACAAAAATTTAATTAAAGACCTTATCATATTCTATATTACGGAAAACTATAATGAATATCTAAAAAATAATAATATAGATATAATCCCTGATGATGAGTTACATGAGGTTATTTCAAATATGTACGATGAAAAAAAAGATCATTTACAAAAATTCTTAAAAGAGTCTCTTAAAAAAATTATGGAGGGTGATTATATGGGTGATGGTGCGGTATCTACACTATGTCTTGAAATATTTGAAGATGATGAATATTGTAAGAAACGTTTAGTATTAGAAATAAAGGAGAAACAAGAGTTATAAGATTTAATTTCTAATATATTATATATAAGGTAATATATAATGGATAATAAAAAAGAACTAAGTATTATGATAGGTGGTGCCGTAAGACGAAGTAAAAAAAAGAAGTCCCCTCAATCAAAAAAAAAGTATGAATTATTTTTAAATGGAGATGTTCAAAAAAAAGGAAGAAAACAATCACCCAAACGCTCCGATATAAGAGTTATCAAAGTAAATAAATCTAAGGAGGGGTCAAACAAAGAAGGACCCAAGGACGTCAAGAAAGAAGGACCCAAGGACGTCAAGAAAGAAGGACCCAAGGACGTCAAGAAAGAAGGACCCAAGGACGTCAAGAAAGAAGGACCCAAGGACGTCAAGAAAAGCAAACACCCATCACCTATAAAACATCGTAAATCAAGAAAATCAAATAAACACAATCGTTCAAGAAAAAAAAATTTAAAACGTTCTTCGAAAAGAGTATCAAGTAAAACAGGTCTTCACCGTAAATATGTAAATAACCGCAAGGTCTCTTTAAAATGTGTACCTCATAATAAAAAAAAGGACATTGATAAAATATTAAATTCCATTCATACTATGTCTACGAAAGATATTAAAGAAAAATTATCAAAAAAAGGAATTACTATTAAAAGTAATAAACAACAATTATTAAAAGATATGTATATATTTTCTGAACTAGGGGGTATTAAAATCCATAAAGAATAAATTATTGAGAAGCTTCGATATCTCCAACCCCAGCACCAAGATCTTCTTGTTTTTCATCAACTGCATTATCAACCCCAAGATTCCTTTTACGGATAATCCGGTAAATGTATTCATCATTATCAACCAGTAGAGGTCCTCCATTCACACCTGTAATATTCTTTCCATTATATTTCTTCTTTGGATCGCCTGTGTTTTCATTTTCTTCAATGTCAAGGGAAACATATTCGCCTGGATATACTTTTTTAAAACTATTTACAGAATGAATGGAACTAAAGTGGAAGAAAACTTCTTTATGTTCCTCCGTTCCTTCACCAACCATTACAAATCCAAATCCTTTCTTCTGATCGAACCATATAATTCTTCCAATATTAGTTCCATGTGTCATTTTTCGGTTATTATGATTTATAATAATAATAAACCTTTATATATGTTACGGGTTTTTCAATTACTAATTATTACTTATATTATCCTAGTTATTTATAATGTGTTAGACCTTCAAAAATATAATAAACATGGGTATGTATACCATACAAATAATACAAATGAAGTAATAAATATTATACAACAATTAACACCTATCCTTTATCACGATGAATTTGTGAATGATACATTTGATGAAATTATTCAACAAAATAAAGACTATACAATATTTAATGGAACGGAAGAAATCTTAGCTGAAGAATATTCAAACAAATCATCCATTTATATCTTTCAAAATAAAAAAATAATACAAGACCTCAATCTACAAAAAGAATTTAATTATTCTGTAAATAATCTTCCTCAAAATAGAATATTATTTATACCCGATGTATCAATATCTATTTTTAAAGGGAAACAATCCATACCTTTACAGACATGTAATCATAATTATAATATGTTGGAGGTTATTCAGGGTGAATCAACTGTGTATTTATTCAATCCAAAACATAAAGAGGATATCTTACATAAAGAAAACAATCAAATAAAAAAATGGGCACATAAAATTAAATTAGTCCCTCAAATGACACTATTCATACCTCCAAATTGGTTTTATATTCAAGAAACAGACGAAGAGACAATTCAATATCACACAAATATAGATACATTATTTACATTTATACCGAACTACTTGAAGAATATGAAGTAAATGAATTGTAAAATCAAGGTATATTCTTGAAAATAGTGTAACATATATACATAATGACATAGGTTACCATAAAATAACCCCTATACATGATTCTGTATCCTATCATTTTTATTTTCCAAAAGGATATAAAACTAAAACCTTTAATGAGAATAAATGAAATTTGTTGTATTCCTTGCAATTATTACTGTCATATTTTTAATCTATGTAGAATATACAGTTGGGGGGATTGTATTTAGACCGAATGCTTCCGGTACTATTATATTTCATTGGATGGGAGCAATTGATTATTTAATGAATCCTTTATACAATGCCTTTCTATGGAATATTACATTACTAGATGTTAATTATATATTTATAATTACCTTATCGGTTATTATATACCACAATTTGAATAATTATTTGAGATGAAAGTATAACATAATAGATAATGGATATTTTAAGAGATATTATCTATATTCAAAATTTTGATCTTCTTCAACGAATTGCGGATGATATGTATAATGAGGTAAAAGATAAAGACATATTTATTCAAACATATCATAAAAAGAATTTTACATTCTTACATCAAGAAAAAAAAGATAGAGTTCTCTCCTATACAAAAAAATTACGGAAGTGCGTTAAATAAATACATTTTAAATAATTCTCATTTATAGGTGGGCACAACCTCTAATCGTGTTTATAGTTTTTAATGAAAAGTAGGGGGATTATTATAAGTTACCTTGGTCCCCATATATGGTTATAACATGATAAATACATACCTTACATAGTAATTAGATGTCCGTTTTTTGTGACGTCCTTTTAACATGTATTTATATACGAGTTATAACTAATGATAATTTTATTTTATTCATAAGAATATAATATATGTGATATCATATATACATCATATTATATGATCATTTACATATATTTATGATTGACGACGCAAATGTTCTTAAATTATTTTTCTTTGTTTCATCATCTGACATAGCAGGTGCACATTCTACTTCATTGATAAAGTATTCTCTACAAATACTATCATTGTCAATACAACAACCAAAATCAATTCGTAAAACGGCTTGTTTTCCATAATCTTTAATGATTTCTTTGACAAGTTTATTCCCGACCGCCTTACATTTCATCAATATTGGTTTTTCATTCGATTGTAATAGTTCCTCATAGGAGGGGTCAAATTCATTACTATGGACTTTTTGACCATACGCATGGTGAAATACTCCATTAAACCATATCATTTTAAATTCCCAAAATTTAGTAAATTCTTGGATATAAGGTTGGAGTAAGACCTTTTGATAATTAAGTCTTACCATTTTATCCATATAGCTTGTTATTTTTGTTTGATTCGGATTTTTAATTAATTTAAATCCGAACGCAAATCCGGCTAATTCGGGTTTCATAATTATTTTATCATATCCATTATCCTCGATATGGTTTAATATAGATGTGATTGTTTTTGATTTGGATTTTTTATAAGTAGATATCGGGGTAAATTTAGTCGGAATAATATCATATCCTTTTTTTGTAAGATAATTCATATATGTGTGTTTACTTAGAATAAATTTTTGAGTTTTGAGTGTTGGGAATACTTTCGCATTTGTTTTTTGTAGCATTTGAAAATATTTCTTAACACCTTCGTATCCATTATCCCTCATTACATAGGTAAATTCATAATAACAATACACGCAATCACATTGATTCAGTTCTTGAAGTGTCATTGTTGGACCATAGATAGGTACAACAAGAACATTATTATTTTTTTCTAATGATTTAAGTTCTGCATAAATTTGAAGGTCATGATCAATCCCATCTTCGTGACCTTCATATTCGAAATGTTCGGGTAATTCTTCAAGGTAAGAATATTGTCGTTTATATTTATACTTATATCCATCACTTTCGGTTGCCAAACCGGTCCCAAGAATGATTCCAATGATTTTCATTAAATATTATATTATTATATAATATAATAAATATATGAGTAATTATAGTAATTTACCGATTCAAATTCCAGCATTTTTTAAAAATAATCAGGAAGAAACAACAGAAGGTTGTAAAGGACCCACTTCTTTTTATAAAGACTGTATGCCAAAGGTTGAAGATGGATTTCATGCCCCATTGAATGAAATGTGTACTGTCATTACACAAAATAAGGGTCCCGAAGAATCGTGTTCGGGTGTATGGAATAATTTGACAAAACGTAAATCACTTGTAAGGGATTATTAAGGTGTATCCATTGTATATACATATCATTAATTTAAAGATTATATTAATAATATGTATATACAATGGATCGATTTTTGACAAATTATAACTATGATACATACAATGGTCAAGAACTAAACTTTAAGAAATATATATGTAAGGATTGTACTCAAAAGAAAAAAGAATATGAATATGATAATTCAAATAGACAACCCAAAGATGTGTTAAATATAGGATATATTGAAGTTTTATCGGGATTATATCCTGTAAAGATACAAACACCTACAATGGTATGTCCTTTTGGATTTAATAGACAGACTAATCAAATATATTTACAATTCTCAAATTTAAAAACGGATCCCGAGATGAAAGGTTTTTTAAATTGTATTCAAAGTATGGAACATCAACAAATGAAATATATAGGTCTCACAAGTGAAGATATTGATTTATATATATCTCAAATAAAGTATGATAAGAAAGAAAAGTATGATCCTAACTTAGTTATAAAAGTTCCATTTCGTGCGAATCGTTACGAAGTAGATGTCCGCACAAGTGACAATGAATGTTCCATTGCAAATATATACAACTTTAGTAAAATGAAATGTGATATTTATATTGATAATATCTGGAAATTTAATGGGAAATTCGTTTGTAAGTGGAAGGTATCAAGAATCTTACTTGTTTAATTTTGCGTTAATAAAAAAAAGTTTCTTTCTAAATACGTCATAAAATGAATTCATCAATCAGGAAATATGAAGATATTGACGTGAAAGATATGATATATAATTCTCCTGTAAAAATAGGAAGTTCCTATTATGCTTCCATAGGTTATGGTGAGAATTGTGAACCATTATATATTCAGACTCCAAAAATTAAGTCTCTCCATAATCTTGAACATATTAAAGGGAAATCAAATCCCTATTTGGAAGTAGAAATACCGAATGGTAAATATGATATATATGATTTCTTTTTAAACATGGATGACCAAAATATGAAGACGACATTTAAGAATAGTAAATCATGGTTTAAGAAGGAACTACCTCTCGAAGCTATCGATGATATGTATAAACGAACTGTTCAACCTGTTAAGAAACATCAAAATCCAAAGTTAAAATTTAGATTACCCGTTATTAAAAATAAGATAGTATGTAATGTATATAATCAACAAAGAGTATATGTAGATTTAGAAGATATTAAGGAAGATTCGGACATTATTCTTATTTTACATATCAGAGGATTAAAGATATTAAAGCAATATTTTTACTGTGACTGTTATATATCTCAAATCAAGGTATTCCAACCCGAAAATGTAAAATTTAATATAATGACTAATTATTCCATCCTCGATGATAAAGATGATGATGATGATATATATAATGATATATTTGCTGAGGAAATAATAAGGTCTTCTGAAGATTATATTAAAAACGAAAAACAACTAAAACTCGAACAAGAAAAACAACTAAAACTCGACCAAGAAAAACAACTAAAACTCGAACAAGAAGAACAACTAAAACTCGACCAAGAAAAACAACTAAAACTCGAACAAGAAGAACAACTAAAACTCGAACAAGAAGAACAACTAAAACTCGAACAAGAAAAACAACTAAAACTTGAACAAGAAAAAGAAACTAAGATTAAACAAATTCAAGCAGATATTGAACAAAAGCAAAAAGAATTAGATTTAATAAGTTCTCAATAATTATTTTATTTACCTATTTTTTTTTTATATTTTATATATATAAATATGGATTTTAAGAAGCTGGACTATCAAAAGTTAATAACGTATGGTATTTTGTTATTAATTGGTGTATATTTTTTGAGGGATGTATTAGAATTAGATTTTAGAATCCCAATCCTTGAAGGTCCGCTTGAAGGACAGACAAATCAGGAAGAAACCCCTGGTGCAACGGGTGGAATTGGTTCGACGGGTGCTGGCGAAGAGGAGTTAGATGATATTGGATTGGATGAAGAAGAAGAAGACGAAGAAGAAGAAGAAATAAAACAAGAAGTCAAACAACCTGTTCAAGTTCAACCGAATGTCGCGGCAAGTGAAGCATCCGGTAATGAATCATACTTACCCGTACAAGGTGCCGCCACCCGTCCTAGTTCTTGCTACCCACAAAACACTCTCGGACCCGAAGACCTTCTCCCATTAGGAAAGAGTAAGGAAATAGAAGATTTTAATAAACAGAATCCGGTTGGAGATGGTATCTTAAAGGGTGTTAATTTCCTAGATGCTGGTTTCCATACAGGGGTTAATACAGTTGGACAGAGTCTTCGAAATGCGAACCTTAACCTCCGTGCGGAACCATCTAATCCCCGTGTCCAGGTAAGTCCATGGATGAACTCAACGATTGATTCTGATCTTGCCAGAAAGACACTCGACTCAGAGGATGTATGTAACCAGAAACCAGTTGGAACGGAATTCTTAAATCCAAATCAAACGAACCTTGCCCCCATAGAATAAATTATAAATTTGATATTAATATAAAGATAATATTATAATATATAAATAAACATATGGACATAACTAACCCTTATAATTCTTCTAATAAATTATTAACATCTGAGAATGTTCTTTCAATCATGAAAGGACTCGGTATATCTAATTTTACAATTCATAATTTGGTTTTATATCAAACTGCTTTTACACATAAATCATATTGCAACATAAAGGAATATGATGATTTTAAAAATACTTGCAATGCCTTACCCTTACAGAAAAAATCATATGAAACAATGGAATTCTTGGGTGATGCTATTTTAGGTAGTATTGTTTCTTCTTATTTATATAAACGTTTTCATATGATTCATTCCCAAAATGAAGGGTTTTTAACAAAATTAAAAATACGTATCGTCTGTGGTGTGAATTGTTGTAAGTTATCGAAAGATTTAAAATTTCATGAGCATATTATTATTTCATCACAAACTGAAAATTCATCACAGGGAAGAAATAATGAAAACATACTTGAAGATGTATTTGAAGCATTTATAGGTGCTATTTACCTGGATCATTCATATGAAAGAGCGGAAGAATTTATCATACATGTTATTGAAACCTATGTAGATTTTACAGATATTCTATTAACCGATAATAACTTTAAAGATCAAATAACTCGTTATATTAAAAGAACATTTAATACTTATCCCACTTACAAACATGAAAAAATAGATGGTAAATATAAGTGTAATATATACGTAAATGAGGAACTTATATGTTACGGAATCGGTGATAGTAAAAAGAAATCAGAACAAGCGTCTTCGAAGAATGCCTTAATTAAATATAATGTAATTACAAAATAATAATAAACTACTAATATATATAATGTCTAACGATTTTGTGATAGAAGAAGATATATATACTATTTTATTAAGATACTTTCAAGGTGATATTATTTATCTGAAAATGGAAACCGTTAAAGGATTAAATAAAGGTGAATTTAATGGAGAACAAGTTCCAAGTGTTGATAAGAATATTTTAAAAGTATTTGTGAAAATATTAAAGTTAAAGGCAAAAAAACCCGAGTTATATCGTTCAACAAATTGGATATATCCTACATGGACTGATGCAAAAAAAAAAGAAGAATTAAATAAAGTATTTCCAAACGAAGACGACGTTGAAGAAGTTGAAGAAGTTGAAGAAGTTGAAGAAGAATCTATACCATCACATAAAGGAAAAATTGTTATACCCCAAAGAAAAGCATTTATTAATTGGATTAATAATATTTTTTATGAAAGAGAAAAACGTAATCATAAAATAAATGTGGAGGGTGGAAAAGATGTAAATATATGGCAATACTTTGTAAAACAATATCTTTCACAAGAAACACCTTTTCGGGGATTATTAGTATACCATGGTTTGGGTACAGGTAAAACCGCAACGGCTGTGATTACATCCGAAGGACTATCAAAAACGATGCCGATTTATACTTTTTTACCAGCATCTTTGGAAACTAATTTTATAAGGGAAGTTGGCGATTGGGGGGATACATTGTTTAATGTTAAATTAAATCATTGGGTGTTTATTCCCTTAGAAGAAATCAGGGATGATATAACGTTACGTAAGAAATTAAATACATTATATGGAGTCGATGAAAAAATGATTACGACATTATTTAATAGAACCCGAACACTTACAAAGAATGCAATCAGTAAACATAAACTTACGGGATCAATTCAAACAATTATGCAAGAATTAGACAAGGGTGTGTTCTTACCAAGCGAATCTCTATTAAGTGAACGAAGGATTGTATATACAGTAACTGGAAAACTACTCGATCCAAGTATTCCCTTTACAGGTGTTATTAAAGAATTAAAAGAAGTACAAAAAATATTTATTGAAGAAGAAATTACCGAATTAATTAAATATAAATATAATTTTGTACATTATAATCCATTACCTAAGATACACGAAGTTAATTGGAAAAATCCAGAGAAAAAAGAAGCAAATAAAACGGATCCTCAAAAATTAGTCAATGAATTCGTCGAAAAATACAAATATAATGAAAAAAATTATGCGATTCAATCACCTTTTAAGAATAATGTCCTTATTATTGATGAGGTTCATAACTTAGTCCGTGAGGTAGTTAATGAAAGTGATGGAGCAATGATACTTTATAATTGGATTATAAATAGTGAAGATGTCAAATTAGTCTTCTTATCCGGGACACCTATCATCAATCGTCCTTCTGAAATAGCAATCCTTTATAATATGTTACGGGGTGCCCTTCATATATATGATTTCACAGTAGAATCATCTGATTTATCAGAAGAAGATCTACAACAAGAATTAAGAGATATATATTATACAAGTACATCATCCATTGAACAATTACTTGTCTCGAAACGTAAAGGAAAATATTTTATATCTTTTACAAAGAATAAATCTAATTTTGAATCGATCCTTGAAGATGATATTGTAAAAACAATTAAATATAATGATCATACATTAGATGATTTCTTTGAAGAAATATATAATGGATTTAAGACATCATCTTTAAAAGTTACAGATATATATCCCTCTCAATCACAACTTAAGAATGTTTCATTACATGAACTTAAACTTGGAAAACCTTTCATATTTGATAAAGATACAAACACGATATTTAATCGTAAGCAGAAATTATTCGATATCTATGAAAATGATACAATCTTAGATTTAACAGATAATACAAACTTTATGAATTATTTCTTTGATGATTCACTCATTATGCCTCCTAAAAAACAAGTCCTCTTACGAAGAATGCTTATTGGTTTAACATCTTACTCACCCATTAATAAGAAATCAGTTGTAAATATGCCGCAAATAGTTGAACCCGACGAGTCATTATTTTATAATGACTACCTTATCTCTAATAATATTAATATTGTTCCATGTTTTATGAGTTCATTTCAGTGGAGTAAGTATGAACACGAATATTCAAAAGAAAAACTTAAAACTCTTCAAAAATTAAGGCGCAAGAATTTATATGATAATTCAACCTTTGAATATCATATTCGTACCAGACAAAATTGTAATATTGTTTATGAAGATGATACATTTAGAAATAGAGATGAAGATGATCAAGAAAAATACAAAGTGTATGATCAAATGAAAGCAAAAGGACACCTTTCAAAAGAACAAACATTATCGATAGTTTCACCAAAGTTTTATGAAATTATGAAACGTATTGATAAATTTATAGGGAGAGATGATATACCCAATGGTAAAGTCATGTATTATAGTGACTTTCGAGGTGATGCAGGTTCTGATATATTTGAATACATATTAAGGACACACGGATACGAACGTTATGATTATGAAAAAGAAGATATCAAAAAACTAATTGAAAGCGATTCTAAAAAGAAAAGATATACATTTATTACCGGTCAAGAATCACAAGTTATCCGTAAATTGAATGAAGATGCATATAACAATAAAGAAAATATAAATGGTGAATATATTCAAATTATGATTATATCCAGCGCAGGTGCGGAAGGTATTTCTTTGAAAGGTGTACGACAAGCACATATTATGGAACCTTATTGGAATTTTATTCGCGTGGATCAAGTATTTGGCAGAGCAATTCGTATGAGATCACATGTAGATTTACCCGAAGATAAACGGTTTGTAGAACAATATTTATACTTATCATTCTTACCTGGTGGAGATACACTTGAAGATGTCTTTGAATTTATGAAACAATCTCAATGGAATGAAGTTAAAGATATACCTACAACTGATAATCTTAAGAATGTGTTATTATCTGAACATAAAGGAGTCTATAAATTAATTCAAAAAATCATATCGGTTAAAAAAGAAACAAATGATCGTTCCGCAGATCAAATATTATTTGATATCATGGAAAAGAAACACAAAATTAGTCAAAAAGTAAGTGATATCATTAAAGAATCTGCAATTGATTGTATACAACATACAAAAGATAACACAGAACTTAATCAAAAATGTCTCCGTTTTTCAAAACAAGTTTCAACAGAAGAATCCCACTTTCCAGGAATCACATCCACAGATATTAATAAGATTGATATTAAACAATTTCAAGCAAATTTTAAATTCTTTATAGAACCCAATATTTTTGTTATATCTGCTAGTTCAAAGATAAAAAATATATTTATCTATTATCGTGTTGAAAATGTGGGTAAAGATATTGATATAAGATATATACGTGAAAATGGGTCGCGTATATGTGATTATGATCCTGATAGAAATATATATACAAAATATGAACCATCGAATCATCCCATGAATAAAATATTAGGTAGTAAATTCTCAATTTATATAAGTATATATTCTGTTCCCGAATATATTTATGAAAAGAAAATAAAAGAAAGAATATTCCCAAATATAAATGATATATTTACAGATGAAAATAATGTAGCAAGAATAATTAAATATAATTTAAATGAACAACAATTTTATTCACCTGTTATAAAATCTCCTGTTATAAAGCTATATGATTATACAACATATAAGGACAATAATTACTCCACAAAAATGATTAAATGTCTTATTCTCCGCAATAAAAAAGTATATTTACCCACAAATGAAATGATATCGAGAGGTATCTCCTTACTTGACAATCAAGAATATATTCGACAAAATTATTTATTAAAGTAAACAGTTGATTGATTATTTAAATTTAATATACTCATATCAATATCATTTAGTAAAATGTTTTCACATACTTGACACAATCTACAATATATAATATTTTCTTTTATGGACCTTATTTTCAGTGGTTCCGAAATAAATGTATATATATCTTTTATATCACCATTATTTATAATATAAATATAATCATTCTCTTGGAAATCACCCTTATAAATTGTAGAACATGTTAATTGAATGATATCTTCGACAATTTCTATCATATTAATTCGTAATGTATCATTGCGCTTATATTGTATGTCATTAAAATCCCTTATATCAATTGATATTTGCTCGACATCGTTTTGTTTTATTTCTTGCGTTTCAAACGGTTCGTATATTCCATATCTCCTGGTTCCGTTCGTTAATATCTGTTTCTTTTCCAGATGTAGTTTATGTTCAAATTCCGGAATCCGTAACGATATAATAGGCGACAAAAAAATATAATTATCTTCAATTGGTAATATTACACGACTTATGTGATGTATTTTATTTGATGCTTGCATAGTACATGTAAAGTTGTATCTGGACGACACCATATTATTTCTTTCTTTGGATTGAATTACAATTTGTTCATACGTATTTATTTTTTTTACCACTTTGGGTATGATCGGTTGTTTCTTTGTTTCCTCTAATTTTGGATGTTCTGTAGTATCTGTATATATTTTGTCTCCTTTATTTCCCGTAAGAGTAATAACCTTGTTTTGATTTCGTTCTTCAAGTAATGCATTAAAACTTGTATTCACATCTTGGTTATTCATGTCCGTTTTTTTTGTATAATAATCTATATGGTATTCTAATACTATTTTATTTATATCCGTTAATTCATCCACATTATTTTGTTCAAATATTTCCTTCATATTTTTAATAAATGTGTCTTTTGAATCATCCATAACTATATTGAATTGTTCTTTTAAAATGTTACCAGTTATATTATACATATGGTCAATATTTATCTGTGAATTATATTTTTCATATAATGACATTATTATTATATGTTAAGGAATATTTATAAAATTAAAAAATAACGTATTTTAAACATCTCTATCAATTATACCACCATCTCCACCATCTCCACCTGCTCCACCTGCTCCACCTGTCTCCCCACCGACCCCACCTGCTCCACCTGTCTCCCCACCTGTTCCACCGGTTCCACCTGTATCCCCACCGGCTCCACCTGCCCCACCGGCTCCCTCACCGGCTCCACCACCTTCTCCACCTGCTCCCTCACTTGCTCCACCTAATTCTTCTTCTTTCTTTTTCGTTTCTTTCTTTTTCGTTTCTTTCTTTTTCGTTTCTTTCTTTTTTGTTTCTTTCTTTTTCGTTTCTTTCTTTTTCGTTTCTTTCTTTTTTGTTAATTTTTTGGGTTTTGGTTCAGATGTTTCGTTTAATTTATTTTCAAGTGATTTCAGAGGATCCACTTGTCTTTTCCTAAGTTCATCATCAGGGTCACGTTTAACTTGTGCAACCTTCTTTCCCATAAAGGATACACGTTTTAATTTTTCATTATCTTGAGGGACAGTCGCATTGAAATAATCATTTGTTATAGAAATAATACTTGAATTATTAAATCCACCAGGTGTATCATACATACTTCCTTCTGTACGGATAGGACAACTTTCATTAAATGATGTTAATGGGAAATAATTTCCACCCGCAACTTTCATATCTTTTCCTGGGAAGACCCCTCCCATTATTTCATTCGCACTTGGGAATTTCCTACATTTTTGAGGAGGACCACACTTTTTACAAACTTTACAACGCTTACATGGAGGACAAGGGAAATTCTTCTTACATGGGGGACAACGCTTACACGCCTTACACGAAGGACAAGGTCTTTCTCTTTCACGTGGTCTCTGCCTTTCTCTGCGTGAAGATGCCGGAAGACTTTCTTCATATTCTTCTTCTCTTGTTAAACGACGTTTTTTATTTTTCTTGGGTTCCGTTTCTTCAAAATCGTCTTCTTCATCTATATCTTCTCCACTATGTATTTTTTGAAGGTATTTATTTACTTTTTTCGCCATCGTATTTACTTCATCATTACACTCAATTATACATCTTTGATCATCTATTTCATTCTCTGTATCAACTCCTTTACGACATTTCTGTAAACATTTTGTAGTAACAGCTGTCCCGATATCCATAAACGTATTCGCTGGAGGACATGGTATTTGCTGTGGACATGTAGGACAAGTAACTTCGGGTGCTTTAGGACACGCGGGACATTCTAAATCTGGACATGATGGGATAGGTTTATCAGCAACCCTCATTACATCATTAATCTGTTCCCCTAATTCATCATTTTGTATCATCATGAAGGCGATTATACCCATCATAATAATGATTACAACTATGATTAATTTTGTATTTGTATCAATCGTTTCAAACATAATTATATTATAATATAACATTATTATTTTCATTTCTAATAAAGAATATATCCCTATATTTTTCCATATCCTTATCCCTCAATGGTTTTCTTAAATATTGTTTAAATTTTACCCCCTTTAACATATTTGTTAAAAAGTGTAAACAATATACACCGCACTCTGTATTTTCTTTTTGATGATTTTTATCATTATAAATTAATTCTAATGAAAACTGATTATCGATTGCTTGTGATTGTAATTTTTCTATTAAGGTTTTTATTTCTTCAGATGTAATACTGGTTGATATTGAATCAAAATAATAAATAGTTGGTTTTTTACGGTTCATACCAACTAAATCAACATACATAGAAAACCAATGTTGACCACCTTTCGTATGAGGATCTACATTAAATACCAGTCCAATACATTTTACATTATCTTCTAATAATTCTTTAATATTAATATTACACAGGTCATTCACCTTACATTGATTAGTTGGTGTTTTTAAATCAAAATCAATTGGGGATGCTCCATAATACTTAAAATAAGGATACTCATCTTCATATTGTTCAAGAACATTATCTATATCTGTTGTATTTAACCATGTATTAGGGTTTTGTTTCCATTTTTCGGGCATTAAAGGTTTAAAACTTTCTTGTAATAACTCATACTCAGTTGATGGCAATACCCCTTTAATCGTGTCCATAAATTCCCAACAATATTCATTATTACATTGTGTTTTTCTTTCAATTTCTTTTTTTATATTTTTTTGTAAAACTCGAACAGAACAATTTTTCTTTATATTACAATGTTCGTGTTTATTTAAAATAGTTGCAATTTTCATTAATAGTCTTCGAGGTATACATGAACCATTACCACCTTCACTACTGGGCGAACAATGTTGTTTAATATACATGGTATATATTATATATAATATTTAAAAATATAATTAACAATTATTATATATATCATGGAAATCCTTACGTGTAAAGAAAGTATAATGAATGAAATAAACAACATATTAAAAGCATACCAAGATAATGAATCTTTTCATAGAGAAAAGAATGAAACGTTACAAAAATCTTTAAAACATGAAGAATTACTAAGTATTAAATTAATGGAAGAGATAAAAGAAAAAGATAAACTATTAATCCTCAATGAAAAGAAATTTATTGATTATGAATCTATGATTAATAAAATACAAGATGAAGCAAATAAAGAACAATCCAATAAAGAAAGACACGATATGCTACGTATCCAAGATAAAGAAATTCATAAACGCGATTGTGAACTAAAAAAACTACAAGATAAAATCATATTTTTAGAAGATAAAGTATCTATGTCAAATACAAATACAATTACATCTGTAATAAATGATATGGAAGAAGAGCATGAAATGCCCGCTTCACCAGGTGGTTCTATTCATAGTGAAGATGATAAAACGATTGATATGTTGGAACCTGAACCGAGTGACGATGATTCCGCAGATAGACCACTCGTAGGCATGGAACATAACGAAGTAGAAGACGTAGGTAAGGAAGAGGAAGAGGAAGAGGAAGAGGAAGGTGAGGAAGAGGAAGAGGAAGAGGAAGAGGATGGTGAAGAAGAAGATGGCGAGGAAGAGGATGGTGAAGAAGAAGATGGCGAGGAAGAGGATGGTGAAGAAGAAGATGGCGAGGAAGAGGAAGACGATGAAGACGCAATTGTAGTGGATGTCATCAAACACTATAAAAAAGAATATTATATTATTCTAAAAGAATCTCCTCAATATATTTATGCAATTGAAGATGGAGAACTTGGTGATAAAGTTGGAGAATTAAAAAATAATAAGAAGGTTTTTTATAATTCTTCTAAGAAATAAACATATCGTCGGCTAATAGTTGCTTTACTTATACTTTTCTTTTTAATTAAAAATGTGTTTAAAAATCCTTCGCAATCATATTTAAAATATTTGATTAATTCGGGATCTAAATAATTACTACGGCAAACACCGGGGGTATTATGTAATTTAAACGCAACTTCTTTTATACTTGTTTTGATAATATTTTCGATATTTTTCTTTGTATCTGGTTGACACTCTTTACTATTTTTTATTATCTGTATAATAAATTCAATGTTTGCCCCCCATGTTCTAAAATTTTTAGTTGTTATATCTTTTCCAAACTGCTTAAGATATTTATTAACATCACTTGATCGTATTGAATGGTATTGTCTTCCTTTTTTATATGTAAATACTCTATCATTCTTCTGAGTTTTTTTCCGCAATGTTGTAAGTTCTTTTACAAGACGTTTATTTCTTACTGTACATGTATTTCTAACACTTTTTTTACCAATAAAATCGATAGTGACTGATTTATTATTAAAGGACAAATGTTTCTTTTTTAATGTAGTTGTCCCGTATGATTTATTATCTTTTAAATATTTATCATTTCCGACTCTAAAATGACATTCCATAATTAACTTTAAAATTAAAGCAATTTGTTTATCTTTTGAATCAATATTGGAATTCAAATCTCGATTGATTTGTTTATTTATTTTTGAAAATTTATTTCCAATTGTTTTCATATGATTGAATTTCTTATCACTTTGTTTATCAATATATGATTTATTATAAATATATTGAGGGCGACATTTTAAATCATATCCAATGGCCCTTACCTTCGCATTTTTATGAAGGGATATTTTTACATGATTATATGCGGGTGGAATATAAATTCCTTCTATAATTTCATCAATATATTTCTTATCTAGTAATTCATTTCCTTTCTTATCATAAAATTTGTGATAATATTCATTATCAACATGTTTGGATATTTTTCTCTGAATATATTTTTCCATATATAGTAGTATATTATTTTTATTTAAAACTACAGTATGTATTCAATATAACATAACATAACATAACATAACATAACATAACATAACATAATGTACCGTAATATCTGTCTTATTGGATTACCTTTCTCAGGGAAAACATCCTTGGGGAAAAAGTTATCCAATCAATGCCATTTAGGTTTCCTTGAAACAGATACAATGATTGAATATAAATATAGAGGATCGTTACCTAAAATTTTAGAACATACCTCTCCCCATAATTTTTTATATAAAGAAGAAAATGTTGCAACAACCGTTGATTGTTATAATACGGTTATTTCCACAGGAGGGAGCCTTGTTTATTCAAATGAATCTATGAAACATTTTCAAACAAATTTACAATGTAAAATTATACATTTAGATATTTCATATAATACATTCAAAGAAAAAGTTGATGAAACATGTTTTCAATCACGTGGAATTGTGAATCCCAATAATTTAACTATGAAAGAGTTCTATTATCAAAGAAAAAACCTGTATGATTTATATTCTGATGTATCTATTAATATGGATGATAAAGAGATAGGTTTCAAAAAATTACTTAATGAAACCTATGATATTGGAAAACATATATATGAAACAAAATTAGACCCTAAAATGTTCGATAGTTTCACGACGGTTTGATTTGTTTGAAGACCTTTAACTCTTCGGGGCATTTTATAATATATAAAATCTAAAAAAATATAATACATCTAAAAAGCGTTACCCGTTACTTTCATCTTTTTTAATTTATAGGTTGTTTTTATATCTCTCTGGTCCCAAATAGTTGAAATGGCTTCATCTAATTTATCTTGTTCTGAAAAATATTTCGTTAAATTTTGACGTATATTATGTTTATTAATCCCTTGTTTCGTTTTCTTTTCTTGACATCGTAATTTACCATTTTCAGTATTTAAATCTATTACATTATATTTTGTCATAAATTGAGTAATTTCGGGTTCTAATTCTTTATTACGTACTTTTTTCAACTCACGAAGATTCTTCTCAAGTTCTGATATTTGATTATCAACATGAAGGAATCTTTGAACTTTTTCTTTGAAATATTGCACTTCTGATTCGGGGGGTGTTGTTCCTTGAAATGGATTCATCATATGTAAACTATACTATTTATATATGTTTAAATTATTTTATTTTTAACTTACCGTAATTGTTGTAAGCAATACGCTTCGGTATAACCTCCATCTTGTTTAATAGAATAATTTTTTCCATTTGATTTCATATAATAACCATGGGGTCCTATATGAATCGATATATCTTTGTTTATATTCTTTGGATATTTTAAGAATTGTAACGCATCTTCAAATGTAAGGTTTGTTTCATCTTTCTCAATTAATTCCAAATATTTCTGTATGCTCTTGTTTACTTTTTTAGGTTTATCTTTTAATTCTATTTGAAGATATGGCCCATATCTTCCATTACCAAGTGAAATAACTTTTCCTTGTTTTTCTCCTAATATTTGTAAACAACTTGTTAATTTAATATTCATTTGTTTGTCAACAATATCAATAAAACAAGTATATACTTTGCGAATAACTTCGATCCAATCTAAGGTTCCTTCGGAAATTAAATCAAGATCTTTTTCAACGCCACTTGTAAAGTTTTTATCTAAGATTGTATGGAAATGTTCGCGTAAATAAACTAACACCTTTTTACCCAAGGGTGTAATCATAATTCGGTTTTTCATAACCTTTCCAGGCACCCGATTTGTTGTGTTTTCAATTGTATCATCTTCATGAAGATCTATACGTATTTCTTCTCTATCATCGGCGGTTATATTTTCGCGTGTTGTATATTTACGATTTCCTAAAGTACTCATAATACTTGCATACGTTGAAGGACGTCCAATACCGGTTTCTTCAAGTAAATTGACAATCATAGATTCATTATAATAGGCTGGTTTTACTTCTTCTTTTTCAGAACTATAACTTGTAAGTAGTTTATATGTTTCCTTAAAATTTGGTTTATCTTCGATTACGTGATCTTTTTTTGTGTATTTCATAAATCCTGGATATTGTAATTGTCTATATTTAGTTGTAAAATAACCTGTGTCCTCAATAAGTGAATTACATAATTTAATTTTGTAAATATCATATTCAGCCGGTTTCATATGTGATGTAATCGTTCGTTTCATAATTAAATTATATAATCGTGTTTCATCTTGTTCAAGTTCCGGTAGTCCCCGAAGTTCCATTGGACGAATGGCTTCATGTGCTTCTTGTGCTCCTTTTACTTTTTTTAAACTGGGGACACGGTAATATCCTTGGGAATATTCATTATCAATATGGGTCTTCATCTTGTCTTGAAATTCTTCAGATATAAACGTAGAATCGGTCCTCATATATGTAATATGTCCTCCTTCATATAATTTTTGAGCAAGCATCATTGTTTTTGATACAGACATACCTAATTCATTTAATGCACTTTGTTGTAAGGAAGATGTTATAAATGGTTTTGGTGGATGAACTTTATCCTTAGATACAGATGACTCAGTTACAGTAAATATCCGTTCCTTTGAAAATAATGTAAATAAAGTAGTTATAAATGTAGTATCAATATTATATTCTTTTGTAAAGACGAAATCAGCATCTTTCAAATCAATAAACTGTCCTTTAATATCAAGAGATATATCAGGTTCATAGTCTTCAATATATTGTTCTCTTACATCTATTAAATTTAATAAGGCACTTTGTACTCGACCCGCAGATAATCCCGTTTCTTGACATTTAATATGCTTCCATAAACAAGGTGATAATTTAAATCCAATTAATCTATCAATAATTCTCCGTGCTTGTTGAGCATTTACAGCACATATATCAATTTTTTTAGGTTCTTGTAATGCTTGTAAAATAGCTTTTTTGGATATTTCACGAAAGACAATACGATTCTTTTCCTCTATATTTACTTTTAATACATTAGCACAATGCCAGGCAATTGCTTCTCCCTCACGATCATCATCAGCAGCAAGGATAACCTTTTTCCCCTTTGAATAATTTTTCAATTGTTTCACAACATCTCGTTTATCACTTGTTACTTTATAGGTTGGTTTAAAATCATTATCAACATCAATGGATAATTTCTTTTTTTCTAAATCCACAATATGACCACATGATGATTTGACCGTGTATTGATTTGATAAGAATCCTTGAATTTTTTTAGCTTTCGCAGGAGATTCCGTAATTAACAAATACATTATTTAATTTACTAAGAATTATTACTAAGTATTATCAAATTTGAAACATTTTATAAGACCCATCGTAAATATACAATGGTCAATAAGAAAGGTGGGAAAAAACATAAACGCGGTAAGAACCATAATAATGGATCCAAAGCGATTCGCTATAAAGATGAAAAAGAAAACCAAGAATATGCACAAATCAAAAACTGTAAAGGTAATTGTCGTTTTGATGTCCTATGTTTTGATGGAATTGAACGTTCCGCAATCCTTTGTGGGGGGATGCGGAAACGCCGGTTTGTAAAAGCACATGATATTGTCCTTGTATCATTAAGGGACTTCCAAGATAATGTATGTGATATTATTGATTCATATGATGAATCGCAAGCAAGAAAATTACAATCAAACGGATTATTTCCGGATGCTATTAAGTTTCAAGAAGAGAACGAGTTTAATGAAACAGAAGATTTGGGTATTGATTTTGGAGATACTATATCAGATGATGAATATGAAGGAGATATGAAACAAGAATTACATGGTAAACAACCGGAAGGGAAAGCAAGTCATGTAGATGTATTAAATAGTGATGTAATTAATTTTGATGAAATATAAATATGTTTCACATTATATATATACGATGGAGTTATGCGACCATTACCTTTATGAATTTTTTTTAATCGACCCAACCGTAAATGATATATTACAAAAAAAAGAATGGGAATATAAACAACATATTCAACCGAATGTATATTCAGAACCATTTTATGAAAACATATACCAATTAAATAAAAAATATAAAACAGTCATAAACAAACAACAACATCATACACTATATGATAACATATTATTATCCAATATTGAACATAACTTACATATGGAAAAAGGTTATGAAATATATATGTATATACCCATAGACCTACATAATAACATATTAATTAATTATGTAACGGAATCAACCGGACAAGGAACATATCAATTTAATAATAAATATGATTATTCCTGTTTCCGTAAAAGATTACGTTCTCTTACGTCTATCACACATGAAATTATTCAAAAAATGAAACAAGGTATGAAACATAAAGTAGTATTATATTCAAAAGTTGTTGATGCCATGATTGACCAACTCAAAAATATCATACAAACGAAAAGTTTTTTCCATCAAAAAAAAAGTAAATATACGAACACATTAAATGAAGATATTGAAACCTACCTTGAAAAAAATCTAATGAAATTATTATCATTCTTATTAATAGAATACGAAACAAAAGATACATTCGGTTTATGTAGTTATAAAGGTGGAACACGCGCGTATCAAACTATTTTACAGAATATGACCTTTGATGTGTTAACTCCTCAAATGGTTCATGATTTTGGTTTATCTGAACTCGATAAATTATCGAAAGAAAAGAAACGACTTAGTCAAAAAATAAGTATTAATGAAACAACCTATCAACATGAAACAGATATTATTCCCGATTTAAAGAAAATACAGTCAAAAATAAAAAAAGCAACACAAACGTATTTCCCCCAACCATATCACGATTATAAAATTAAAAAGGTTCCCCAACAAAATGAACATATGTATGCATATTATTCTCATATGACATCAACATTTTATATGAATACATCAAAACCGGAAAATGTAAAAAAACACGAATTATTAGTGCTTAGTCTCCACGAAGGAAATCCCGGTCATCATTATCAATTACAATATAATAAAGGGAATACACATTTACCCGAATATCTACAAATATCGCAATCAACTGCCTATACCGAAGGATGGGCATTTTATTGTGAAAATGTATACCCTTATAAAGATAATATGGAATATTATTATAAATTAAATTATGATATAAATCGTTCCTTACGTTTAGTATTAGATACAGGGATTCATTTCTTTGGATGGGATTATAAGACATGTTTTGATATTTCGAAAAAATATATAGACAATACAGATTCATTTATACATAGCACATTATTACGATATATATGTATTCCAGGTCAAGCAATTACTTATAAAATAGGAGGACATACAATGATATATTTACAAAATAAATTAATAGACAAAGGATACACACTCCAACAAATTCATAAACTAATATTAGATATGGGTCCTATCCCGATAAACTTCCTTCTGGATGCGCTTCTAAAATATGTTCAATAAGGGAATATAATCCTATACAAAACCAGGCAAATTCTAAGATAGTCGCTTGCCATACTTGTTTACGGAAACAAATATATCCGATGGATACACTCCCATAAAGATTTAGTATATCAATACATATTACATTATCGTTTTCAAAGGTAGTTAATCCATACGCAGTAATCACAGATAAGGATCCTGACCAACCATATATATTTATACATGTATCTTTTATTTTATCTTTTATTTGTGAAACTGGATAATTATTCATATAATTATGTAATGAACAACCTCTAAATCATTTGCTTAATACGGGTGAATAAAACAACATAAAAAAAATATTAAGGGAATATAGTATTGTACGTAGTGGGATTCGAACCCACGAAGCATAATGCATTAGATCTTGAGTCTAACCCCTTTGACCGCTCGGGAATACGTACGAAGTTAAAAAAATATAATTATCCGTGACGGGACTCGAACCCGCAACCTTGAGATTAGAAGTCTCACGCGCTATCCAATTGCGCCACACGGACTGTATCCAATTAATAGTAAGGTTTAATTCACTTTAACTGGAGGGTGTTCTGACCCGGACTCGAACCGAGAACTCCCAAGCTATAAGCCCAGGATTCTACCATTGAATGTTACCAGAACAAAGATTGCATGGAGGGGGCTTCGATCCCCCGAAGCGTTACGCATTAGATCTTAAGTCTAACCCCTTTGACCAGACTCGGGAATCCATGCTTGAAGATTGTCATAACGATAACTGTGAAATTAATAAGAAGTAACAGTCATCTAGTGACAATCTAGGGTCAAACTATAACGAAAGGATACTTTTCCCCCCCGAGTTGCTTACGGCTAACTACTCGTTTGCTGCTAGTGGGACTTGAACCCACGACCTCGGGCTCATAAGACCCGCGCTCTAACCAACTGAGCTATAGCAGCAAATGTCCGCTATGGGACTTGAACCCATGACCACAAGATTAAAAGTCTTGCGCTCTACCAACTGAGCTAAACAGACATGTAATATATACTATGTGTCTATTCTACATATACTATTATTTTTTTAAATAGTTTCTAAACTATTCATGTTTTGTTTGTGTCTATTCTACATAAACTATATTTCAAATTTTTAAATATTTTTGTGGATGAGTAATGGATGACATTCCCATAAATATCTCTTTAAGAAACCGTGTAAGGGTGTTTCTACTGGATAATAGTAGTCCCCATATAAATTATCTTTTGTCGGTAATAAATTATGACTTGATTTCGGTAATACAATGGATAATTGTTCTAATGGACTATATGGTTTATCTTTTTCGGTAAATAAATGGTCAAATGATTTGAATGTAGTGCATACTTTATATACATCTGTGAGTAATGGTGGTATATGGTGAGGATAATACCATCTCCAAGAAACACATTCCTTAAAATAATATTTAATTGTCCAATAAATAGATTTTATATAATCATGTGATATTGTCTTACTATCTTCTTCTACCACATATTTATATTCAGGAGACTCGTCAAATGTATTATATAAATTATACAAATAATATTTTTTTTGATAATTACCCGCAAATACCTCTTTTTCTGTATTTCGTTCTAATATGGGTAAATGACATTTCATGTCTTCATATTTTTCATGGTTTGAATTAGAAGTAGGGTCTTTATACTCTTTATAAATATGTCTATATCGGTTCATAATACCTCTTTCTTGTTTTTCACGAATGTTCATTATGTTTCTAATATTTGTTTCTTCGCTTTCAGATAACGTTTGTAAGAACTTTTTAAAGTTTTCAAAATGTATATCTTTATTTTCATCTAATAAATAAAACATCCCATGATACTCCTTCTGTAATTCATTATAAATAAATAATAATGTTTGTATTCCATGATACCTTATATTAATCGATGGCGATGATAATATGAAATCATTACCTATAAAGAAACACATGACTAAATAATCATAAAGAATACTTTTATCGGATAACTTGATATTAGATGTTTTAATTGTTTCTATTAGATGTTTTTTTAATAATGTGATATTACAATATACATAATCATCTTCCATATCCTCTATATTATATTCGGTTCTTTCACGTAATAAAAAAATTGATTGTTCTCTAATCATAGATAGCATCAATAAATCAGCATCTAATCCATACACACACATGGTATCATTTAGTGATAAAGTATCTATATATTTCATTATTTTATGTTCCCCTTCCCCAGGATCATTCGAATCTGATAATATATAAGGTACATTTATTTTCTTTAATTCTTTATCTAAGTATTTTGATAATGTATTCATAAAGTTTGTTCCGGGTGTAATTGAGTTCGTATCCCATATTTTTGTCTCTTGGGAAGAACGTAACCTTCTTTGTCTTTGTTGTTCCATTTTAGTCCGTGGAGCTGGACCGTCAATCGCGATATATATATTTTTTCGAACATTTGTAATATCTATACACTCTTTAATCTTATCTATAACTTTTTTCATCATTACCGATTCATCTGTCTCGCCTCTACAACATGGATGTATAGCACAATTAAGGTCTAATAAAAGGTAATCTATCTTTATATTATGATTGATCGGTGTTAGAATCGAAGGACAATCACGAATAATATTACGGAAATATGCTGGGATACCCATTATTTATTTATTTTATATCCTTTATCATTTAAATAATTATATTTCAAAATAAAATATAGTTTATAATATAAATGGAAAGTGTGGATATATCAAACCTTTTTTCAATGAATAATTGCTCGCCTATGATGATTTTTGTATTATATGTCATTATTTCGGGTATTACGCTTTATATGACAAGAAATGCCCTGAAGAAATTTAATAATGCGAGAATGGATAATTTATATAATATATACTCTTGGCATGAAGTTAAACTGGTAATACTCTTAGGCGTATTATTATATGGTTTATGTCAACATGATAAACAAGAATTAGCATGGATATTATTATTATTCCCACTTGTTTATGTGATTCTTAAAAATTTAATGGTATTCTTTCAAGTTTCACTCGCTCAGCAAAATGTACCAAGAAAGAAAGATGTAGAAAAAGAAAGAGAAAAAGCAAGAATTGACCATTCAGTTAATAAGCAACAAATATTAGAAGAACAATATAGACAACTTCAAGAAGTACAACAACATCAACAAATGCAACAACATCAACAACAAGAAATGCAACAACAGTCACCTTTAAATAAAGATATCGGTGGAATGTCCCCACCTTTAAATGATGGGTTTGGAACATTTGGAGGTGGTATAGGTGGTTCTCCTTTTTAATGATAGTTACACATTATAATTATACTCTTTCTTAGTAAATATAATATCTATATATTTTTTTATATATTCTCTGTAAAACCTTTGTCCTTCGGTTGTATACATTATCATTATTATCATAAATACAAACACCAATACTACAAATGTTCCACTAAACATATACATGTTTTCATAACCTTTTGTTGTTGTTTCATATTCGGTAATAGATATTTCGTCATAACTACTAATTGTACTGTCACCCTGTTCAATAAGCTCCTCTTCTTTTTCTTTCACCCTTTGTTTCTTCTTTTTCCGCTTTGTTTCTTCCTCTTCCTCTTCCTCCTCCTCTTCCTCCTCCTCTTCCTCCTCCTCTTCCTCCTCCTCTTTCTCTTCCTTCAATGTTTCATTTGTTAAATCCTTATTTTGATAAATAATACTTAATTCGTTATTTTTTTTTTTAATATTTGTAAATATCGTAATCATCAATTTCCGTTGTTTTTCAATCACCGAATCTTTGAATGTATCATCATTTTCATCAATCCAATCATCAATCATTTCATTTATTTCATCAAATAAATTACTCCTTTGTTCCTTAACTTCATCGGTTGTTTTCATTTTCAAGAGAACATTTAATTCTTTTTGTTTTAAAGTGATTGAATTAATCATTTTTTGCGATTTATTTGAAAATGTTACTAACCCTAACTTATCAGAACGATTAATATTTCCTTCAACTGTTTTCCTACGCATGTATATTATACATATAAAAATAACTACTAATATGCATACCTCAAAATAACATTCCATTATATGATATATAATATATAATAATATTTTTATGATTGATTGCTCTTTTGGTATGCGTCATTATTATATTTTTTCATAATTGTCGTCCGTTTATCCTGATATTCTTTATTTGTAAAATCGGTTGATGGACGGATACGGGGTTTATCGGGTGTTTTATCATTTTTTACAAATAATTTACATGTAGCCGGTATTATAAACCCTTTATTATCTTTCATACCACACTTTGTGTTCATTTCAAGGAAATAACCTGGTTTACATGTTGGAGTACAAGTTTTCCCTTGAACAAGGATACCCTTACAATCTCCGACTGTGTCACCATGTTTTTTATCAATCATTGAAGATTTACATGTACCATTATCAATATCTTCTTTTTTACATTTATCAATACAATTATGGGGATGTTTTGGATCCGGAGAACACCCAGTTAATGTATAGGGAGTTTGACCACGTTTACATGTTTCAACTTTAACGGAACCTCGATAGTATTTCGCGCAGCGGACATTTACCTTGAGATTACTTATATGAAGGTCCGTTTCATTATAAATGGTATATCCATCGGATTGAGTATACATATCTTCTTTTTTAGAACTTAATGTTTTTGTTAATTCATTATATTTCTGTTTAAGTTTTATATTCTTTGTCGTTTTCATAGTTATTTTAATGAGTTCATTCATATCACTTTCATGTTTCTTGACGTCCTTGAATAAAGATAACACCTTACCTTCGTCAATCACTTTTTGTCTCAATTTTTTTCGCTTGATGGAGAGAGGGTCCCCCTTAAAACCTTTATATGTATTCATATCACATTCTACCTTAAGAAGATCAATATCGAAATTTTCTGGTAAATCACTATTCCACGGATATAGATGATCCCCTTTATTTTTATTAAATGAACTTTCATTTCTCCTACAGTTATGTTTTGAAACAATTGATTTGATAGCGTTATTTTTCTTAGTCATTTGTTCATTAAGTTTATGATCATTTAGTCCCAACTTAAATAATATGACCTTCATTTGTTGATTATTTTCATTTTCTTGATTTTTTATGTCTTCATTCATTTTAGAAATGATATCATCCGTCTTTCTCCTTGAATTACATTCAATTTTGGAACATCCGCTAACCGTCCATGGTTCGTCATGATTTTCACAAGGTGTAGCTACGGCCGAACCTTTATAATTCTCAGCACATTTTATAGGTATCTTAAACCCTTTAACCTTATTTAATTGATAATCTTTTGATTTCTTATCAATGGGTGTATATTCTTTTGAAATGCTGGTGGGGTCTTTACAAACTTGGGGAAGACATCGAGTATTATTATTATTTGATAAAACACCATGATTACATCTAAATAAATTATTTTGATTTGATAAATAAGATTTGTTATCACAACTTAGAGAGCATTCTGTCTTATGTGGTACATTCCCTTTTATATTTCTCTGACATGCACCATCAAATATTCCATTCTTTATACTATTCCTAGGCATATTACATTGTTCCCCTTCACAATATCCATTTTCGAATGCGTCATTTACACATGTTACATATTTTCTATTTTGAACTTCCTTACCATTTATCATTGTTTTATATTTATCTTTACAATTAAAGAAACATTGTCCTTTATCTCCCCCGCTACATATTGTACTTTCATTTGTAGCATCATATAAAGTATCTATTCCGTTACATTCAACAAACATACCATTATTCAACGTAGTACATGCATTTTTATCCTTAAGACTAAAATCACATCTATTAATCGATGTGTTGTTTGAGGAAGTAGGACATTCGGGTCCTCCATTTTTATTAAAATAATTTAATGCTACATTTTTGTTATCACACGATAATTTATAATGCTTGGTGGTTTTACAATTATTCGCGGAAGCATTCTTTTTATTTATCTTTGTAATTTGTTCATTAAGGAAACATGTTTTACCACTATTATCCCATGTATAATTCATTTGTTTACAGTTTTTATCTGTGGCATTCTTTTCATTTATCTTGGTTATTATTTTGTTTCCAAGTTTACATTTGTTTCCATTACTATCCCATGTATAATTCATTTGTTTACAGTTTTTATCTGTGGCATTCACTCCATCTATCTTCTTAATTTCTTCTTTACGCATACATTTGTTTCCATTACTATCCCATGTATACCCATTTGCCATACGTATTTCAGGATTTGTCCGTATAATTATCTTAGTTGGATCATTTTGGTTGCCTGTCATGGGAGGGATTATGATAGGTGTTCCTCCATATGTTTCGTTTACTGCTTCTATTGATGTTGATCCACCCTTAAAACCAAGATTTTTACACATTTTTGTACCTACACCTGAAAGGATATCACTATTAATTGTTTGTGATAATTTATTCCATATACTTTTATCTTTTTTCCATACTAAATTTTCATATATTAATTTACCACTAACATCGTTCCCATTTTTTTTAGAACCTTGTTTATATCTTACATTCTTCCAATAATTATATTCCTGTAGATCTTCTGTATAAGCAATTAATGACTTACTAGTAGCATTTTCTTTAGCAATACCGTATAATTTTATTTCAATATCACTTTTAAATACCAAATTAGTATTGCCCTTAAACTCCGCCGCCGCCCCACCACCCGTTGCGGTTGGACTCAAACGTATTCTAATACCCCACTTGGCATCCTCGGGAATATATATGTTTTTTGTGTATCCAGGCCAAAACTCTTCAGAACCTTCAATCATAAATAATTCTTTTAACTGATAATATCTTTCTGCATCAGTTATACCCCTCCATCGTTTCCCACTATTTTTTTCAGGAAGTTCTTTAGCACCACTATATCCTATATCCATACATATTGCTTGTGCTAAATTATTCCTTTTCTCAGCACTAATCTGATTCGAACATACGGATTTCCAAGTTGTATCAGGTCCGACATTATATTTCATTTCAATAATACCTTTCTTTTGTACAGGTTTATATGTACATTTATTTATATTACATACAGCGGTTGTTAGTATTTTTTCATCAGAAGCTGTGATACACCATGGTTCTTTTATTTTATTATTTTTTAATCCACCAGGATTCCTACAATAATTACCATCAATTGAATTATATTTAGCATCGTTATGTGTTGACCAATTTAAACAAGGTGTTGGGGGTTTTCCATCTATATGATATACTGTATTTTGTTTTCCACGATAATCTTCACCATTTGTTGAAACATTATAACATTCGGGGGCATCATCCTCTTTTATCATAGTACGCCCTTTACAAGTAAGTTTGTCATCGTTACTTGATAAATCACAATTATATTCTTTCCCTTGTTCTTTTTGTGAAAACCAAGGAGATAATGTTTGACCAATGCGTGCTTTTATTGGTCTTTTTTCATTTATTTCAGTAGATATACTTGGACTGAAACGATAACTAACACTTGGGAAACATTTATATTCTGCGTTTCCCGTTTTCTGCCAAAACATAGTATCACCTTTACAATTTTCCTTATTCGGTGTTTGGGGAAAGGTATCTATTTTTGTATAACAATATGATTTCGCAATACATTTGCTGTCTGTCCATGTTTTACCGTCCCCATTGCAATCCGCCTTTTTAATATTACTTAAATTAATATCATGTGCGTCCATCTTTGAATTCCATATTAAATCCTGCCCTTTATTATCTTTCCCGTTACAATTGTTTTTTTCTATTTTCGCAGATGCTTGAAAGCATTTGTTATCATACCATTTCCGCGATCCCCCATTACAATTAGCGTTTGTAGGTTTTACTGGAACTGTTTTTAAGGCCCATGACACTGGTACTCCTTGAATTTTCTTTATTATTCCGGATGGTGTAAATGGAATTGTATCCTTTATAATATGTCCACCTGTATCACCTTTACGAATACACGTTTTTTCACTACATGAATTTCCACTGATACCTATTTCTTTATCACCTGATTTTAGATTAGACGTGCCTTCACTTATACCCCCACAAGTAAAATCTTTATATTTGCCCGAATTATCTGCCCAATATTTTTTTATCGTTGTTTTCTTACATTTTGTAGGAGTTGCTAAACTATTATTAATTCTTTTTATGAGTTTCCCTCCAAGCATACATGCTTTATTAGAAGTATCCCATTTATAATCAAGTACCTTATCTTTACAACTCACTTTACATTGTGTACCATGATTTGTATCGCTTTTTGCACATGGATCATTTGTAATATATGTATCAGCGTTTAATTTAGGGCATTTAACTTGCATACATATATTCTCATTTATTTTTATAGGTTCAAAACTCTTCGTACATGCTGTAATTCTGTTTGTCACCGATTTGATATCTGTAAATTTGTAACCAGGATTACATATATTTTTTTTATTAAATTTTCTACTTAATAAAGGTATTGTATTAATATTAAATGTTTTTGGAATACTGTTTTTAAAATCAACCGTATACGCTTTCATTTCAGGACGCAAACATACCGTTGGAACACATCTCATTTCAAATAAACCTAAATTACATGTTATATCTGACTTACCATAGTTAAAATTCATAGTTGTATTATCCTTTCCATTTATCTTTGTTTTTGTCCATCCATCTTTCGGGGGTAAATGTTGATTAGCCCTTGTTGTAAGATCTGTATTCGTAAATAAAACTACATTTATTGCTTCCTTTGTTGTTTCACTATCCCCCTTTGTATTAATAGATACTTCCCATCTCCTCAAAGATATATTCCAATATACCTCAAACCATTTCTTGGTTTCTGATAGTATTTTTGTAGTTTTTTCCCCTACAGGAACTGAAATATCCCCTTTATTCGTCCAAGGTAATCTATAACTTGCCCTTCCTTCATTATATATTGTTAAACCATCTGTTGTATCTCCGGCTGATTTTAAATTATCATTTGCACTAATTAACTTCCATTTTTGTGTTTTAATTTCTACCGAGATAGTTCCTGTGATAGAAAATGGAACCCATAATTTATTATATCCAGGTTTACATTCACAATTCTTACATTCACTTTTATGTTTTAAATATCCTTTTGTACTACAATGGGCCGGAGTTGGTTTTACACATTTACATAATCTTTGTACTCCTTGTTCTTTTAATGAGCATTTATTGGGTATAATTTTTCCATTCACATTTGCGGCTTTCCAGAACACATCCGTTCCAACTATACTTGGAGAATATATAGATTTATAAGATCCGTCCCGATCTTTTATTTTTTCTTTTTGTGCAGCACTTAATAATGTTCCTGTTTGTAGTAAATCCTCTTTTGAATTAATACCCCAATCTCCATCAAAACATAATGTTTTTGGGTCTGCCCCACAAACAGTCGTACAAGCTTCATTATTGTTACCCTTTTTCCATACAAATGGTCCGTCCGCCTTAAATTCTGAATTTAAACCTGCTTTCGGTTCTGGATACCATATATATCCATTATCATTACACATATCCATATTTACCTTTCCCGTATATTTGGTACTACCTTTGATTTTACATTTATCTTTTAATGTAACACATTGATATTCATTATCACCGGTCTTTAACAGGGTACTAGGATATTCACAATATTTTTCTTTTTTTATCGTTTTATTTGAATTACCTTCACATTTTAACCATATGGAATTATCTTTATAATGGGGTGGGAGTTCACCAGCAAATGGGGTGTCCAATGGTCCTCCCCCCAATGTTGATCTTATGTCTGGTTCCCCCTCCTTACCTTTATTATCACCGGATTTTAACCAAACATTTAAATTTAAAGTAGGTCCCGGACCTATTTTTTTATCTCCCCAACTATATTTATTTTTAATAGTTTTTTTTTTGTTTTTGTTTTTTTCTTCCTCTGGATATGTTGATTTCGTTACATTGGCGTTTCCATATCCTAATATATTACAGAATGTTTTCATTACATCTTTTTTGGAATGTTTGCTCTGTCCACTTGACCAACTAACCGGTCTCCACCCTGATTTTTTAATGCGGTATTCAGTCACCTCGCCATCAGCGTTAGCATCCGCATCATCGGGATCAAAAATAATTGACTTTACTCTTGTGACGGGATCTCCTTTGATTCTATATTCTAAATGTCCTTCACTCTTATCATCGGGTTTTAATACATTTCCCGATGTATCTTTTCCGTACCAACTAGTATGGTATTCTGATTTTGGACGAAGTCTAAACTCAAAATCGTATCCAGCTTCTCCAGCTTTTCTACCATTCAGAGGTAAATATTTCCCCCCATTGTCTTCTTCTGTATTTTGCTTTAAACCACCCATTCTTGGATAGTAATAATAATAATAATGTTTTTTACTATTTGAAGAATTATCAAATGTTTGTGCATAATTATCACCATACTTGTGAATAGTAGGCGTGTTATGAAACATCTTTTTCTCCCCATATGTAAATTCACTTTGTTTGGGTTTTCCACATACGACAAAATCATCTTCCTTTGGGGAAATCTCCATATTTTCTCTCTTCTTAATATTTCTACATTTAGCAGGTGTGCAATTACCTGATGTTAACCCCGTATTCACACCTGAATCTATATTTCCATCACAATAAACGTTCCCTTTTCTATAGATTTCATCATATGGTCCTCCATCACTATTTATTAAATAACTGGTATGTTTCCCTTGTTTATCTGTTTCTTTTAACTGATATCCCTCCGCACATGTAAAATTTAATGCTGAACCTTGGGGACCATAGTTATACTTACCTTTATCCTTGACAGGCATTATTTTACCACGAATAATAGGCCATTTCGTATAACCATCCTCTTTATATGATTTAAATGTTACTTTTTGGTTATTTTCGAGATCTACTTCTGTAGTTGTCCCATTCTTAGTTTTAGTTACTTGAATCGCATCATTAGGATCTATAGCTTTTATATCTTGTATATTATCAAAATATGCTCCATTCTTACATGTCTTAAAGGCACACGTATGTTTCTCCCCCGATTTTATTCCTCTCATACTACCATATCTCCAATGCCCATTATTACAATAAAATATTTCTTCACTCTTATTATTTATTTTCTTATTATTATTACATAATATTTTACAGGCTTCTCCATGTTTATGACTGTCACAATTCTTAATAATTGTATCATTATCATTTGAGTCCGCTTTTTTTAATGGTTGGCAGTCTCTATAACAATTCTTTAATTCAAAATTCTTTTCAGTAGACGTATTTGTGCTATCACATGATCCCATGGAAATATTTGGTTGTATTTTTGAAGCCGTCCCTGTTCCACATTGTATATTGGCACTTACAATGTTTCCGGTTGAGATGGGTGGTGCCTTAGTTAGTATATTTATAGATGGTTTATTTGGACAATATTTGGGACCCGACCATGTTTCACTATCACCTTCTATACAAGGCATTGGACCATTTATATCCGTAGGAGGACAATATTCCCAATATTTTTTACCCCCTTCCGTCCACTCACAATGCGGGGGCTCTCCCTTTACTCGCCGTGACGCCGGACCCCCGAGAAGCTCCACCGCCGCTTTCTTTGCTCGCGGATCTCTTAAAGAATACTTACATGGAGTTGAACATGTCCCTGTCTTCCGGAGTCCCCCTCGCGTCCATCCCCTCCACTTCACTTTAATTATTATCACTAGAGCTTTAATATAGGCATTTATTGCGGCATCTGCTGCCTCGGATGGTCCGACTTCAAGATTTTCAAGGGCGGCATTTACTGCGTTAATATAAAGGCTTGCAAGTTGAGCGGGTGTTCTCGTTATTTTAAGACCATTTTTATTATCAGTTGTATTCCAAGCCTGTCTACTACTATCTGTTTCTGTACCACCGACTGCATTAAATATGTCTAAGCCATAGTTGTTTTTATCAGTACTCCACCGATAAGACCCCTTCTTATTCCCGATCGCTTTTCCCCCGGCCCCCCGGAGATCTATACCACCTAACCCATAATGTATAATATAATGTGCCATGGAACGCATTAGTTTCAACTTATTTTCAGCAGTATCCTCTTGCGGGATTTTACTGGGGGGGAGCTCTTTCGGGTAGTTCGGCGCATATTCCTTAGCCATTTCTTTCAATTGTGTAAATGAATATCGTTTATATATAGATATTTTTTCGGCAATACCTTCAATATATGCTTTCCAAAATGAGTTGTATGTATATATATTTGAATCATATGTTGTACGTTGACATTTATTATTTTCACCAAGATGTGTTGCATATCGTACCTCTGAAAAAAGATGACAATTATTATTTTTTTTTATCCACGTAAATGAACGGCAATCATCTGTATCTTGACATACTTTTTGACATTGTCTATATGTATCTGTCTTTGGGTGGATTTCTCTACATTCACATTTTTTGGTACCCGAACTAGGACTACCTTCTGTTTTAAATATCCCTTTTTGTCCAGAGGCAGGAGATCCATCTTGATGAGAACATGTTTTTTTATCATTTTGATTTACACTTATATTTTTCCAAGGTGTCCATTTATTATTAGCTTCATCTCCATACCGTATTATACCATTACATGAAATAATTTTATCTTTATTAAACAAGGAATATCCCATTTCATTTGTTCCCCAATTTCGTCTCCCTAATTTTGTAAAACATTTTTCTTCATTTACAACTTGTATTTTATAATTTCTTTTTGTATCATCCTTTTCATCAGATGATACACCACATTTAATAGGGTTACATCTTTTTGTATCATCTGTTACTGGTTTCATATTCCCATCTTTACATTCATACATTGCTCTCCTTTCTCTACTTTCACTAAATGTATACGATTTATCACAAGTTTCTAATTCGCATCTTTCTCCACTAGATACAAAGTTATTACTACATTTGTTCCTCTTTAATGAACAAGGTTCTTCTTCACATCTTTCCCAGCGAATATCTGAGGCTGCTGTATAACACCATGCTTGCTCATCTGAGGACCCCATTGAAAGACATTTATTAGAATTATGATGTTTTTCTTGTCCATTGTTCTTCAAATATTTGAATGAATCCGCCGCACTCCAATTTTCCCTTCCTTTGCTATCTGACAAATATCTAAATCCAGCATTCCAGTTTAGACATGTTTTTCCAGATACAGTTTTTGTTTTGAAATTATAATATTTTCCATCATTTTTCTTATAACAATACTCGGAAGACCAATCGTTCCAATTATGATCAGGCATCCTTTCACATTTATTAATTTGTAAATCACATGATTCTTTTTTAACACCAACATTATCACATTTGGGTATATCACAATACCACCATCTTATTGTCTTTTCAGATTCGTTTAGATCATATATATTATATTTAGCATCAATATTGGATGCTTTCACATTTTTTACGTGTACCCATTTTCCACCTACATATTTTTGGATTGTATCATTATTAAAATAACACCAAGGTTTTCCCTTTTCTTCTTTCAAATTTGTTACCCGACATTTATTTCCATTCATCAGCATCATGTCACGGAATGATTGTGATGTTTTGGTATAACCACCACCACCGCCTATTTTATTACCGTCGATATGTTGAAGTGGAGGTTTCCTCCAATCAAGACATTTCCCTCTATATTTAACACCATCAATTGTTTTTAGGACTGTATCAATATCTCCATAATACTGTTCGCCACCGCTCCCATCTACAGAATTATATGGATTATAACAATCTTCTTTTTTTATGAAGCACCACGGTTTCTTATCATTGAGCGTTCGGCACATATTATGGGTTGGCGCTTTACCATCATTTACACTACCAAAACTATCGTGTCTAAATGATTTCCATTCAATCTTATTTGATGTAAGCTCCCACTTCTTTTTTTCCTTTGGGTCTATATTTTTATCATTCCAAGGGACACATTTTTTATGTGTATTTGATATACTTATATCCCCTACATACTCGTTTCCCGTCCCCTTATAACATTCGGTTGTATAGGGTGCCATAGGATTTATCTCTGGATCGGATGATGAATATCCTTTCTTTGTTAATATACAGAATTGCGTTCCATCGCCACCAAGATTTTTAATGGGTGTTGATTTACATTGTCCTGACATATTCTCATTTTCATCAATCCATTCATATTTCCCATTTCTAAATTTACATGTAAAGTTCTTATATAATGACGTTTTTTTATATGTATCCATACCATAATCACGCCTTCTTTTAACGGCTGCTTTTCCCATACCTTGATATCCATGACCGTGCACCTTATTATAAATCCAGGGGGCGCATTTACCTTTCCGCGTTTTGTCGGCAGAATGATCCCATGCGATCCATTCGTTTACTTTCCCCCGATACCCTTTCCCTCCCGTCACGCCATCACACAATGCCCATCTTATATTCGGATGATTTGTATAACACCAAGGTCTGCTTCCTCCGCCTTCTGGATTCCTACAATAATTATTGTGTGTAAATAATTCTTTGGGGGGGGGATTTGTAGGGGTACTATATGGGTGATTATTTTTACAAATAACGTTACATGTTTCACCTTTATTACCTCTACATATAGTTGTATTATTTTGAAATGTTGAACCGTGACATTTAATAAACAATGCATCTTTATTATCACATGTGGTCCTTGACGGGTTGGTTGACAATTTTTTATTATCTTTTTCTACATTATTTACTATCTTCTTCGAACCACCTGCTATCCAAGGGGCATTTGAAAAAGTACAACCTTTAGAAGTTTTATCACTACTACAACTACTGTTTTCTAAAATGAGTCCATCATCTACATTTTTCATAAACACTTTATTTCCATATTCTGCAACACCTTTATTTTTTTTTCCAGCACATTCAACCCATATTGCTTTATCGTTTGAAGTTGTGTTGCCAGCATTTTTTTCTGCATCATCTTGACCAGGTATATATTTTTCCCCACCTATATTTTTCCATATTTTACATCCACTTAATCCATATTTTGTATCATAATATTCACTTTTTGTAACACTTGAAGGATTACAATATATACTCCCCATATTATAATAATGCTTTGGCGCACTACCCCCTCTCCACTTTAAATCACCATATTTATATGTGTTATCTGAATTATTTGTTGTATATGTTATGTGAGTCATTGCTTTTCTACTGTAATTACTCCCTCTATTACTTGTAATTGTATTTGCATATTTCATGTGTTTGTTCCCAGCAATTATATTATTTTCTAATTTATCAGCCCCGAAACCAAGTGATTTACAAATTGAATTACCCATTGAATTTCCCCAATCAGCACTATATTTTGAACCATACTCATCTCTACGAACCGTATTTGCTTTATTTGAAAATGAAGCAGGGACTGGTCCCCAATCATGTAAAAATGATTTAGATCTTATTAAATAAGGGTATAATTTTTCATTTTGTATATCGTTACAATTACCGGGTCCAGATATAATTTTGTAATGATTACCCATTATATTTTTATTATCTTTGAATAAATGACATCCTTGCGTGTCAGTCAAATATGAAAAATATTTACAAGTACTCTTATTTTCACAAAGTAATTTACATGCTTGCCATGAATTTTGCGTAGTCTTTTTTTCTATTTCAGAACCAGTATTAATTCCATAATGATAATCACTTATTGTACAAGTTTTCGTTAAAGGATTTTTTGTAGGATATGTTAGATTACTCCATTTATTAAATTCGTCCGTAGATGGTGTATATGCTGTAAATTTTCTTATACCATTTATTACCCTTGTCCCCCTGGTTATGCCATAATGTTTTACTTCAAAAAACCCTTCATGGTCACCACTTGGTACTTTTGAGATAAAACCACCATGTTCACTTGCTGGACGGAGTCTATATTTAATACCCCAAAAATTACTACCATCTATATATGTAGGAAGACCTTTTCTTACGTTATTTACTTTTTTTCCATATACAGGATAATTATCTAAATAATCAGATTTCTCTAAAAAATTTTCATATTCATTTTTATTTAATGGGGTTTTCACTATATTTGGTATTTTATCACTAAAACTACCTCCCGAATACCCTATTTTTTTACATAAATTATCGGCAATGCTTTTTTGTTTTATAGAGGTTCCCGTTCCACAATCTCCAATACCCCCCCATTTTTCATATTTTTGTTTTCTTAATGTTATTATCTTTTGAATATATTCTGTATTCTTTGTGTTTATATAACTTACAATCTTTTTAAAATTATCACTACCACTCACAATATATTTTAGTGGTCCGGTACCATGGCACTGTGTAGAACCTTTGCCCCAGTTATTAGTTTCCTTATTACACATTTGATCCATGATTTCAATTTGTAAATGTGTATTTTTATGTACACTTGGATTGGTATTATTATGGTATTTCCACTCACCTTTACTGGAACGATAAAAAGCAACCATAATTTTTCTCCAAGATTCTTGTTCTGACTGATTGACCCACTTAATTAAATCTGGGTCGATTATATCACCGCTGTCTTTAACCTCATAGACAAAGTTATTTGTATTTTCACCAATTGTATTTCCTTCAGATTTTTGAGTTGCGGATACTTTGGATCCACCATGTTTCATTTGAGTTCCAGATGTTTGATATAACCATGTTGGTGTTCCCGGAAGATAATATGTCATATTATTTTTCTTATAAGGGACTTCCTCGAATTTTTTAGAGGGTGTTTCTAACATAAAATTATTAGGTATCTCAAGATTTCCATAAATAATACGTCTCCCACCACTGTCTCTCATAGACACATTTAATTTCATCAAATCTGTAGAACTATCTAGTTGACCGAAACCAGTCTTACTCGTTGGGTCCGTATTCATATATACATCTCTCTTGGGTTTAAGTTCAATATATCCTTCAGAACCAGGTTTCGTCTGTTCACCAAATGATACTTTATATTTATTTAGAATATCTTTTAATTCGTTATCATCTTTATCGGGTACGATCGTATCTGTATTAATTGTGCGGATTCTCATATCAACTTTATTTGGCCAATATTTTCTCTTACTTTCTGGTGGTAAAGGGAAATCAGTTGTTTGTTTTGGATTAATTGTAGTTGTTATATTTCCAGGATAAATCGTATTTTCGAACATTTTATTACATGGGAAATCTTTTCCACTCATACTACTATTAATATAATATTAAAAATATTATTAAAAAAATTAGGGTTGTTTTTGTTTATATACTTGTTTGGATGTCTTTTGTCGTTCTTTATTCAATTTATCAAGTGATTCTGAAATCCTTTTTAAATGTTCTGTTAATTCTTTATTAGATATAGATGATCCTTTACCCCCCCCATCTTCATCCTTATCCCTTTTACCCGCCCCTTGTTTATTTTTCTCACCTTTACAACGTTTCTTTAATGGAGGACCAACATATGAACACAGTTGTATTTTACTCTCTTTATCATCCGGGTCATCAATCTCACTATCTAATTCACATTTCTTTCGGTTATCTAATCGGTTCTTACATAAATGTTTGTGTCCATCCTTCTTCATTAAATCCATATTAATTCTATCACATTTTTCATATTCATTTATTAAATTATAATATTTCTTTGGATTCATTTTTATTAGACGACCAATTGTACCCTTATCTGTATTTGGTTTACAAATAACCGTGTGTTCTTTATTTTCCCATTGACACCCCAATTTACTACATTCCTCACGAAGGGTATATTTATTATCTTTGCGATAGGTATCCCCCATATGAATGATTCTTTCATTAAACGCTGAACATGCTTTTTGTTTTTTCGTGGATGTATCCTTGATTGGTTTGCAAATTTGAAAACTATCCCCCCATAATTTATTCTTAATATATTCTTTTAAATCAATAAATTTAGGTTTTCCTTCATCTTTAAGTAAACTATTTATACCTTTTCTACATTTCTTCTTAAAATCGCTATCATCTAAACCTTTATTAATTGGAGATGTATTTATACTATGTCTTGTTAGTCCAGGACTTTCGTGGATCCCCTTATAATTTCTCCCTGGATCGTTATTATACCCGCAAATACATTTATATCCGGCGTTTAACCTTTGTTTTTTAGCTTCTTCAGATTCCCCTGCGGGGGCATCCATATTCAATATTTTGTTGATTCGTTGCTTCTGAGTTATAACAAACTTATCATCCCCCAGTTTTGATTGTGTTTCAGTATTCCCATCAATACATACGGCTTGTTCTCCACATTTTACGTTCGTATCTTTCGTCTTAGTTGTTTTATCACCTTCCTTAAACTTACAATTAATGGGTCTACATTTACCGAGTGTTTCCCATACACCCATATTACAATTTAAAACTATATGGTTATCTTTACACTCAGCGTGTTTATCTACCAAACAATCACTCTGATATCCCTTTTTACACTTGTATTTTATAGATTTATTGGGTGATGTCTTTTCAATACCTTCGTCACTCTCTTTTGATGTAACAGGTTCTGTATTTTCAATTAATGGATCTCCAGCATAATTACCTTTTTGTGAAATAGGTCTCCTACATAAGGAACATTCATCATTATCTTTTTCTTTAAATTGTTTATTAGCTCGTGAACAGGTATACTCTCGTAAGGCATTTCTTTTTACACAAGTGAATTTACCATAATCCCAAGAATTATCTCCGTTTTTTGATAGTTCCATACATTTCGTTTGTTCCGCAGAACTACTATATAATGGACATTTGGAAAATAAAGAGCATTTGTCACCTTGACATCTTATAGTTGTATTTGGTCTATTTTCATCAGCAAATACATTTGCTTTATTGCGGTTTCCTATGACAGTCCAAGAAGCAATACAACGGTTTATCATTTTTTCATTATTCTTAATATTAAGATTATACTTATTTTTTGTAGATTGAAGTAACTTTTTATCTTTTAATTTATCTTTATTAATATTTATTTGTTCAAGGTATTCATTTATTTGTTCAGGAATACATGCCTTATCTTTATATATGGTTGAATACTTTCCTGATGTAGTTTTACTTGTATCGAGTCCAATAATATAATCTTGTTTAATAGAAGCAGCTATAAATTGAGCGCTGCCCACCTTATCACCTTTGACCATTATTTGTGGTAATTTACACATAAAAAAATTATCACTAACCCGCTTTATTTTAGAACCATCCGTTGTAGGACCAATGGTTACACTATCCACGGTAGTAACAGCAGCCACAGCACCTCTGCCAATACGAAATGGGGTAAATGATATATCACCTACACCATCTATTTCATTTACTGTATAACTGTATTCTATTTTTTTTTTATCACCGGAAATTTGATAACCGATTCTATCAGGACGAATAGTGTTTCCACCTGATTTAAATGGCGGTCGTGTTCCGGAAAAATTGGCCACAAGCTGAGGCTTGGCGGTATGTAATAGTATAGTCAACATAACCGTCTGTCCTTTTGTGGCTTCGTTTAAACCAGAATTGTTTTGTATACTCATATTTACGTTTTTAATATAATTTCCATTTTTCAGGGTTTTTCCTGATTCAGCGGGTGTTGTTATAATGTTTTCTTTCCCACCTTTCTCATCTTTCTTTTTTATAGATACTCTATGTGTTATATCACCCGGTTTATCTTCATTTTTTACTATATAATAAAACGTTATTTTTGTGATTTCCTTTGTATCTTTTGTATTCGCCTTACGGAATATACGGGAAGCATCTATTATGTCAGTACCGTTTTGAAATATTGCCCGTGGATAATCTGACCCTTGTGATTTTGCCCCACTCATATCTCCGGTAACATCTGATAAATATCCAGTAGTCCCACCTGTTTCTTTATATGATGACCAGTTTACATCAAACTCTATCTTATCACCTGGATATGCTATCTGACTATTCTCGACGGCGCTACTTCCCCTCATAATTCTTTCCACGAATGACTGTTGTGCCTGACTTTTACCCCCACTGGCTGCAGGCCTAAGTTTGTTTGTATCAAAACCCTCTACTAATAATTTACGAAGAGGACACATAATCATTAGAATGATTATTGTAAAAAATAAAACCTTTAGAATAATATTATCCCAGTCCATTATATAAATATACTATATAAATTATTTAAATTATAAAGTATATTTACTTTGTCCCGAGATTTATATAATTAATAAGCGTTTCTTAGGTGTTCCATAACAATCTTTATATTTCTTCACCTTCTCAAATGTTTTTTCATCTGTAATTGCAACCATTACAATATCTACATCATGCTCACTACTGCGGAAGGCTTTTTTATTTATATCTTTTGTAACCTGATTAATCCTTGTATTCATAATGAATTTTCTTGGATTTGTTAAATTTTTCTCTACATCTCCTATGTCCATTTCAGCATTCGTCAATGGACTTATATCTGATAATTTACCTTCGGGATATCGGACAATTGTCCATTCTTTACCTTTATAATTTTTCGTATCTTCGGGTCCATCATCATTCCATTGTTTTTCAAATGAAGATGTTTTTACCTTTAATTCCCATCTTCCACTATAATCCCTTGGACCATTAAATCCCCTTCCTAAATGATTAAATGTTAATGTTGCGTTTGGTAACCCTTTATTAATAGTAAGACCACATAATTCTTCATAGAAATTTGGTATTCTTGTATATATAGGAGGTATCCATAAAGATCCTTTCATTATCCCTGTTTTTTTTGTCTTTGCATAAATACCATCATATATATTATATGGATTCCACTTAGTTCCCTTTCCACCCCTATTACTATTGCTTTTCATAAAATTTTTCGTCCTATATTCAGTCGTTTTGTTATTGGATGAAATATAAATATAGGGTGGAGCTACTTTATTAGATTCACGATTCTCCCAATATTTCTGACCACAATATGTTTCTTTTTCTTTTTCTTTATTTTCCGTTTCGACTTTCTTTGGAGGACAAGAAATACATTTTGGCGGTGTTACAGGACAACCAACCTTTATATTATTACATAATGTAGTATTTGTAGGGCATATATTTGCTGAATTCATAGCAAAACAGACGTTTTTATTATTGTGTAAGCAAGGTTTTTGAACAGAACATCCATTGATATTCGTACAATTTTTTAATGTTTTTTGTCCAGGACAAATATATCCACATGTTTTATTCGGAACAGGTATTTGCCATGTATCTTTATCATTAAATTGGGAACCTTCTTTACATCGTAACGTAACATTATATGTTTTCTTATCGAGAACCTTCTTTATTATATCCATTTTTACCATGGTAGGTATTATGGGATTCGGACATGTTAATTTATTACAAGATAAAGCACTACCACTGACAGGTTCTAACTCCCCTAAATTACATTTATATGTTTTTTTATTTTTCCCATATATATTTTTATTACATTCTAATTCACATGTTTTACCATTTTGTAATATTTCTTTCTTGTCGTCATCATCCGATTTACATTGTAATACGCCGTTTGGATATTTAGGTACTGGATTTTTAACATTACATGGTAATGGAGCGCATTCAGCATTTCTAGATGATTTATTTGTAGAACATTCTACTATACCAATCTGTTTATCATTATTAATTACTGCTTTAGGAGACTTTCCATCTATCTTGGGGACATATCCAGGGGCACATTTAAAATAACATTTCCCCCTACCAATACATGTTGTTGTTTTCTTATTAAATGTTCTTTTTAATATTCTATCTCCCTGTCTATAATATCCTATCTTATCCTTATTACTAGTATCTTTGTATTTATATGTTATATTATTAGGTATTTCAACTGTATTATTTATATTTTTATTTGTAAAACAACTAGCAAATCTACATGTAAATTTCTTTGTCGTGGCTTTTGTCGCGCTTGTTACATCAATATTCTGTCCGGAAATATTTGATTTCCAGATAACCTTGTTTTGATTACTTGCATCACAAGTATATTCAACCTTACCCACACCACCACCATTCTCAATTGTATAATTTGAAGGACATGTAACTTCACATTTTTGATTATGTTTTTTATTATTACAATCAACTAATTGACTTATATCTTGTAAAACATTATTTTTGTATCCTTGTAATTGTATCTTAGGACGTATAAAATTACCTGGATTACAACTATTTATATTACACTTGGGTATTGAAAGTGGTGGTTTCTTTGTAAAATCACATTTCATTTTACCAGATAAAGTATATCCTTTATTGCATGTGGGTGTACATACACCATTATGTCCTAATGCTGATCTACAGTCACCACCTACACCATTCTTTAATTTTTTGACACTACTTACATCACATGTTAAATCAGAACATGCTGCAGATTTTTGTGTGGGAATCATTTTATTCTTATTTGAAACGATTAAACATTTATATTGTTGATTTTTATCATTTGCTAGTTTTGTACCCACATCACACACAACATTACAAGTTTGACCATAATTTACAGTTGATCCAGTACATCCTGATCCTCCAAATTTACTTTTTGAAACTTTATCTTGATTTAGATTACATTTTGTAATTCCACACTTAACCTTTTCCTTAGCATTGGGGACAATAGTTGCCTTGCCACCTATTTTTTTACAATCAACTTGTATCTTATTAACATCAATAGTTTTACCTTGCTGAGCAACACTTTTATATCCTGTATTACATGAATATTTATATACGGTATCAATCTTAATATCTTTAACACTTGGTGCTTGTGTATTGGATGGATTTTTTAATATACATTTACCTTCCTGACATCCATTAAATGTATAGTTTGTATTTACCCATTTTTTATTATTATATGTCCCTTGTCCATTACATGTAAGGAATGGATCCTCCGTTTTTGTACGGACATATTTTCCAGAACATTTCACTTTATTTGTCTTACCATCTAATAAATCAATCGTCGATGGTAATTGTCCTTTTTTTGCTAAATATCCGGTTGTTTTACTCGGTTTATCACATTTAATTTTTTCACATACTGCCACCGCGACCCCTTGATTTACCATTATGTTTTTACCACCCGATACTTGACATTTATATGTTTTCATGGATGGGATTCTCAATCTGTATCCAGGTTTACATTGTATATCACATGTTTTATCATTGGATAACATTTTTGTTTCTCCTCCTCCTCCTCCTCCTTCTCCTCGTGTTGTAGATGCTTTCTTTTTACCATCACCATTATCACATGATTTAAAGAATCCATTTGTAACTTTCTTATTATCATCACTTGATAAATCACAAGGATTCGGTAAGCAGGAACCACTTGTAAATGTTTTGTTATTTCCTCCACATTCAATAACTCCATATTTTTGTTTCATATCACCATTCGGTGAATATCCAGATTTACATTGATAATAACATTTCCCGATGCCACTACATTTTTGAGTGTCACCTTGCCCCCACGTACCTTGACATTCAGATTTTGTTGTATATTTTCCCCCTTTTGAACACTTCCTCATTACTTTCATAATGTTTTGCCCATTTTGAAGATCGTTTGCTTTAGTATCTTTGACAGGAATTGTATATTTAATCTCAGTTGATCCTTTGAAACAATTTGTTCTTTTACATATTGTATTTTTTGTTGTAGGGTTTCCATCTTGTATCCAATCCCCTTTTCCATCTGTATGTGATGAAAACCATCTTGATGTATTTTCGTTTTCTCCTTTACATATTGTAGATAACTTATTACTCCCTGTATTTTTGTTATTATCTATAATTGAATAACCCGCATCACAAATCGTTGTACAATCTGCATTTAAATTATTGATTGAACATCCTTTTTTCCATGTACCTTTTAATGATTTACATTGTTGATCTGTTACTAATTTTTTTAAGTTTTTACATTTATTACCAATAGTAACATTTACATAACATTTATTATCGGCATATTTGGCTGTTTTATCCCAGTTTGTTGTACATGATTTCTTGTCTTTATCAAAGCAAATACCATATATACTACTATTAAATGTACATTCACCTACATGTATATTATTTATTTTGGGTTCTATTTTACTACACGAAACAGGGATACATGATGGTTTTGTAATATTCCCTTTATCACATTTTACTAAATGTTTATCTCCAAAACCACCTTGTAATTTATATCCAACATTACATTTCATACTACATGTTTCATTATGTTTTAAACGTTGCTTATTATTACACGTTTTTTTCGTGCCATTATTTATGGTTAATTTACTTATATCACACGGAGATTCTTCGCATGAATTTATAATAGTAACACGTCCTTTATCACATTTTATCTTTCCATCTCCCTGATTTTTTAAGACATATCCACTTGCACATTTATATTTACATTCTCCACCATGATATAATCTATTATATGATGGACATGTATCATTAACACTATTTGTAGGTAATGTACCACTTATATTACATGTGGATTGTTCGCATGCTTCATTTTGTTGTGTCTTAGTACTCCCTACATCTTTCTTTAAGCATTGTAATGAAATAATTTTATCACTATTTCCATCTACTTTTTCTGATCTACTTTTTCCTGAAAACCAATGGTGGTTCCCTTCACACTTATCTTGTTTATCATTGGTAACTACAAAACATTTATTATGAAATAAACTCCAAAATTTTGTAGTTGAATTACATTTTGATTTTATATCTTTTGTAATTGTAAAACACTTATTTTGTTTAAATGGTCCCCACATTTTTGTATCTCCTTTACACTTATCTTTTTTATCGGTCGTAATTGCAAAACATTTATTAACTATTTTATGACCTTCATATCCTGATTTACATTTATAATTAATATCATTATTACTAATATCTTTTATTTGAGGTTTTGCTTTATTATCTTTAGCAATTGTATTATCGGGTGAGTTTATTGTACATTGTCCTTTTTTACAACCACTTGGAATATAATCTGCATTTTTCCAACTCCAACTACTATCTGCATTTTTTGAAAATGATCCATTACTTGAACAAGAGATAGTAGGTGCTTTATTTGAGACCGTCCTGATATAGTTCGCATTACAATTAATATTTTGTTCCCCATCTTTTTGCTTTAGTGTACTTGGAAAGGTTCCCGCGTATCCATTCAAATTAGTAGGTTTTTTACATATTGTTTCTACACATTCTGCTTCCGCCGCCTCTTGTTTTTGTTTTACCATTATATTTTTACCATTATTTATCATACATTTATAACTAGCATTTTTTGGATTTTGTAATCTGTATCTAGGTTTACATTGTATATCACATTTTCTACCATAGGATAAAAGGGTTGTTTCTCCATTTCCTTGTATTGTAGATGCTCTCTTTTTACCATCACCATTACCACATGATTTAAAGAATCCATTTGTAACTTTCTTATTATCATCACTTGATAAATTACAGGGATTTTCTACACACGTAGCTTTTAAAAAAGGAGTACCTTTATTACATGTAATTATACCACCAGCTCTGCCTTTCCAGCTAACTTGGTCAGATATTTTCCCATTAACATAGGGTAATGTCCCTAGTTTACACAAAAAATGACATTCTCCGTATCCGTCACAATATGTCTTGCCTTTATCTTTATCATAAATTCTTCGTAGTAGTTTATCTCCTTTTTTTTTACCATAACTATCTTGAAAATCAATCGTATTATTTATAATACTTGATCCACCCGTACCGTCTGTTTGTTTAAAACATGAAGTTCTCGCACAATTATTACTGATTTTTTTTGGATCTTTATCATCATCACTTTTATAGTACGTTAGTTCGTTATTGCTTGTGTTAATCTCAAATCTCCCCCCCCCTTTTTCCCGCCAAATGTTACCCAGTGCGGCGCCACTATTTGATGCATCGCAAACATACTTTTTGGTTTGTTCTCCTTCTCCGTTTATACTGAAATCTTTTCCACATGGAACCGAATTACAAATGCCCCCATGTGTGATATTATTACTACCACATTGACCAGTGCTAATCTTCCGACCTTCAATTAAATTAAGGCGTAAAGGTAAACACAATTTTTTGGTGCATTTACCTAGATTTTTTACAATTCCATTATCACATTTTATCTTTGAATTAATCACGGATGGGGCACTGTTATTTTTAGATTGTCCATCATTTATACATTTTAACCATAATGCATCAGAAGGTTCTGTACAACCGCCGGGCGAACCTATTAATTTTTCTATTCCATCACCACTTTGACTCCCTATATAACATTGTTCAAGGGAATGTGAATTAGCTGTATTACAATGGGGAGCACCTCCTCCAATAAAATCAGTCGCTTTTTGTCCGTCTCTTTTATATTCTATGCTAGTATTCGTTGAACTTTGTTTTTCATCTTTCCCCGTTCCTTCATTCGCTCGTGAATAACCTAGATCTCTACAAATTGCATTTCTTGCGCGTATCCATATATTTTTAGAACAAACTGGTTTAAAACCGTCATCTCCTTCTAATTTCATTTCAAGATGACCTTCTATTTTATCGATTTTTGTTGTGTTTCTCTTACCTTTATTTATAATTTTCATCCGAATTCCCCCCACCTTCCCATTGGGTTTAAACCATTGTGTGTTTACGGCTGGTTTACAATTATCTCCACTTTCACCATCAGGGCACGGAATACATGTATCTAATGTGAATGTCCCTTCATTTTTATCATATGTCAAACACTTCCCAGCGTTACGTATATGTGGCCATGATGCTGACCAATATTGGTCCGGCGAAAAATTGACGGAACATTTGTCTAATATTATTTTATTGTTTTTAATTGTTAGACATTGATTCCCTTGTTTAATTTTTCCCCCATAAATTGTAAATTTTTGGGAATTATCGTTTATATTATTTGTCGGTTCTGAATTTTCATCCCATATAGTTTGTAATACCGTCTGTGATTTATCCCGATTGCTTTTAATTGCGTTTTTTAAAGTAGTATCTATTATAGTTATCATGTTGTCTTCTATTTTATACTTAGGTGTCACCGATGCGTTCCCTGTTTTATATGCACATGTAGCAGCACTAATTGTGCCATTTTTGGAACTCCCCAAACATTTACCGTCAGGTAGTTTTATATGTGCATTTTCATATTTAGCACTTGGCCATCCACACCCTTTTACATATAATTTTACTTCTTCACCCGCTCCGATGCCGCGCTGCGGCTCGTTGTTCACTTTTGTTAAACATGACCTTGTATCTTGATTATTGATAAATCCTTTAATAATACCCTCTCCAGGAGGTAATAAATTATTTTTTTCACGGTTTATAGGTGTCCACGATTTGGGAGGATTGTCAATTACGTATCCCGCGGCACATTTTTGAGTGCAAAAATCTCCCGAATTAATACTTTTGCCTATACATTTTGTATCGTTACTGTGCTGCGTATCTACGTTATTTAATCGCATATGGGGATTACCGTCTGTAAAATCACATTTTTTTCTGGTGCATGAACTTAAATTAGCTTTTATATAATCACTCGATCCTTTTTTTAAATGTGAGTTTAAACAATTAATTTCATAACTTTGGGATACTGAACCATCGGCAGTGCCACAAGATAACCCACATTTTGAACCGTGGGGCATGTATCCGTTTTTTATAAATGATATACATTCTGGGGTAGGTTTTAGTTTTATAGGGAATGTATCATTATTTACCTCACAAGAATTGTTGGGGATACATAATTTTTTATTTGATGAATAACGGTTATTCGTGGTATCTAATTTGTTATTATCATCACATCTAATAATATTATCCGTGGTAGGACGATATCCGTCACGACATTTAATATCACATGTCTTCCCACTCTTTAATGGTTTACATTTCAATGGACAAGATCCTTCTTTACAATTTCTATCATATATTGCATTGGTACCACTACATTTAATCCATAATGATTTCTTACGACATTTAGGGATATCACAATATGCCTTTTTTACCCCGCCTTTATAGCACCATGGTCTTCCAGAATCATCTGGATCTCTACAATAATTCTTTATTAAACCATATTTTTTACGCTTGAGCTTTTTATCATTCCCGGACCCGGCGTATACGCCTTTAGTTTCCCACTCCAAGCACGTACCATTTACATTAATTGCGCTTTTGTCTCCGTCCCCCGTAGCCTGATTTTCTGCCATCTGTTTCCACTTACCAATACCACTCCACGTATTATGAACTCCTAAGTATGCTTTATCGGGATGATAACAATCTTCTTCTTCAATAGTACAATCATTTAATTCTCCATTACTACTACTATTGCATTTTATAATGTTATTTGAACAATACTTGGGTCCCGATATAGCATTTTTGTTATTTACTTTATTTTTATTATCTTTAAAAATATCACAAACACCACCAGGAACCCATGAAAAATAATTGCAACCATTTGTTATGTGACACATTTCTTGACATTTTTGAGCGGATTGTATCTTCTGTATCGTTTTAATTTTCCCACTTCCGTACGTTACACCATAATTAAAACAATTTTTGCCATTATTTGTAACTTCTGTTACTTTTCCATCACTATATCCCATTCCTTTACATATGTTTGTTGCGGCTTTATTACTTTTATCACAATTATTCATATCGCAATATGCCCAAGCCCCTCCGCTATTCCCATCATTCCAGTCTTTGTCTGTATAACACCAAGGTTTATTTTTGCCGTCAACCATTCTACAATGATTATTCCCTTCCGCCCCCCGACGTGTGAACCAGACCTGGCGATCTTTCACCGGGTCTCTCCATGCGCGGGTGGGGCGGTTACGGGATGTGCCATTAAATCCAGAAACACCCCAGTTAATACATTTTCCAGTCTTGTCTCCGCTTTTCCATGTATTATGGTCACCTAGATACATATTTTGTCTTGTTTTATCATAGCAGTCTTCTACATTTAGATACCCCCATTCACCAGATCCTGTTTTAACCTGGACATATCCTTGCTCATCGGTTGTTGATTTTTGTACCGCCTTTTTCTTTGGGGATACCTTTGACCCTGCGCATTTTAAGTAAACAGCTCCATCTTTATCACAAGAACCATTCAAAATAGGGCCGATTTGGGGGGAGGGAGGGAGGGATATTTTACAATCTTCCAGCGTGGGGTAACAATTTCCCCGACAACTGCGGGGTCCGGATATCGATCCACTCGCCGAAGAGAGGACTGTTCCACCATTTATATGGTGTAATATACAAGTCTTATCATTGTTCCATGTCCAATTAGTACACCTATCATTTTCTTCACACAACCTTTGACATATCTTATGGGAATAAGCTTGTTCATCTTTTATATAGCACCCGGTTCCCCACTGTGAATAGCTTGCCGCGGAAGACTGACCGATTGTTTCCTTCATGGCAGTCCTAAAGCATATTTGGGCGTTGGTAGGTTTTGGATAAGCAGTGAATCCCGCACAAGACGGCCTGGAATTGCAATATTTTTGTGCCAATTTAATCGTTCTATTTTTTTTTTCGGGCGTATTATCTCCCGCGGGGAAATACGGGCAATGCTGCCCGTCAGATTGCTTGTTATTAATAGATTTAGGCGTCCACCCTAACTTAGTAGTAGGACAAACTCCATTTTTACAGACAGTTAAGTTTGTTTGAGCGCAAGTATATTTGGACTTGTATCTATAGCCGTCGTTGACCCACACCCCGTTTAATTCAGGAACCTCGTTATGTGATATAGTTTTTATTTTTGTATTATCAGGATATTTCATATTACTTTGGTAACAATTCTTTATCTTACAATCTCTTTTATATGTGGAACTGTTTCCCTGGTTTTCTAAATGGTGAAGACCTTTAAAAATATGACACTTCCTATTTGTAAAATACCTATAAAATTTACAATCTGGGTTTTTATAACATCTATCATGACAAAAACGAAGCCCGTCGCCGGTCACCCCCCCCTTAGGTACTGTATACCCTTTCCCATATTCATCACTTAGTTCACTTTTACTACCTACGGTTGGGCTGCCTGCTGAAATAGCCGTAGGTGCTTCCATTTCAGGGCAATATGGGGCATCCATCATTTTTCCCGTGTCTACACCATAACTATATTCATTATTTGGATTCAGTTTACCAGCTTTATACCCTGTTACATCTACATTTTTACCATCTACTTTTGATACCCCCCCTTTTAAAGAATGATCTGCCCCTTCTGGATATCCTATACTACGACATAATGCGTCCGTTGTGGTTTTATTCATGATAGTTTTTATATCTTTACCCTCCCCAACAGTTGTTTTATCTTTCGAGTATTTATATTCTGTTTTTTCAGAATTTTCTTTTCCAGTATAACATAATGGTAACCATGTTTCTTTTTCAGAACTACTACTATTACCGTTTTTATGTATAGGTGTGTCTATTTTCATTTCAACATGTCCTTCTCTGGGATAAGTGGCGAGGCGGTTTGGGTTGAAGGGGAGTTTATCATTTTTAGCCCCATCACATTCTAGCCACATCATTTCGTGGGCTCCACATCCACCTTTCACGTTCGATGGGATAGAATCATGAACGGAACAATCTGTTAATCCGTTAGAATTGTCGCAATCCATGCCGCCTATATGATGGCCCCGATTTTGCCGATGGTATTTAATGTTTGGATCTATATACCTATAATTAACCGTCTTGCCATTTCCATTATAAGAACATGTACCCCAATGGCCAGCTTGTGCCGCCGTGGTAGCGAGTGCTTGAGTGTTCCTACTACATTGTGCGCCGCTGTTGTATCCTAATGTTTTACAAAATGAATCAGCTAATTTTTCCGAGTTTTCTGCGGAGTCCCACAAATTGTTACAAACTGGCATCCATGTATCATTGGGTTGTTCGTTACCACCCCTGTCCTTTATTTTTTTATTTCCCAAGATTTCCCGGGCAGTCTTTCCAAGACGTATTTCAAGATGTCCAGCGCCATTATTCCCTGATTTAGGTGGCGCAGCATTGGCATCGCGTGTCCCACCACTACTGCCTCCTGCGTTTTCACACTTTAACCAAACAGCATTTTTTCGATCATCTGTTCCGTTTGGTGGAGCCGATTGGGGGAACTTTTTTGCGTCGTCTCCTGCCATATGTGGGTCGTAAACGCCGCCCGCAACACCTATTGTTGTATAACCGTCTTTACAGTCGACATTGTCATTACACCTCCCCCATCGTTTGTTCCATCCGCCGTTCTTGTGCTGTGTGGATGTAGTATAGCACCATGTGAACTCTTCGCCCAACCTTAAGCATTTATTTGTATAATATTCCTTTCTGTATGACGAATCTAGGCCCTTGCCATGGAACTTGGCCTGTGGCTCGCCTTGTTTACTTTTCTGTCCTTGCCCCGACCACGTCCACCCTATATTCCATGGGAGACATTTCAGGCCGTCTGTATCTTGTCTTTGATAGCTGATGATTTTGCTCCCCACCTTAGAACAGTTTCCTCCATAAAGACGACAATGTTCAAGGTCTCCACCACTCGGCGCGTAATGGCAATCTATCTGAGCACTTCCCAATTTCAACCACTTGGAAGAAGTTACATTACTCCCACCAAATATATGTTGTGGGTAGCCATTCACAAGGTCTGAATTGTCTTTTTTAGTATAATCAAGACCATAAGCACCCATACCTTTATATTCTGCGACACCACCTTTAAAACCTAACGATTTACATGTATGGTCTGCTTCTTTATTACCAAATCCATTTGGATGAACGGGCATGAATATGTTTCCCATCTTCTTCGTTGTCTGACTTTGAGGGGCGCCCTCGGGGCCGCTGGGAGCAAACAGTGGATCATTAAATTTTTGGTTTGTCTTAAATTCTAAAAATCCTTCCGCGACACCGAGCGTGCGGTCATAGTTCCTACTAGTCAATCTTGCGGTAAACTTAAGACCACCGCCTTTTTCCCCGACTCCGACTTTATTATTACTGGGTGTACCCTTGGTTAATTTGATACCACCAACATATACATCTGGTTGTTTCCCCCCGGTTGATTGAACATCATTCGCGTCACGACTCGACCCCGTCGTCCCTTTAAACATGGTGCCAGAAAAGCTGGTGGGGCCATATTCTTTTGGAGGACGTAATCTTACCTCAAGTGATAGTCCCTCATTTTTTTGTCTGACTATACGATTCCATCCAGGAAATCTCAGACCCGGATAGCCATTTGTGAGGTGGCCTGTCAGTATCCTACGCGAAGGTGCCCGTGGTGTTTTATTGAATATCTCGGGGCCTTTCCATGTTTTCCCATTTGATGTACCATACTTATTATTGCTTTGTTTATATTCCCCCTGAGGTCTTAATCTTAGTTTTATAGGTAAACCACCATTGAAATCTTTCATATCTTGAAATTTTGTTACTTTTTTCCCTTCTCCATAATAATTGCCTTTCTTAAGTCCTTGGGTTTTTCCAAATAGTTTTTGACAAGAACTATCGTAGCATGGTTTATTTATTGTATTTTCCCCATCCTTTTTATAATCTTCCGGAGGGCGTATTCTATATTCTACCTTTTTAGAGTTATTATCTATATTACAAGGATCGTGATTCCCACCGTCACCTGAGCAACTTTTATTTTGGATAGTAGTCCAGTTTTTATTTTCATCTTTTACATGACAAGTTGTCCCACTAGAATCTTTTTTTGTTCCGACACCCTTACGAAAACATAAATGGGAACCTTCAGATGCAGTTTTATAATATGCAATACCTTTACAATCATTACTTGCTTCACATAATTTATATGCATTTTTGATATCAAAATCATCTGTGACAAATACGCAACCTGGTTTCCCCTTATATAATCCCATTGCACCTTCTAAGTTAGTACATCCATGTAATTTTGAGGAAAATTTTGTAGTAGCATATTTAATGGGTGTAGCATTTCCAATTTGTCTTGTTTCCTTACATTTAGACATGTAGATATTATCTATTATATAAAAATATAAAAATATGTATAAAAGAAAAGTTATTTAACAGTATATCATACATTAGTTTTATGAATTATCTTTCGTTTGATGTCGGTATTAATAATTTGGCGTATTGTGTATTAACTCCTGAAAAAAAAATAGTTGGTTGGGGTATCTTAAATTTAAATGAGAACCCTGTATGTTGTATGAATCTAAGGAAACCCTGTGAAAAGCAAGCATCCTATTCAGTTGGTAAAGGAGATGAATGTAAATATTATTGTACATCACATTATAAAAAAGTAGGTAGTGGTAGAAAATTAAATTCTAATCGTGATTTATGTAATTTATCACAGATATGTATTAAGAATTTAAATACAATTGATCTATCAACGATCAAACATGTATTAATAGAAAATCAACCTGCTCTAAAAAATCCAGTTATGAAAAGTGTACAAATGATTATTTATACATTCTTTATTATGAATGGAATTATGAATATAAATTCACCCATTGAAAATATCCATATGGTAAATGCAAGGAATAAATTAAAAGTATACAAAGGGGACCCTATATCTTGTGATAAGAAAGGGAAATATGCTCAAAATAAATGGTTGAGTGTTGAATATACAAAACAAATGATAGGTAATGAAGATGAAGGACACATACAATTGTTTTCTTTATCTAAGAAAAAAGATGATTTAGCAGATGCTTATCTTCAAGGTATTTATTGGATTGAAAAATAATGCGTTCATATTTTAAATATTTAAAGGATATCTTGTTTATACATAAAATGGATAAAAATATACTGTTGGATTCGTTACATACTTATTATGGTATACAAACTAATATAGATAACTTATTATCAATACTTGAGAGTACGCAGAAAATTTCTCTACGTATTATTGATTGGTTTGTAACTAATTATTCAAAAAAGAACAATATTTACTATAATATATATGTTACTGACACAGGTAAGAAATCATTACATGCAACAAATAATGCGTTTCATTCTCAATTTAATACATATTATTCTTATAAATCACAATTAAAATCCTTTTCAAAGAAAAGGTTTGACCCTTTTTGTCGTAGAGACCGTATAAAATATATGTATGATGAAAATAAATCATTTGAAACAACTGTTGGACAATTAAATTTCTTTAAATGGGCAATTGACAATTTAGTCATCGATTATATTAAACAAAATATGGATGCTATAGAGGTGGATATGAATCAAAGTTATAATTCAATTAAAAAAAATAAAAAAGAATCTAAGAATACAAGAAAACAGCGTCAAGAATTATCTAAATCGGGTTCGCGAGGATTAAGTCGTAATAATATTGATGTTGTTCTTAGTTTTAATTAAAAAAATATATTTATTTACTACAATTATTTATTTACTACAATTATTTATTTACTATCTTTATTTTATTTACTACATTTACTTCATAGGAGATGTCTTAACCTTTATCTTACGTACTTTCTTTACATTTTTCTTAGGGGTAGAATCCTCGCGGGTTAGTTCAACACCTTCATCTTCCTCTTCTTCTTCCTTATTCGTATCCGTTACTTCATCTTCATCGGAATCATCAATTAGAACCTTTTCATTTACTACTTCATCACCTTCATCCTCGGAATCAGTTTGAATCGCGAAGTCCTTAAGACCACCTTCGGGAATTGTGGCCCGAACCTGTTCAGCACGCCATGTGCAACCAAACTTCCCATTCGCTAACCATACACCATTACATTTCAGGACTGCTTTGATCTTGGAACCTTTCCGCAGAACATTTAGAATATCTACGGGAGAATCCGTTTCTTTATTTACATCAAATACATTCTTCTGTTTATCATATAAAGTACAGAGAACCTTATTGTCTTTCTTTACAACCTTGAAACCAAATGATGGAGGGTATTTACCATTGGGTTCCCCTGTTTCAGCATCAATCGATACCTTAATCATGGGGGAGTATAGAGAGTCAATTGTATCAATTGTCATTGTCTTCTTCTTAAACCACGGAACTGAGTTGTCAATTGCCTTCTGCTTAAGAAGTTCATCCAGTAATTGAATCTTATCATGGAATGCCTTAATATCTGGATTATCCTCCATATTCTTTAGACTAAACTTAATCTGATATTTTCCAGAGGTGTCACTATCAGAATAATAGGACGGATCAAATGGGATTTCTACCTCCGGTGTTTGAAGGAATAGTGGAGACATACCACCATCATAGTTGAGGAAGATCATTTTCCCACCATTATCAAGGGTCTTAGGTGTAGATAGACTGATCTTGGAAAGGACCACATTGCTTGCTTTCATTGCAGCCATTGTTTGAGTTGTTTTTGTTCTTGTTGTTTGTTTTATGTTCTTGTTTCTTGTTTCTTGTATTTTTTTGTTTCTATTGTTTTGTTTATTTCTATTCTACATAAACTATATTTCAAATTTTTAAATATTTTTAATTATTTAATTGTGTGAGTAATTAGTTAATTGTGTGAGTAATTATTTAAACTTTTTAAAAGGAATTACATATATAATAATGTGCATTCATGAAACATGTAAAAATGATAAAGAAGTATATGGTAAGTATTGTTATAAGCATCGCTCAAATCATCTTCTAAATAAAGAAGGTTGTATCATCTTTGAACGATTTACAAAAAAGACATCTGATTATGTGGTTAATGACCTACGAAATACATTAAAATCACTACATATGCGGAATAGTCTAAGAAAAACAAATAAACAAACATTATACACAACATTGTTACAATATTATACAGATAAAATAGAACCTTATCACGTGGTCACTTCAGAAATAATATACATACAAAGACATTATAAGAAAACTAAAAATAAGGAAATAAATATATTAAGGGGAGAAGGTTTCATAAATATGAAACTCTGTAATAATGATTTTGATTTTTATACATATGAAACACCCAATGAAATAGATACTAGATATTTCTTTTCCTATAAAGATAAACAACATTTTATCTGGTTTTTTGATATCCGATCATTTAATAAATTAATTGAAAAGAAACAAGGGAATCCATATACAAGAGATGAGATCCCACTCGATATAATTCAAAAGGCGCTGAAACTATCAAACATACTGGGTATTAAGGATCACTTAATTAAAAAAACATTACATTTGACGCGAAAACAGAATATTAAACAAAAAACAATTGATATTTTTTCTACGATTGAACAATGTGGATATGAATGTCATTTTGATTGGTTTTTGGATCTGGATATTCGACATTTGAGAAAATTATATAGAAATTTGGAAGATATCTGGAATTACAGGTTACAATTAACACAGGATACAAAATCAAGAATTGTTCCTCCCCATGGGGAGATATTTACAATTCCTGTGAATGATGTATTTAGAATCATGAATATATATACATTACAGGAATGTATTCTTAATGAAATTACTAAATTTAATAGTGCAATATCGGATGAAGATAAAAAATTAGGATATATGTATTTTTTAATAGGGTTGGGACAAGTTTCCTCCGTTTGTTATCATTCACATCATTGGATGGTGTATATTTAATATATTTGTATTTATTATAATGAATAGACCTGAAGCTGTAAGGGTACTAACCGAACTCAATGAATTAATTATGAAATATAGTGTCGAAAATTATGGTAAAGATGAACTAGAAGAGAAAAAAAAAGAATTAAAAAAATTTACAATAAAAGAACTAATGCAACAAATTGAAGACATAAATAAAGGTGCTTCAAGACATGATATCTTACATTTGAGATCTTCATATAATAAACCTGTTATAATTGATATGCTTGCTGAAAGATTAGTTTATGGAAAAGATTTTTCAAGAGAAGATAATCAGATGGTTAAAGATCGTAAAGACCTTACCCAAGCATTACAAAGATTATCATTGGCGAAAATGGGTCATGATCGTTTGGGTCGCGATGATTTAGTCGATATGGATGTAATGGAGGAAATTCAAGGTGATGTAAAAGATCCATCCAGTGATGTTTGGATAAAAACTGCCCCTAAAAAAGTAAATAAAGAGGAATTTATAAGGTTTTTTAAAGAAAATGATGTAAATGCTGCTATGAAATATTTATCACACGATTTTGAAATCCCTAGTTATCTTAATCTATCAGCGGAAGGTTTTAGTAATATGAGAAGTAAAAAGATAAAGAAATTTGTATCTATTGTAGATGGTGATGCTATTGAAAGAGCATATGTCACCCCAGAATTTTTTAAAAAGGTATTCGGTTATGAAAAAGAAAAGATAGAATATACAGTTGAAGAAGGAAAACTAATTGATGAAGGAATAGGATATCTGTCAAGATTCATGGATTTGCGGACCATGCATCCACATGAAAGGTATCGTAACCCTGAATTTATGGAAGTCATTAATAAATATAGAAGTGTAAGAGGAAAATTATTAAAACTTTCAAAAAACACAATTAATCCATTTTGGACGGTTTTTAAAGGGGTCATGCATAAGATATTTTTCCCAAGTGATAGTTTTGATAATTTGTATTCTCAAAAAATTGAATTGCGTGGTAGAATATCTGAAGAAGAATACCAAGAAATCATGGATAATCAATTAGACATATTTAATTTATTATTAGACAATATTGAATTTAATATTCCCCAAAATTTATTACTTTTCCGTAATGTCATCGTTGAATCAAATTATACTGATGTAGACACTAAAAAGTTATTACCTTTCGCTCGGCGCCCAGGTCGGCATAGAAGATCTCCAATTTTACCTAGAATATATGACAATTTTCTAAAAAATCCAATTGATTTCTTAGAAAGTATTCTGAAACATGGAGGTGATATTGATGCGGTTGTTCCTCATCAATTGTATGGTAATCCCGATGAAAAAGATAATGGTGTAAATAAAATATATAGAAATGTTCAAAATCCCCATACGGAAGATGATCAAATACGTATGGTCCACTTTATAGCACCAGAGATAGAAGATTTCGTAATGGAAATATTAAATACATCAAAAGCAGCTCAAAATTTAGAAATGGCTAAATTATTTGAACCTGGTTATCAAAAATATAAGACACCTGTTTTTGGAGATGTAGATATTGAAGAAAGGATAAGGGATGAAGTACAAAAACAATTATCAACACAATTATCAAAACCCAATATCCGCCGTGAAGTATTTGATAAAGATTTTTATGAAGATAAAGTGAAATCAAATGATTTGGTATTTAGTAATGGTAAAATATTACAAGAAGGAGAACATGTACAATTTTCAACACACGGAGCTGGAATTTTAGAAGGTATAGTTTTGGAAAAAATAGATGGAAAAAAGGTCGCCATTGAGAATATCAAAACCGGAAAAAAACATATAGTCCCTATACATAAAGTAATAAATACAATCCTTGAAGGTGATATTGAATCAAGTGAAGAAAGTCTGGGTGGTGATGATGAAGCATTTTTTAAGGAATGGGATGATTTAAATCCTGATGAAAAATGTGCAATTATACGATTAGGGTTTGATAAAGATACATGGGATATTAATTCAATGGTCAAATCTTGGGATGATTTAGGTGATGATGAAAAATCATATGTACTTATATTGGGTATGGATGGAACAAGTTATACAGAATATATTAATGATAAAAAATCATTAAATTCACCTGATGGTGGGGGTAGAAGAAAAAGAAACATATCAAGGAAAAGGCGGACATCAAGAAAAAAGAGGTTATCAAGGAAAAGGCGGACATCAAGGAAAACACAACGTAAAAAAAATACGAAGAAAAAGTCAAAGAGAAGAAAAAATCGTTCTGCGCAAAAACGGAGGTAAATTATTTAAACAATTATTGATATACTATATCATAATAAGTGTGCGGTAAAAAGATAAAAAAAAAAAATAAACAGAATATAAAAACAATGCCTGCTAAGAAATCCACCAAACCTAATAAGAAGTCCGCACCTAAAAATCAGAAGAAAGAGAAGGTCGAACCGGTATCCGTTGAGACGACGCCTGTTGTTGAGACGACGCCTGTTGTTGAGACCCCCGTCATCCAAGGTGCTTCCCCCGTGGCTGTGGATGATATTAACTACCAGAATGAATTTTCGGATGTTCAGGATAAGCTCAAAGTGGCCCTTGGTCTTATTAAGGAACTATCGTTTCAGGTATCCCGCCTTGAGAAACGTGTAACTCGTGATCAGAAGGTTATGAGCAAGAAGATGAAGGGTAAGACCAAGCGCGTCGTTGATCCGAATAAACCTCCCAGTGGTTTCGCTAAACCGGGTAAGATTTCGGATGAACTCCGTAGCTTCCTTAGTTTAGGTAAGGATGAACTCATCGCCCGCACCGAGGTCACTAAGCGTATTACCAAATACTGTCAGGAAAATAAACTCCAGAAACCAGAAGACCGTAGAACAATTCATGTTGATACCCCCCTTCGCAAACTTCTCCGCATCCCCAAGGGTGAAACGCTTACCTTTTTCAATCTTCAGAAGTATATGAAGATTCATTACCCGAATAAGGATGGTGTATTCATTCATCAGTAAATACTTTGGGTTCAATCGAGCTCATTCTCATAGTTGTAGATATTAATTTACTTTTTGATACTTTATAATTGACTTTTATATTTCCTATTTTTTTCAAAAATGCAAACCATATTCTTTGGTTTTTCATATGAACGTACCCTTTATTATTTTCACGACACATTTTTAAGAATTGTGGTAATCTTGAAAATATTTCACAACGTATAATATAATATGCGAGAACATTTGTTTCTTGATTAATATCTGTATTTCTTTGTAATAATTGTGTGATAGATGCAACTTTTTGACTCTGATACTCACAAAATTTCTTTTCAGTTACTAATAATTCGTTGAATAATTTAAAGTTTGTATGTGATTTTTTTTGTGAAAGTAAATACACATTAATTATATTTGCCCACACTTCTGTAAATGTTTCATCTGTATTTATTTTCGGTGATATGATATTATATTTATTTTGATAATGTTTAATAATATTATCTGTATCTTCAATTGGATATGATGTCAATCCATGAATTAATTCGTGAATCGTAACTTTAATAACTTCCTCCTTTCTCCAAATAGATATCTTACAATTTCCACCAAATTGATGTTGACATGATCCCGAATTAATTTCATTACGACCTATAAATACATATGACTTATTCTTTTGAATCTTTTTTTCCGCATCTAATAAATAATATTGTATAGTTATATTTTTTCGGGGAGTATCAAATAAACATATCGTATATCTTATTACATTCATAACTTCATTTATAAATGTTGAGGTGTCTTCATTTGAATAAATGAGTAAGGTAACATTTGTATTATGTACCGAAAACGTTATATTTTGTTGTTTCTTAAATTTGGAAGAAGATGTTATATTTTTTGAAACAAACGTAGAATCTATCTTTGTATATTGTTGATTCATAAGTTGTTCTTCATATTCTTTAACGTGAATATCATACACTTCTTTTTTTTCGAGAAAATTGTATAGTTTACGGTATTCAAGTGACCCTTTTCCACGAGGTTGTTTATCTAGGAATCTTTTTATTGTGAGTGATTCTTTGGTTAACATATATAATATATATCATTTAAAAATATGTGACAAATACCAAATTTCCGTAACAACCCTTATTATAAAAACCTTTTTTTTGTATCATGGATTTATTATTCAAAATATAAGATTCATTGGGTAGTTGAATGAATATATCATCTTCTTTAACCAAACAATATAAGTCATCTTTCTTCCTATAAAAATGTTTCCAATTTTTGGTGGAAATTTGTATTATTAAATTACATGTCCCATTATATAATATAAACGATGTATTAAAGTTTCTTAAAAATAAATAATAGATCCCATATTTTGTGTTTACAAAGACAACTTTCATTTTACCTTTATAAGCATCTATCATAGATACAAAGAAATGAATGGTCTCATCACTGACTAAATCGGTAATATCAATCCATTTAGGGGCATGATATATTTCATCCATTTTTTCAATACGGGTTATTGATATTTTTTGTTTAATAATATCTTTAATGTGTCTAGGTAATGATTTATATAATAAATGCATTAATTTATATTCATTTGTCTCTCTTAATTTACAATAATATGTATACATTAATTCATAATCGGGGTCAGATAATTCTACAATATTTATATGTTCAACCCTTCGCCTCATATTATATTTTGATCTCATAGACGTATCTGATAATATTTCATAGGCGCTTTGTATTCTCTTGAAATATTCATCCGTACCATGATTCTTATCTGGATGATGTTTTAAACATAATTCTTTATATTTTTTTCGTAAATCTTCAGGAGAACAAAATTCATCGATGTCAAATAATCTATATAGGTCCATTAATTAATCGGTATAATTTGATGATTAAAGATTCTAAATAAATTATATCACGGTATGATTTTTTAAGTAATAAATCATATTCACATATAACATGTATTAATTTCATAGTATCAATATGTTCATACTTATGCGAAATACAATCGAATAGTTTTCTTAAAATGGAGGACAAGTTTATATTCAATTCTGTTATAAAATTACAGTGTTTCCGTATACTTGCGATATGAATCGGTTTCGTAAATGATTTACATATATTTTTTAATATATCATCTTCAATATCTATAAAACCCGTTCCACCATATATATATATATCATGTAATTTATGTAAAGGTGTATGAATACATTCCAAATATAATGTATCTTTATTATAATATATGTTACGTCTATCAAACTCTTTTACAAGGTATATGTATTTATCAAATGAGTAGGGTGACGGCATTCTAAATAATAAACAACGGCTCTTTATGGGTTCAACAACGCTAGATAGATTATTTGTTATAAATAAAAATCTACACGTTACCATTAATTTTTCAGTTACAACCTTAAAATAATTCTGAAATAATACACTGCTTTCTTCAAAATGGTCAAATACTAGATAATGGTGGTTATCCGTGTAATGATTATAAGTTCGTGTAATATTATTTATATATTCCATTGTTTCTTTATAGGATTTGATTTTCATGCAATCAAAATAATAATAATGTGGATGTACTTCGACTGTATAATGTAGATTACTTATAATTTGTATGTCACCCACTTTAAATATATCATTTAATAATACTTTGACCATACATGTTTTACCGATTCCTGTAGGACCATAAATAATCAGATTGTTATGGTTTCTTTGATGTAATAATTTATATAATTGATGTCCTTTTTTATAATTTATTAAATCGAAAATATTCTTCATGTATATATTATTCTTATCTTATCTTATCTTATGTTTAGTTCTTTATATTTTTATACATTTATAATTATGGATCTTATATTGTTAACTGATTCTTTGAAATTATCACATATTAGATTAAAGCATAGTATAAAAACTGTAAAAATAATATATGATCTTAATTATATATTCATACTGGGGATATCTCTAAAATTACGCAATTATGACGCGGTATTCTCTAATAATTATGTATATATTTCTTTAAAGGATCCTTCTCAAAAAAAAATATTAAAGGATATCGATAATCATATTCATCATTTACTCGATAAACCATATCAGTCATTTATTAATCGTGATGTCATAAAGGTAAAAAATAACAAAGGGTATACTATAAATGATGATATTTATATAAGTCTTAATAATATAAAAGAATATAACGGAATATGGAAATTACACATATTTACTATATAAGGGATTACCTTTTACTTATACATAAATGGATAATGAACATTTAGTTCATCTGTTAGTGAATCCCCACCATATAAAAAAAGAGGATTTACCTTATATTCATTGTAATAAATTAGATGAATTCTTTCGTATACTTACTAAATTAATTCCAGATTATAAGATAGACGAAGAAGATTATATGGAATGTATTGATAAAATTGAAAAAGTTATAACAGATTTTAGTATAGAAAAAACAATTGAGAAAGAAATTAATAAGGTTATTGACCTTGTTATCCTTGGAAATGAACAATTATTATCAGACCATTATAGAGAGGAAATTGAAAGAAGATGTGATATGCACAATAATACAGAGGAAGAATACTTGGGATAAGGACCGTATTAAGCATTTATTAGAAGAAGAAATTAAATATGTATCAGCAGACTTTAAAGATATAAAAAAAGAGATGAGTTCAAAAGTAATTACCCGTAAAAAATTTACATTTACTGAAAATACATGTCAGGCCCGAATATGGAATGAAGGTTGGGGGGGACAATGTTCGTCTCAAAAAAAAACGGGACATATATGTCAGACACACCATAATGTTCTTTTAAATAAAGGATATTTATGGTTAGGGTATATCACAGAAGATAAACCCAATCAACCGATTTATTATGATGGACGAATACATACATGGAATGAAAGTTAGGGAAATATTGAAAAATCAAGATCTAATCTTATATTTGAATTCTTTGATAAGAGGATATCCTTAATTGTATGAATAGGGATATCCCCTATTTTTTTCATATAATTTCCTATGATAATCGCAGGTACTGTATAATTTTCATATCCAAATATCAAAATATTATTATCTTCCATATTTTCATGAATAAATTTGAGAATGGTATTCATATTTGTTTGTAAATGGAGGATATCTTCGGTTGTTGTTTGACTTGATACGGGTATTCTTACATTTTTTACATTGTTAATATTACCAAATGATTTATCAATAGTGCAATTGATAATGATAGACACCAAATTATCTTTAAAAAAATCTAATTTATATGCGTCTTCATGATTTCCAATCCATATACCAGATAATATTTCAGTGAGCATTTACTATTATTTTTTTTAATAATATATAATATATAAATTTGAAACTCATTTAAACACATATTCTTAAAAGTTAAATTGAAATGGAATTGAATGAACAATTTGAGTACCTTGATTCTTTAAATATAAAAGAAGAGAATACATTAGAACCTTTTACATGTTGTTCAAAAAAAGAAAATTATACTGTCGATAATGGAATTATTAAATGTAAGTGTTGCTTAAATGTAATTAGCAATATTTCGGATAATCCAGAATGGCGGTATTATGGTTCAAGTGATACAAAAAATAGTGATCCAACAAGATGTGGTATGCCGGTAAATTCATTATTACCAGAATCATCTGTTGGATCGTCTGTTTCCTATAATAAAAATAACAAAACAATGAATCAAATCCGAAAATATCAACAGTGGAATGGAATGCCTTATAAAGAAAGAAGTCTTTATAAGGTATTTGTAGATATACAAGATACATGTAAAAAAGCAGGGTTATCAACCAAAATTATTAATGAAGCAAAGTCACTATATAAAATAATATCAACAGCCAAAATATCGAGAGGGGCGAATCGTAAAGGTATTATTGCGGCGTGTGTTTATTATTCTTGTAAAGAATGCGGTGTTCCACGTAGTTCAAAGGAAATTGCAGATATGTTCTCGATTGATATTACAATTATGACACGTGGTTGTAAAAAATGTCAAGAGATAATTCATCAAGACAAAGAAAATAAATCAAGACTTTGTAAATCAGTATCTATTAAACCTCAAAACTTTATTCGAAGGTTTTGTAATCGGTTAAAATTAGATAAGGAAGTATCTGAACAAATAATGAATATCTGTAATATAGCCGTTGAGAATAATATCATATCTGAAAATACACCACCATCTATTGCTGCGGGATGTATCTTTTATTACAGCAAAGAATATAAATTAAATCTAACGAAAAAACAAATATCAGATGTCTGTAAAATTTCAGAAGTAACCATCAATAAATGTACGAAAAAAATTGAGAAAGAAGATACATTATTTGTTAATCGCGAAATTTATACCGAAAAACAAGAGTCCGATTAATAATGCCTTTATGATTGTAGTTACTATCGTAAATTTATTATTTTCAACATCAAATAATATGGAGTGACCCTTAAATAATTCCGTTATAGGATCCAAGTTTATTAATAATGTTAAACAAGCAACAATCAGAGGTAATTTAATGTGTGTAATAATTTCTTGTATCATATCAGGTTCTTTTTCTTTTTTCTTCTTTTTTTGTTGTGTTTTTTCTTCCATTACTTGTTGCTGTTGCATCATTTGTTGATATTGTTCCATTTGTTGTTGTTGTTGAAGCATCTGTTGCTGCATTTGTTGTTCATTCATTTGTTGGGGGGGAGGTTGTCCTTGTGGTTGTCCTTGTTGTGGTTGTCCTTGTTGTGGTTGTCCTTGTTGTGGTGGTGGAGCACTATTTAAATCATTTATAATAGAATCTACCATCGTATTTTCTTTATCATTGAGTTGATTATTCGTAATATGATCCATTAATTCATTTATTTTAGTTCCACCGCCTCCTGTTTGTTCCATTTTATGAAGGAGTATAATTATTTTTCATATTATAAACGTATTAAACTGAAACTATACACGGATGTAAAATACATTTATTTGATAAGAAGTACCCAGAAAAGATACCAATCATAATTGATAATATAAACCTAAAAAAATCTTTGAGTTCCATATAGTTTCTTACTTTCACTTATATTTTTTTTTAGAATAATATTTGTATCAGTTGACATATATAAATAAGCAATCGTTGCTCCCACAGATAACAACATTATTTTAGGATCAATGATATCTGGTAATTCCATTTTATTATATATATATATTTTTTTTATTATATTACTTTAAAAACCTCCCGTTTCAGATAATCCAACCCTTATATTTGCGGACCTTTCATTTGCTTCTTGTTCCCTTTCACGTGCTTCACGTTCTTCTTCTGTTTCTTCATCTTCACCCCCTTCTAAAAATCCTGCTCCTCCCATTTGCGATCCACCACCTGCTTCATCTTTTCTTTTCTTTTCATTTGTAGTTTCTAAATCATATGGATCTGCATAATAAACATCGGCATCCATATAATTTTGAACAATACGTTTCTTTTTGGTAGGTTCTGTTGTTGAACCACTCTTTTTTTTAGGAATATCACTTTCTTTTAAAAAATCATTGGAGGGTGTATAGTCTTCTTTATATCTATGATTATAAATTAATGACATCAATGCTTTCTTTGTTTTTTCGGTAGCATAATATAATTCCTTAGGTACACCTGTCTCAATGACTAATCGTTTTAAGGATGATATTGACATAGTTTCTAATTCTCGTTTATAATTTTCACGGTATATATTTCGTAACTTTAAATTATGCTTTGTAGGACATCCAGCATATCCTTCAACCTTAGAATGTAATTTCTTTATAATATATAAAATGAGTAAAATGTAAAATATATAAATCCCTATCATTATATAATATATTATATAAATACAAAAAATCTAAAAAAAATATTACTTATATTATAAATGAAGTTAAGCGTGAATCAAAAATGTATTCTTGCGTTTATTACAGGTATATTGGCATGTTGTATATATAAAAGATATACATCATTCAATATCACAGGAGCGTCGGCTGGCTGCGCCACGTGTACTGGTAAGTCAGGTTCCGATTCAAAACAAGCCTGTGCTATGTGCGGTGCTACATGTGGTTGTGGTTCCGTCACTGACACCCTCGGAAACACGGTCTGTGCCAAGTGTGCCGCTGCAAATCAACAATTACCCTCGGCCCTGGTTGATCGCAATAATAAAGGATGGTTTTAAATTAAAATAAAGGTAATAATATACTATGAAATTATCAGACAATATAAAATATATATTATCGTTTCTTCTAGGAATATGTGTGTGTTGTTTATTAAAAAAACATAATATAGTCGAAGGTGAAAATCACCGCTCTAGATGGCATGCTAGTTTGTATAATAATTTTACATAGATGATGTTTATAACTAATTATCTTCTTCATCGGATATTAACATAAATTGATCTAATGGTTGTAAAATTGTTTTTCGTTTTCGTTTCTTTGATTCTTCAACACGTTTTATAAGTTCATCCGTATTACCTGGTTTCTTATAATATTGTAAATCTTTATAAAACATAAGGATATCTTCGAGTGTATCTATCCACCATTGTTTATCCCTTAGAACAAGTGTCGTTTCATATCTCTCAATTCTCCACCATTTGATTTCATGAATATTTTCTTGAGGTTGTTCAAGTATCCATGACTGATATTGTTTATCTGTTTGATTAAGTTTACAATATATATAGGATAAATTGTCTTCATTCTTATATGTAATCGTAACACCTTTGGGATAATTTAATTTGGTTCTTCCAGGGAATGTTTTTTCACCATCATTAAATGTATCTGTTGTATATTCTTCGAATGATTCATATTCTTCTAGTTTTACCTGAAAGAAATCACATTCATCCAAATCACATACTTCTAATTGTCCTTGTGTTTGCATCCAATAATGAGGAGGAACTGTTTTTGTAAATTTTCGTTTGGGAGGACATTTAATTTCCACCATCCTTGATAAATATTCTTTATTTCCATTATTATCACATATTCCATCAGGAGAAGCACCAAATATATCTAATTCTGGGTGTGGAATTAAACCAAAGTCAAGGATTTTTGTATTATATAATTCTTCATAAAATTGTATCGCCACATCTTCATATTTGACACCCCATTCTGTAATTGGATTTGATTCATATGGTTTATCAATAATTTTTGATAATAGTAATTCATCTCTCGTTGAAAAGTGACACTTTCCAAGGGCCGATGCCAAACTACTCGCCGTTAATATTTTTTTTCGTAGAGAATACCATTCCGCAGACCTTTGTTCGGGTAATTCTAATTTTTTTAATTCATTTAATTTGTCAAGACGTTCCTTGAAAGTTATTTCATTTATGATAATTTTATCAACACATTCATTTACCAGATGAAATATCACATAATAGGATGATATATAATCATTATGTGTATTCACAAGTTCATATAAATTAATGAGTTCATACATTATATATACTTTATAGTCATCGATGTACTTTTCATCACATATCCTTTCCGTATCAAACATATTATGTTTGATAAATTCATTAATATTTGATTTATGAATATTCATTATGTTTATGTTTATGTTTATGTTTATGTTTATGTTTATGTAATATACATAATTCAATTTTAAATAATAATTTTGTAAATTTGAATTATATATATATAGTATATTACATAACAATTAACAAACTAATATACTATCCGTATAAGAATGAATAAAGTTGTAAAAGAACCGATGGTCCCTCAATGCATTGAATGTAAGAAGATAATTCATGGGAAACCATGGATCACGGTCGCAATTGATGATACATATGTTTATAGTTGTCGTTATTTGTGTAGTAAATATTTGTCAAATTATGTGGGTAAGAATTATTTCTCGAAAATCGTAAATAAAGAAGATTTTAATCATCCGATTCCAATCTCTTGTAATTATAAAATGAGGGATATTACATGTAATTTTGATGGAGATAAAATCCGTCAAGAAATCAATGATGAAGATGAAAGAATACGTATGCTCGAGGAAGAATATATGTTATCTCAAAGTGATGAATATTCGGATGAGGATATTTAATAAATTAATTATATAATAATTACATAAATGGAAGTATTATCGGGTGACGATTGTTTTCGTAAATTAGATGAACCATATCATATTCTTTTTTATTTTACAGCAAGTTGGTGTGGTCCGTGTCAACGTATTTATCCTACACTACTTAAATTGATGGAAACATATGATAAACATACCGTTCAATGTTTTAAAATAGATATTGATGATGATGAAAATCAAGAATTATGTGATACATTGAAAATTAAATCGGTACCAACATTTATATTATTAAAAGATCGTAATTATATTGATCAATGTCAAGGAGCAAATATTGAAACTATACAGACATTAATCAATACACATGTTGTACAATCTGATAATGAACATCCAGATGGGAGTGATATATTCTCTAAAATACATGAAAATAATTAAAGATTATATTCGTAGTTTAAGTAAATGGCAGAAGAAAAAAATATTACAAAAGAATCATTTGATACACTCAATCTCAAAGAAAACCTATTACGAGGGGTTTATTCCTATGGATTTGAAAATCCATCCTATATTCAAACAAAATCAGTTCCTGTTATGGTTAATGGGGATGATCTAATTGCACAAGCTCAATCGGGAACGGGAAAAACCGGTGCTTTCGTAATGGGTGCTTTACAAAAGGTAAATGAGGAAGAAAAATCAACTCAAATTTTAATTATTTCCCCTACACATGAATTAGTTCATCAATCCTATGAAGTTATTACTGAAATAAGTAAATATATGGATGTATCATCGCTAAAAGTTATTGGGGGAACGAATGTAAATGATTGTAAACAAGAATTAAATCGTAATCCACAAATCATTATGGGGTCACCTGGTAGAGTCCTTGATATGATACAAAGAAAGTATTTATTTACCGATAAAATTACAACGTTGATTCTAGATGAAGCAGATGAGATATTATCACAGGGTTTTAAGGAAACAATCTATAATATTATGCAGTATATGTCTGCTCAGACTCAAATATGTCTTTATAGTGCGACTATGCCGGACGATATCATCGAGTTAAGCGAACGTTTCTTGAGAAATCCCCAACATATCCTTGTGAAGAAAGAGCAATTAACCCTTGAAGGAATCATTCAATTTTATATTAATATAAAAGTAAATGATTGGAAATATAGTGTATTGACGGATTTATATAATACAATTAGTATTTCTCAATGTATCATTTATATTAATTCAAAAAATAAATTAATGGAAGTCTATAATTCATTAATGAAAGATGAGTTCCCGGTAAGTTATATACATGGAGAATTACCACCGGACGTACGAAAAAAAACTATGGAGGACTTTAAATCAGGACATTCCCGTATTCTTTTATCAACAGATTTATTATCAAGGGGGATTGATATTCAACAATTGTCACTTGTTATTAATTTTGATTTACCCAGGTCAAAAGAAACATATATCCATAGAATTGGTCGTAGCGGGCGTTATGGACGCAAAGGTGTTGCTATTAATTTAGTCACCGACCGTGATATTCAATATATGACTGAATTGGAAACATTTTATAATACAAAAATTGAAGAAATGCCAAATAATATAGTTGATTATTTAAATAATTAATTATTTATTTAAGAAATAATTGTGCGTATATATGATAAGAATATAATTTGTACCTTATTAAAATGGCTGACTTAAATTTAAACTTCGATACTGATAAAACAATAAATTTAGGGGGTGGGGATATAAAAGATACAGGAATACAATTGACAAATGAGTCAAACCATAATGATTTAATGTTAGGTGTCGAACTTCTTGCAAATAGGACGATTGATAAATCGCCTCATGATAAGGGGTACACAAGTGGTGAAGATAATATGTCTAACCCTAAGACACCCAAGGAAAATTATGATTTTTTTGATAAACCGAAAGATGATGATAATGAACCGAGTGATAAGGACAATAGTAAGCGTTTTAACCTTATGAAAGATGACCCGGTCATAAACAGTGCGAAAGAAAAGGAAAATACAGAATTTAAGGCGATACATGAAATGAATGGTCAAGAAATAAAAAATGAAAAAATAGACCTTATCTATAAATTTAAGAAGTTAGAGGGTCAGGGTATAAGAACCACTATGAATTACAATATGAACTCACAATTAGATGATATGCGAAATGAATATTTAAAATTAAAAAAGCAACGGGAAATTGATAATTCAGTTAAATTCCAGAGAAAGATAATGATGGCCGCAATTACGGGCCTTGAATTCCTTAATAATAAATTTGATCCATTTGATGTTAAATTAGATGGATGGTCCGAGTCAATCAATGAAAACATATATGATTATGATGAGGTTTTTGAAGAACTTGCTGAAAAATATGGTGGAGCAAGTGGAGATGTTCCTCCTGAAATCAAATTATTAATGATGGTGGGTGGTAGCGCCTTTATGTTCCACTTAACAAATACAATGTTTAAGTCATCTATCCCGGGGATGGATGATATTATGAAACAAAATCCCGATTTAATGAAACAGTTTGCAAAAGCAGCCGTAAGTTCCATAGGAAAGTCTAATGACGACCCTCCACCTTCTCGACAACAACGGAATGTATCGCATGATATTAATATGGGGGGTAGACCGGATATGAATGGTCCAAGTGGTATTGATGATATTATTAATAATATGAACTTACAACCATCCGATATTCCAGATTTAGATAGTATCTCGATTGTTAGTGGTGATACAGATAAACTTAGTCAAGGAAGTAGAGGTATTACACTAAACCTCTAATTATTTTGTAATTTTTGTAATTGATTACTAATCTGTTCTATAATTATTTGTTTTTCTGTATGTTTCCTTTGAAGTTTATCTTCTTCAATTGAAATATATTTGTGTTCTCCTGTATTTGTAAATTCTGAAACAATAATAATAAATATCATCGTTATAATTGAAGATATACAAATATCTCTTGTTGCCATAAAACATACACCAAAGACAAATAATCGTCGAACCCATGTATTATGTATTATCTGTTTTTGAGATTCATTTAATTCTTCAATTATGAATCTCCCACCTACTGCAACAACCACAACCATTAAACCTACAAATAATTTATTTTCATTCATCATAGATACATATTTATCTACATCCATATTATATTATAATGGATTATAAAATTTTACCAGATTATAATATTTTATAAAAAATAAATATATATTACTTATAATATATGGTTTGTTCATTGGATCAGGCATTTGGTGGAATTGAAGACATTAAAATAAAAAAAAAGAAACAAAAAAAAAATAAACAAGGTCAGGAAATTGTCTATCCCCAAGAAATTAGAGCCATTGATAGACATTTTGATGAAGAAGCAAGTGGTATCTTACCTTTTGATGGTTCGGAATTTATATATCCAGGGGATTATTATCCTGTTTCAAGACCTCAAAACTTACAGGAATATAATTCCTATCCAAATAAATCAAAATCATTAGGTGCTCAAGAACCATTAAATGAATCAGAACTACTTACAGTACAAAATTATCCGCAACCCAAAGCACAACCACAAAATGTGGAATTAGAACCCCGACAATTTAAAAAAATGAAACAATATAGAGATAATATGAAAATGATTACAGATGAAGAATATAAAGAATATAAAGAATTTCAAAAAAAGCGTAATCAAGAAATGAATACTCGTAATTTAAATGGGATGGAAACATTTGGTAATATGAGTGATGATTTTAATGATGTTTTATTATTCGGATTAATGGGAATATTTTTTCTTCTCATCATAGATTATGTATATAAACTTGGTAAGAAATCATATTAATTTATTTGTTTTTTCTTTAATAGATGATAAATCATAATCATTATAGACAAATTGTCCCGATGGCTTATATTCTTCAATTAATTTATAATCCACTTCTTTCTTTTTCTTCTCCTTCGTTGTTTCCTCTTTTATTTCACTAGCATTCCATGAAATAAATAACCAATTTGGTTCTATATGTAATAACATAAATCCATTCTTTTTTAAAGCTGTTATTATAAAGTTTTTTAATTCATGGATATCATATAAAGGTGTTCCTATGATAAATTCGGGGATATTATAAAAACAAAATGTTTTCTCCATTTCCGCATTATATTTGATTCGATGATGTACTTTTTCTAATATAGAATTATATAATTCCAACCTTTTCAATCGTCGCTTATTTACCGAATTATTCAAATCTTTTATATTTAAAGAACTCATATTTAATATTATTTAATAAAATAATATTAATAATATTACCATGAAAATTGACACACTTATATTATCTTCGGGGGGGAGTAATTGTTATACATTTCTAGGTGCCCTTAAATATTTAATACACGCAGGTATGTTACATCCAAAATTGGAAGGTATTAAACATATACTAGGTGTTTCGGGTGGGAGTTTATTTATCACTCCTTTATTATTGGGTTATTCCATTGATGTATCTATACAATTATTTCTATCTTTTAATATATCAAAAGTAACAGATATACATGATTTTAGTCTTACACAATTATTATGTGATTATGGATTTTTTTCAAATGATTATTTAGAAAAAATCATTCATTGTTTACTAAAACAAAAAGGATATGACAAAGGTATTACATTAAAACAATTATATGATATTAATAAAATTAATTTCGTATCAAAGGTTGTAAATATTTCAAAACATACGATGGAATTCATAAATTATCAATCCTACCCCGATATCCCTTTATTTAAGGTTTTGCAAATGACTACATGTGTCCCGATTATCTTTAGACCTATTAAATATAATGATGAATATTATATTGATGGTGCAGTTATGGAAGGTGGATTCCCCATTGACCATAGTCCATCAACACATTTTTTAGGAATACAAGTTAAAGTTGAGAATGATACGGAAGACATTAAAGATATAACAGATTATATCTCACAATTATTTCAAGCACTAACACCCGAGAAGAAAAAATATAAACATACAAACCGAATCATAAATATATCATGTATAGGACACGGTTGTAAATTTAAAGAAAATATTGAACATAAAAAGAAACTTGTACAGACGGGCTACCTAACTACAAAAAAACATTTTGAAACTATGAATGTTCAAAAACATACTGATTAAGTTCTTTATCATTCATACAATTCACCAAATTACAACTCGGACGATTTACTAAGAGATTATAAATACTTGACCATTTACGATCCGTATCTATTAAATAATATCCACCACAACCAAATAATATCTTTTTAGTAATGTGCCAATTCGCCACATTATAATAATATTCTTTTGAATCTAATTTTGTCATCACATGATTAAATGATTTTGACAACGATGTTCTTGTAAATTCTTTCATAAAATCATGAATTAACTCCTGCCTTCTCGCACAAAGAATCTCCCCCTTTTTTTCACGGAACCGTTTCCTCTGTGTTCGTTTCATTTCTTTAACATCCTCAAGTTCATTATAATGTTGGTCTTCCTTAGTAATTAACCTGGCATAACGATCTTTGAGTGTCTGAACATCAGATTCAGTAATACGTGTATAATAAAACTTATCTTTATTAATTTTATCTTGAATATAGTTTCCATATTCTTTTAAACTATATCCATCTTTGAATAATTCATCCTGAACACCATACAATTTTGTAAGAGGTGTCGAGCGATCTTTTGTAGGTTGTGTAGTACGTTTTTTAAACGTCTTACCTTCAACAACCTTATTTACACGAGTCTTTCCCGATTGACGCGTGTGACCATACATGTTCCTATTATACATATAATATGTAAACTAAGTTTTAAATAAAAAAATATGTGTTTATATAAAAAACATATGGTGATTGATAAAGATGCCTTTTTAGAATGGCAACAACAAATAATAGATGAATATTACACCGAGAAACATTTGAACACAGATTTATTTCCAAAAAAAAACAACCCTACCGTTTTAAAACAAAATAAAACAATCATTGTGTTAGACTTTAATAAACTATCTACGTCCGTAGATAAAAAGAAAAAGAAAGAATTACCCCCCAAACATAAAATCTCTTTATTCCATATTGGAAACATGAAAGACGATTTCGTAAGTTTTGGATACGAAGATAATACTTTTTCTTATCCTGGCCTTGATTTTGGTGGTTTAACTAATTATAAACAGAAGATGGGTACAAAGAATAAGTTTTTACCAACATACTTTACATTAGAAAAATCGACGGATATAACTCGTAAAATAGATACAATATATAATGTTTGGAAAAAATATAATAATAAAACTAGATTATATGGAAATATGAAACTAAAACTGAATACGTTTTTACGTTCTGCGATTACATTTTTACATGCGTCAGAATATTCGCAGATATTTATACGTTTCGTAAAATTACCAGAAGCACACCGTGTTCTAGTAACACCTTATGATATTAAAAAATTAACAGGAAATTATTATGAAAGAATATTTAAGAATGATACAGACTTTGCTAAAAAATCATCGGGGAAAGACCTATTCTGCGTAGTTGAAAAAGAATTTGTCAATACAAATATAAATAAATATAATTTATTAAATGAATATACAACTTATTAAATGAATATGTCCTATTTATTCATCAATAACGGTAAAGTTGAATTTAGGTTTGGTTTTTGTTCCGTTAGGACATCCATCTACATGCCTTTTACCAAGAACTAAACCATACGTTGTTTTCCCTTGCATTTTCATTAATTCCTTTTTAACCTCCGCTTTATCGGGTCTTTGTTTGGATGAATAACCTTCATCATCACACCAATTTTCATAAGCATCATATATTTCTTGAAAGGATGTAAGTTCATCCGATTCTTCTAATGCATCCGTTGACCACTGAGAAATAATATCATTACTTGTTTTATACATCTTTGTTTCATCTTTGACTTCTTTGGGTGGATTGGTTCCTTTCTTTGAATACACCTGAAACTTTTTGAGTAAAGTAATCATAAATAACAGTTTCCATTCCTCCAGTTTTACAGATAATTGCTCATCAGCAACATACTGATGGGGGTCTGCTGGCGATGGACGAGGATTATCCGTAAACTTAGATATGTATTTTACCACTTCAATACGACGCCATGTTCCCCCATCATTTCCCGCTAATGTAGGCAACTCGTTACACATAAGAACAACTTTGAACTGTGGTTTAAATTGTGTCGTTTCTTTGAATAGTCCACGAGATGTCATCTTATCACCGCCTGTCATTTGCTTTAACTTACCCACAAAGATTTGATCTGATTTTTCAGGTTCAGACATAGTTACAAATCGGGCGTGCTTAATGCTTTCTAGTTCAGGTGATGCGGAAGATGATGAACCACGTTTGGTTGTTAAGAATGCAACATCCATTGTCCGACTATATTCCCCAAATGCCAAATCAATTAATTCCACTAATTTAGACTTTCCATTACCACCTGATCCCGTCCAAAAGTAAAACTTTTCTTCACGGACTTCTCCCGATAAACAACTTGAAAGAAAACGGAGCGTATATTCAAGAACAGATTCAATGGGAAATACTTTATCTAAGAAATCATATAATCCTTCATATCGTTCCTCATAATTTAAAAGTTCCTTCGATAACTCAACCAAATCATCAATACCGATTGGTTTATCTTGATTGATTACCGGTAGAGCTAACCCGGTTGATAAACTTACATAATCATCGGGTAATCCTTCTCTAAATTGGGATTTAGTAAGATCATAGACACCATTCTCAAATCCAATGAGATCTTTCTTATCATTTAGTTTCTCCATAAATTTCTTATCATAAAAGTATTCTTTACATTCTTTCATAATCTTATCCTTATAACTTGAATCTTTTAACTTAACAATCACTTTACAAATATTTCCGACTCTTGTTTCATAAATTGATTTCTTCTCCGATTCTTCATCTTCTTGATTCGCAATATCTTGATATTTCTTTAGATAAGTCATATATAAATCAACAATTTCACTTGATAACCTCGACCGTAAGATATGACCTTGTTCTGTAATTTCCCATTTCCCACCAAGTGCTTCATTAAAGAAATACCATGTATTATCCCGAATGTTTCCACAACGAAAACAATCCTTAAAATAATGATAAATAACATTTGCAACATCCGAATGAGGTCCCGTAGATTTATCACCCTTAATACTTGTTATAACCAATGATTCTAAAGAATCTTTCATGACTTGTTTCCACATATCATAATTATCCTGCTTGGCCCAATAATGTAAGGTAGCAATCGTATATTGGGGAGTATTATTTGTATTCATGTAACGCCATTGCTGTTTACATTCATCATCACTCGTATACATTGCCCATTTTTTGCTAAATGATATCCATGATGGTAACATAGTTTCTGAATGGATACTATGAAGACAATATCCCACGTCAATCCAACTCTTATTGTCAGTTGCCCTTTCAACTGATAAACATTCCGTTAATTTCTTAGCAATGTCCATATCATATTTCATTGCTTTACCAAGTACATATGGATTCAATTCAATTGAATCTATACTTTCTGTAGATATGCTTGGTTTTAATTTTTTCTTTTTAAGTCCCTTTTGTAATTTATCGGTGTAATCAACAGTTAGTTCACTACGATGCGAAACACTATTTAATTTTATAACCTCCAATGGATTATCTGTCAATATCTTTGTAGGTAGGGGCATTAATGCACTATTTGTTTCTTTGAAAATCCTGGTTAATTTATATTTACAGTGTTCTGTTGGTTTTCCAGCACCATAGACAAACCAGTTACCACCTTTATAAATTGCTTCATCAATGATGCTTTCAATATTATTTGACGGAGGAGTAAATCCGGAATCTTTACATATTGCCTCCATATCAAGGTCAAGTAGTGCCTTACGAAGAACCTTGAAAGTATCTTTTTCAGCAATAATATAAGGGAATAAGAAGTGTAATCCATCTTTTGATTCATAACCTCTTTGCGGGGCATCTACAAAAGATTCCTTTTCCATGACAAAACATACTTTTTTTTCATCGGATAGAATATATAATTCATTAATTTTAGAAAATATATGAGTAATAAATTTCTTAATAACATCTTCGTCATACTGACGGTTCGTTAACTTCTTCTTATACTTGAAATCAAAATCAATTACAAGAGGACATTGTGATTGAATCTTTTCTAAAATAGGTATTGATTCATTATTTGTAAATATAGCATCCTTTAACAATGCATAGAACTCATTTAATTCATCTTCCTTAATCGTATATGATCCACGACCAAGTATTGTATGTGTATGTTTTCCATTATCAATTTTTGGATGATTTTCAAGGAAGGATGTTAAAATTGAATTAACCATAATATCCATATTCTTATATTTTTATTTTTATATATTTTAGGGTAGAAATCAAATTTACCTTTTTTTAAAAAATTTCAGTTATTTTACTTAAACAAATATTTGTAATCATACGTAAACCATGTCTAAAAAAGCATTGAAACGTATTCTTACAAAAGATATGAAAGAAATTGAAAATAAAAAACTAGAAGATTTAGGTATTTATATACAATTCAATGAAGAAAATATATTAGAAGCAAATGCAATGATTGTAGGTCCGAAAGATTCTTTATATGCGGGTGGTATTTTATTCTTTAAAATAAAATTTCCACATAATTATCCTTTTTCTCCCCCAGATGTAGTTTATATATCCCGAAATAAAATAAGGATACATCCTAATATATATGTAAGTTCGGGAACAAATGGTTTAGGAAAGATTTGCTTATCTATTTTAGGTACATGGAGTGGTCCCAAATGGACAAGTATTATGGATATATCAACTATATTATTATCCATACAATCATTACTTGATACGAACCCTCTATCACATGAACCCGGGTCTATATCAAAAAAACAGAATGTTAATAATGCTTATAATGATGTTATTCAATATGAAACGATTAAGACACTATTATTAGTGAATTGTAAAAATATACCCCCAGGATATGAATCATTTATTCCACATATGATAGATAATGTAGAACGATTCAAGGAAATACATCAAGGTATTATACTTAAGCACAAAGGTATTAAACGAAATTATATAATTCCCTTTTATCGCATCCATATGGATGTAGATTATCCATGGCTACATTCTACATATACAGCATTTATTAAGAATTATAAGAATTATTTAAAAATTTGAAAATATATAATATAAATATTAATATAAACAAATATGGATATTCAATTCTGTAGTGAATGTGATAATTTATTATTCCTTTATGAAGACGGTGAAACAAATAAATTATATTATGGGTGTAAGGCATGTGGCAATATAAAGGATAATAGTGAAACATGCATCTATAATAATGATTTTAAGATTGATATAAGTAAAACGATTAGTCAAAATAAATATTTAAAAGAAGATATTACATTACCATCAATTAAAGATAATATTAATATAAAATGCCCAAATGAAGAATGTGGTAATGAAGGTGAATCTAAAATTTTATATGTTAAGTATGATACAAATTCTATGAAGTATTTATATATTTGTAATCATTGTAATCATAAATGGACTAATAATTAAATTTGAAAAATCTATCGATTCTTTTATATATATAAAAAAACGTTATAATATATAAAAAATATAATATATACTAAGTAAATATGGACATTATTGAAGAACTAACTGATGATGAAGATGAAATTATCTATACAATGGAAGAAAATACGCTAAATGATGATATATTAGAGTTTCAAAAAAATTATGAATCACAACAAAAAACGAATATATCAAGACCTTACCTTACAAAATTTGAAAAGACGAAGGTCATATCAGAAAGGGCACAACAAATATCAAATGGATCAAAGACATTATTGAAAAATCCAAAAGCATATAACTCTCCATATGAAATGGCTCTCGAAGAATTACGTCAAAAAAAGATACCATTCATTATTAAAAGACCGGTTGCCAATAATTTTGAATATTGGAAATTAGAGGACTTACATATTCTATAATCAATTTAGTAAATTATATTTTTTTTAATTACATTATATTTTGAAAAAAAATATAATATATAATATAAAAAATGTTTGAAAAAGATACTTGTTGTTTATTATTATTTGTATGTGTATTTATGTTAGTTCTTATTTATTTCGATTCGGATTCTTCGGGTGTTGTCGAAGGACAAGGAAATATTCAGAATAAACCACCCGCCCCCGAACAACAAGTAGGAAGCGTTGTTGAAGAAGAAGAAGAAGAAGATGAAGGGGAATTAACTTCCGAACAAGAAACTAATTTTGAAACATTACAAAGGGAACAAGCGCAGGCGCAGGAGCAGGAGCAGGAGCAGGCGCAGGCGCAGGCACAGGCTCAGGCGCAGGCTCAAGGACCTGAGGAAACGGAAGAGGAAGAGGAAGAGGAAGAGGAGGTTGAGGAACCGGGTCAGGGTGTTCAACCACCTCAGCAAGGGTTAGAACAAGACATGGGACAAATTGTGGGTTTTGATGATGACCCCATGTATGCTTCTGCAAGTTCGCCCTATGGAATGACAATACCTATCTCTATGCAACAAGATTTCGCGATTTTAAAGAGTCTTGGAAAATTAACTCCCCAAATTATGCAGAGTATTGAAACGTACAATACCGCCAGCAATGTTGTAGATTCTCAAATGCCTTCCTTCGACCCAACTGCCCAGGGTGGATTACTTGCTTCACAGGTAGGGGTCCCACAGAGGGGTGATGAAGAACAGGGACAGGGAGTACCGGGGGGACAGGGAGAACCGATGGGTCAAGTTCCATCTCCCCCGGGAACACCACCCGGTTCTCCATCACCGGGTGGAGGCGCTGACACCGGTTCTGTTGAAGTCCATATGGTATATGCCGAATGGTGTGGTCATTCACAGACTGCTAAGGGACCCTATCAACAATTAATGAAGGCGACTCAGGGACAACAACTTAAGACAAAATCAGGGAAATCATTGTCCTTCTTAATGACAGAAGAAGCAGATGAACAAATGGAAATGTTTAAGGATAAAATCCAAGGATTCCCTACATTCATGACGGTAGTTAAGGATACGGGAGGAAATGTATTATCTATGGATGAATTAGAAATATCTGACAGAAATGCTGATACAATTAAGAATACAGCAATGGAACTCACTGTATAAATATATTTTAAAGATATTCAAATAAAGTAGAAGAAATTAATATAATTTTGTAACCTCTATGGGAACTTTATGCTGAGGCTTTATTTCCTCACTAACTGTTTCATTTGAGTAATGATCATTATGGTAATTCCAATAAGGTTCGGCACCAATCTTAAAATCAGGTCTTTCATCTGCCTTATACCAAAAAACCTGATCGGTTAATTTATTTGATCTAGCATTATTATTAATAACTAAACATTCATAATTTTCAGTACATTGATCCATCACTTGATTAAACATTTCAAATGTAGGGAACATACCAGCATAATGATCATATAATCTTTTTCTATTTGATACATAATTTTCACGGAGTATAAATACATAATCTATATTTGTGCGGAGGTTGGGGGGTATTCCTAAAGCATACTGCATTGTTAATAAAAATAATATTTTATAGTGGCGTCCATTCATAAATACTGAACGCATATTTGTATCCTTGGTCCACGAATTATCATAAAGACAATCATCCAATATTAAAAACGCACGGGGATCGATTGTTTCACCTTCATTTACTTTATTTATTAGCATTTTTTGTCGCTTAATCATATTATGTATTAATGCTGCTGTATATTCACCGTGTATAAATAATTTAGGAACAATTTTACTATAAAACTGATTTGCTCCCTCCGTCCCTGAAATAACTGTACCAACGGGAATATGTCTATGGTGATATAATATGTCCTTACATAAGAAGGATTTACCTGTATCCCTTTTACCAATTAATACGACAACTTTGTCGTCCTTAATATCACTAATATCAAATTTTCGTAGTTCTAAATTCATAGCCATTCGTATATTAATTATAAAATATTTTATTTAATAAGTTTATATACGCATATACTTATTTTTACGAAGTAAGTTTGTTATCTAAAATAAAACTATTATAAAACTTTAACTATGAAAAATGAACAACAAGTGAAATACTTAAAATGGAACTATAATAGATTCTCTAATTTCAAGAGATCATGTGAAAAAAATTTAGATTTATTTGAAGGACAAGTATATCAACCCTATTATTCACTTTACTTTAATATACATAATACGAAAAATTCACATAAATTAATAGATCTTGAAAATAAATATCAAATACTTGAAATCATATCAAGTAACATCCACAAACATTATACTTCAAATACATTTACATCCTGTAAATTATTAAATAATAATAATAATTCAGTGATTACTAAAGAATTATTCTGTAAGTGTATTCCGTTACTGGATCCTCTGTATTTCATAAAGAATAACTATAATAATATTATTCATCGTAACCCATTATTACCATCATGTTATAACCATAATACATTTGAGAAAATTAATGATATGAATAATAGTGCATATATAGATACTTTTTTTTCATATATATGTTCAAATCTAACACAAAAAGACATACTTCCATCCTTTCCCATATTTTATGGTTCTATGAATGGTATCAAAAAGTCATTTAATTATGATATATCTGACGAATATTATGATCTTAAATATGAAGATTGGTTTTATAAAAATATTGGGGTCACATATTCCATGGATATTTATGTAGATTCTGATACAGAAAGTGAATCATCGAAATCATCCAGGTCGTCAAAATCATCGAAATCATCGAAATCATCGAAATCATCAAATATATCTGAAAAAGAAGATTATATTGCTTGCTTAAAAGATATCCCGTGTCAACAATTTTTCATTGAAAAATTAGAAGGCACACTTGAAGACTTTCTTGATAAAGATGATGTTAAAGAAGACTTACTACTAACTTGTATGTTTCAAATATCATTTGCCCTCACTTATTTACAAAAACATTATCAATTTACACATAATGATCTACATATCAATAATATTATGTTTGAAAAAACAGATAGGACCTACCTTTATTATAAATATAATAATATCTACTTTAAGATCCCCACGCATGGATACATATTTAAAATAATTGATTTTGGACGTTCCATATTTACATTCCATAAAAAAACATTCTTTAATGATACATTCTATAAACATGGTGAAGCAGATGGACAATATACACTACCATTTGATAAACTATTGTTTGATAGTAATGGTAAGAAACATATAAAACCAAATTATAATTTTGATTTATGTCGTTTGGCAATTACAATATTAGATGTCCTTGATTTTGATAAAGAAAAAGAATATAAAGAACAACAACCATTCTTTAACTTTATTTACAACTTAACCCTTGATGATAAAGGAGATAGTTTCTTTGATCTTAATGATGATTTTACACTATATAAAATTATATCTGAAGAAGCTACAAATTCATTACCTTCGAAAATAATTCAAAATTACATATTTAAGCAATATCGTATTAAAAAAAAATATTTTCCCAAAAAATTATATTATCATTTATGATTTAAAAGGGCGGACGTGTTGAATGACTACCCAAGTAATTCTCTCCACCACCACTTTGAGCAGAAATATCCCCCGTGCCCCCAACAGACATACCATTATTAAAATATGTTTTTAAGATAAAAGATACGACAAATGTAACACCAAACATCATTAATAATTCATGTTTGTCTTCATCTATCTTTTTCTTCAAATTATAAACGGTCATAATATAATATATGGTTGTATTTACAACACTTAATATTAAACTAAATAATAAATCATTCTCATAAGGCATTTTTATATTTATAAATAGAAAATAAATATCTATAAAAAATATATCCTATTTTTTAGATATTTATTCTTCCGGAATTGCATCATCAAATAAGGTATATTTACGAGATGATTTATTAACTGCGATACCCTTCTTTTCCATCATTTTACTCATATCATTAAAGAATTCATCAACCGTTTCATCATCTGAATCTCTAGATATATCAACGGATATTAATTCTTTTTCATGGGTATTTACTATATGATTATCTGTTTTGTTTTCTTGTTTCTTAACTATTGTCATATGTTTATTCCCGTTTTCATTTAAATTATTAAATCCAATTTCTTTCACCGGGTCAGGTTCTTTCACCGGGTCAGGTTCTTTCACCGGGTCAGGTTCTTTCACCGGGTCAGGTTCTTTCACCGGGTCAGGTTCTTTCACCGGGTCAGGTTCTTTCACCGGGTCAGGTTCTTTCACGAGGTCAGGTTCTTTCACCGGGTCAGGTTCTTTCACGAGGTCAGGTTCTTTCACGAGGTCAGGTTCTTTCATGATACCCGATACTTTCGCTTCTTCTTCATTTTTACTAATGCTTTCCATAAATGTATTTATTAAATCATTTTCACTATATTTTTTTTCAGGTGAAGAATTATTCGTTATTTCAACATTATCATATATAGGTTCTTCTTGGGATATTTCAGTTGTATCTATTGTATTAATTGTTATACCTTTACATTTTTCATTAATTGCTTCATCATCGGGTGATACATAACCATCATTCTCTTTATATTCTTCAAATGAGGGTGTTTCATTATATGGGGTCGCCATACCTCCCTCATGTTCTTCCTCAAGTCCTTCTTCATGTACCTCCTCAGGTTCTTCTTCAGGTTCTTCTTCAGGTTCTTCTTCAGGTTCTTCTTCAGGTTCTTCTTCAGGTTCTTCGTCATTATTCTTATGTTTCTTCTTTAGCAAGCTTATAATGTCTAAATTATTGATTTCTTCTAATAACATTTTCTTAATATCGGTTGTTTCATTTCTCTTTTGGATATCCTGATTATTTATTTCATAAGTATCCAGATGTTTCCTTAAAATTTCTTTCACGGGTAATAATTTTCTTATCGTATTTTCAATGGAGTGTTTTATCATTTCCTCAATTGTTTTCATATTTTTTTGATACTCTGAACCAAGGACGCTTTCATCATATAAATATGGATTTTTCCATATCTCTCGAGCGATATTTATATAACATTTATGTATAAAGTTAACCGTTTTAGGTATCGTTAAATCAATATTTGAATTATCATTAGATGTTCCAATTGCAGTTAAAATTTTTGTATGACTTATAAATACGGCTGTAATTAAATCGTCTAACCAATCACACCTTGATAATTGAATGATCCTATCTGTTTCCGTTTCTATTAACATATTACTCCAAGAAGGGACTTTCTCTAAATATGAACGAAATATAACAATTAATGATTTACTTGTATTTGTTCTATAAACTGTATTTGCTTCATCAAATATGGATTTTAATCCGTCAAATATCTGAGGTGTCAAAACATCTATTAATTGCGATGTGTACTCCAATTTTGCTTGTGTAAATATAGGTGCGATTGTTTCATCCATTTTGTTAAACTTATATTTTTTTTCCTGAAAAAATACTTATTATCTACAAAAATCAAAATAAATACGATATATTAAATCACCAACATATGTTTCATAATATATGTCCTTCAAGGGTGTCGTATCTTTTATTAATTCTTGATTTGTGAAATAATTAGGTAACTTCATATGATCTAAATATGTATGTATTGTAAAGTCTTCTATACATACACGAAATCCCATACTTTCAAAATACTGATTAATCATAACTATATTTTCATTTGTTAAATTTGTAATATTTACATGTGTTCCATTCCCAAATAAATATTTCATTCCATCTGTAAATATCATTAATAATTCTTGAAAAATATGTAATCCTATCTTTATATGTGGATTATCTAATTCTAATTTAATGGAATGTTTTCTTTGAGGTGGTTTTGAGAATAAAAAATGTTTGAACTCCTCACCTGTCCCCGATTTATACTCCATATCTTCATGCTCCATTATTATAAAAAATACATAAAAAAATTAAAAAAATAAGGTATCTAATACGCAAATGAACTTAATGATTGTGTATATGGATTATTCTTAAAAGGATTTAATAATTCTGGATCGATTCTTATATTAGGTGCTAAACTTTCATCATTCAGTCTATCTTTCATTGTTGTTAATTCGCACACATCATCCGTTGGTATTTCTTGATATACCTTATCAGGTCCATTTAATCTGTGATTCATATAATCAATATCCAATTTCTTTATATCAACTGTTAATGTATCCATACCATTGGCTATCTTTACATTGTTCTTAGTTGGCATTCTCCCACGCGCAATTATTTCTTTTGTAGGGTTTGTATCCGCATTCATATAATTTTCTTGTAAGGTTCCTTCTTGTAAGAAAGCACCTGCATTTCCTGTATGCGAAAACATAGTTGTATCTTTAGTTGTATTTCCGGGTGCCTCATAGGATGAACTACGTTTTTCATAATCCCCCTTGAGGTAACCATTATTCTTTGAATTAATCGTTGTTTGTTTCTTAGTTACCTTTATACCATCCTGTAATCCAAGAGTAGTATGAAGAACCGTATTTTGAACATGTCCATTTTGTTTGGAATTAATGGTTGTTTCTTTGATCGTTTTCTTTAGTTCATCCATCAAACCCAATCTAGGTTCTTTAAATTCGGAAGCAATATTGCTAGTATAGTCCCTTAACTCCGTTACTTGTCTTTCATTGGGAAGAGCACGGTATCCTCCACGTTGCATATCAACACCTATCTGTGGTGTTTCAATTCCTACATTACGGTTTGTATCGGTACCTAACTGCTGTTTTAATGGTTTCTTAAAGTTTGCCCGTTTCTCAAGACCCGTATATATTTGAGGAGACGCGATACCCACCTCCTGTTTATTTAATACTTGACGATTGGTTTCCGGCATAATATGTTTAGGTCTTCGTGTATCTGCAATTGTCGCTCCCGTTGTAGTGAACCATCTATCACTATCATTAAGATAATACTTATCAGGATTATGTTGGAACATCATACCCATTTTACCCCGATTCGGTATAGGATTACCACCCGAAATAATCTTTCCTTTATTCACTAATTTGGGATTATTTAATGTCCTTATATTATCTACCTGACTCTTATCAGCAATCATTTTACCAACCTGTCTTGTAAGTGGATCTCTTTGATCAATCTTTCTTATACGTTGTTGTTGGAAAGGTAATTCATTCTTCCGCGTTTGAGAACCAACATAACGATTCGGATCACCCATTCCCTTTCCAAAATAGTTTCCATGGATATTCTGCTTTTGTCTTTCAAACATATTAGGAATTTCTTTCTTACTTTGTTGAAAACTACTTCCGGCACCATTAAGACCTTCCAACTGCCTTGAATCATCCAAATTTTGATTGGCAAATCCTTCGCCCCTAAAAAACGGTGCTAACTTAATACCCTGGTCATTTGACATAAATTCTTGATTATTAATATATCCTCCTGTAGCATTACTGTATATGAAATTTTCATAATTATCAACGGGTCCTTCATTTGACGCGGACGGTTCTAATTTTTGATGATTAATTACTTTTGAATCTGGTTCCTGCGATGATTCAAAATTCTTCTTGGCTAAACTACGTATTAAATTATCCGTTTCATTGTATTGTTCTGAATTATATATATTTTCACCATTCGGGACACTTATTGTTTTTTTCATCGGTTTTGTAATGGGATCTTTATCTTCTTCTTCTTTATTTATTAAATAACCCGCTCCAAGTAAGCCAGCTAAAACCAATGCTTCCATTTACTATTTTATATATAAAAAAAATTTTTATTTATCGTAATTTATCATTTTAAAAATTTCATGTGGTAATGTATCATTTGTGAATGATACTACCATAGTCCCATTCATAAAATAACCTACTAATTTAAAATGTATCTCATTTTCATATAAGAGTAGTATCGTTTTTAATTCTGGGTCATATGTATCCGATAAAGGATAATGATAATACGTATTCATCATGTCATTACTATACAAGATAACACAATTTATCCCAAGATATTTCTTTAATAAGATTAATAAATGTATATCACCCCAATATTCGGTTTCATTCTTTATAATATCATTCTTAAATGTTGTATAAGTCACTTCATGTGGATTCCATGTTTCGTCAAAATCCCCACTATCATGTAATATTTGATAATTCCCTATAATCGTATTATATTCATCCTCGGTTATATTCTCAGATAATACATTCCGTAAATGTGTTGCATCAAATGTATCATCATTTATATCTTTCAGGGCATAACTAATACAATGAAATAAACAATCCCCATTTTCCCCACAATCGAGCATTCCAAACAAAGAATTATTTCGTGGTTTTTCTAAATGTTTGTTTAGTAATCGTATCCACGGTTTGGGTATCTTTTCCCACCCATAATCTCGGAGAGCATTCTGCCAATTATGTTGTTTTACTAATTTACCTTGATAATACATTTTATGATCACGTATCATCAGGTATTCTGTTAAATAATATTCCATAATTACTTATATTATTTAGAATATGTTTATATATTTTCAATTATTATAAATATATATTGTAAAAAAAGTGTTCTTAAAAAATAATTAGGATTTACAATCCTTAAAATTATCAATCAACGCTAAATAAGTATCATCGCCTCGTCTGTTAAAAGGTTCAATTACATTTTTCTGAGGGTCCAAATGGACGGGTTGCCATCTATTTTTAGTTTGTCCACGAAGATCAATGGGTGGATTTGTTAATAATGTACTTTCTTGATGAAAAAATCCATCTTTTAAATTTCGATACGAAAGAGGTTGTTGAAGACCAGGATAATATTTATCCTGAGGTTCATTTGATAATTTCCGAGTTATATTCATTAATTCAGAATCAATATCAATTAAATTTTTATCTTCTGCTACAGGTTGTCCACTCCTTTGTAACCTCGCTGTTGGTGCCCAAGGATAAACAGGTTCAAGTTGTCTATCAACCTGATCATGAATATAGTTACTAACTGATTGTGCTGCAACCGTGCTATCTTTTTCAAGTGTTTCTTGTAATTCTTTAAATTTATCCATGTATTATAATATTACTATTATATTTTATTTTTAATTCACTTGTTTCCCTTTTTCCTTACATCTATTAATATAGTCTCTATTTCGGGCCATCTGCCTTGATGGGAGACCACCACGAGGCCACGATTTCATTGAATCTTCGGGAATAATATTAAGTGGATCTTGGACTTCTGTTTCTAATCTCTTAATCATGGGGGTAATTGAATAAGGTAATGTTGATGAACCAGATAATACATTACACGGACGATCTAACTTAGTAATTTTACTATCTCGTATAACTGTTTCTGTATCTACATCATATGCTCCCTTTCCAAAGAATCCCTGAGTTTGTAGATTCGGTAATTGATTAATGTATTTCTTATTTGTTAAGATATCAAATCGTACATTTGAATCACTATCAATTAAACATCCCTTTTCCCCCATCCATCCATTCGAACCTTGAAAGTTAACAAAGGGTTGACGAAGTTGAACTTCACGTGCTTTCTTTAATCCACAGTCACAACCGTATGTATTATCGAGTCTATATAAACCAGATCCCTGTGATTGCTGTGTTTCAAGTGTCACAGAACCCGGGTCTGAATCAATCGATGCTTTCTTATTTAATGTAAAATCCATATCAATTTTATTATCCGTACACTTATTTAACTGATCTAATGGTATATCTGAAGCAACTCCACCATGGTAACCAGGTTGAAATACATAATTATTATTTTCCTCAACTTCTGTCATTTTATATTAAGGAAATATATTTTATTTTAAAAATAATTGTATTTTTTATTAAATCCCTTGAATTTCATCGCTCCCCGGACCTTTCGGAACACCTGCTTGATTTGCAGCACATTGAAGGCCATTCCCTTCTTTACATGTTGGCGGGGACCCATATAACCACTGGGCAAAAGCACCTTGATCCGGTACGGTCCCTTGTCCGGGAACAGAGAAAAATTGTCGTTGTGAATTATTTTTCCCAAATATATCACTTACATCTCGATAAATGCCTTCGTCAAAATGTTTCTCCATATTTCGTTGAATACCCTTATTATTATAAGAAGGACATCCTGCTTTCACATTTTCTCGACCAAAATCCGCGATACTTGGATTCATAAATGGATTATTCTTTGTAGGAATACGACAGGATTCATTTAATGCTTGAACTAAATCGTCATTCTCTTCTTCCGTTTCGACTTTATTATTAAATAGTTCTACATTTGTTTGATTCACATGAGTTGCTTTAAATTTCTTACTTAATACATATGTTAGAACCGAAACGACTAATGGTATATAAAATACGTCTGTATTCTCACGGTTTAAGACAAATACTATAATGGAATAATAGATAGATAATCTTACAAGAGCATTTAATTTACGATTAAAATCAAAATTCTTTAAAGGGATTATCTCAAACAAATATTTTTTTTCATATAATATCGGTATGTTTGTTATCCATAGAGGGGTCATAATATAATAGTAATATTATATTATTTTTAAGAAATAATTTTTTATAAAAGGAACTATAATTATAAAAGGAACTATAATTATAAAAGGAACTATAATTATAAAAGGGTTAATCTACATCTGGATTATTCATATTTTGACGATTTTTTAGTTTTTGTTGTAATCGTTCCCTCTGTACATTCGGATCATGTGTATGATTTGGTTGATTGATTTGCTTTTGCTTTTGTGGTTGTGGTTGTGGTTGTGGTTGTGACATATTCCCCATAAGTCCTCCCATCATTCCCTGCATCATTTTACCCATAACATCATCCCCACCATTTCCTTCCATACCCATGTTCATCATATTACTAAATAATGGATTATCCTTCATAACACCACATATATTTGTTGCTTCCGATAATAAATCACCCGATTGTTCCATAGATCCAATATTTGAACTAATTGCTGAAAATATCTTCGCCATATTATCTCCCTTAAATAAGTCTTCAATATTTCCACCATCCTTTCCGCCCATCATGTCTTCAATATTTATCTCATCTGATATTTTCTTCGCAATTTGGCCTATTTTTGTATCTCCTAATACATTATTAATATCTTCCATAGTTGATTCATCCATTTCCTGCGTATTATTTTTTGAAATAGATTCATTTAGTTTCTTTAATATCTTCATTTGTTCAACCGTTTGTTTATCTTTTACTTTTTCCTTCATTTGTATTGATTTCATAACATCTTCAATTTTCCCACTTGAATCTTCTGATATATGCATTATACAAAAACATTGGAGATACTTCCATATACTATCCTTCGTATTATCTGAAATACCCGAATTCCACATCATCTTAAATGAAATATTGGGAATAAATATAGGGTCATCATTAAATAATGTTTCATCCCTTTCGGCTATTTTTGAATAATGACCCTTAATATTATCTAAAAACTCATTTATTTTTTGAACCGCTCCATCTTTCTCAAAACATTCTTTATAATGATCTGTTAATCTCGTTTTATATTCGGGGAAAACGTCCACAATATCTTTAATAAATGCCTGAAATGTTGTAACTAATTTTTGCGACATATCTCTTTATTATATCTTAGACTATTTTATATTTATTTAATTTTGACGCAATTATCTAACAGCACCCGCAACATTATTTGTATCTATCATCTTACGGTCATTCATCATTTTTTCATATTCATTGTCAAATTGCGCAGATTTTTCATTTTTACCAACATGAGGATCCGTCCTTACCTCTCCCATTTTTTCATCCGTATCATTAATAGAAGAATATGGGGAATCAGGAATAGTATCTCCTTCATTTAATGGAGCAAATGCCAAACAACTTCCATTTTCACAATATCCATCTAATTCACCTTCTTCTTTCATCTGTTCTTTCGTTTGTTGTTGTCCTTGCTGTCCTTGTTGTCCTTGCTGTCCTTGCTGTCCTTGCTGTCCTTGCTGTCCTTGCTGTCCTTGCTGTCCTGGCTGTCCTTCATCTTGTACAAATGCAAAAATCTCATCGGCAGACCACAATTCATTTTCAACAACCATTACAGGAACACTCTTTACATACTTAGGAAATGGTTGTTCATCGATACACGTGATAGTTATCATTCCACGTAAATCGTGTCTTCCATGTAATATTTCCAATAATTTTCTACAATAAGGGCATCGTTTACTTATATATAAATTTGCTTGACTCATTTATTCAATAATCAAAAAAGAAATATTATAATTTAAACATAAAATAATTATACTAAAATTTGATAATTATTTTAAAAGATAATACTATAAATAAAAATAATGGAATTTACAGTTGAAATTGATAAAATCTCCGAGAAAGGTAATTCACTTTCATTTGATATTAAAGGTAATCAAGTTTTTGGATTACATAAAAGTTTCGTAAATTCCATCCGTAGGACGTTACTATCCGCGATACCAACCGTCGGTTTTAGAACGGATATTAATGACTCGGATATTAAGATCCTTAAGAATAATACGTCTTTACATAATGAATTTCTATTAAATCGTATTGCATTAATTCCACTTTATATTGATCCACAAACTTATAAAAAACAATATTTATTTAAGTTATCTGTTATTAATTCGGTTGAGTCACCTATCACATCCATTACAGCCAATGATTTCCAAATTTATCCTTTAAAAGGATCTGTAAATCACGAACTTATTCAAGAAATCAATCTTGACGATTATGATTTATTACATCCATTGTCAGATAAAGAAAAGAAACAAATATTCCGCCCCTTTTCATTTAAAAATAAGGATGAATATTGCTTACTCACCGAACTTAGGAAAACAAATTCATCGATTAAAGAAGAATTGGAACTATATGGGGTCCCAAGTGTATCGTATGCCTATGAAAATTCAAGGTGGCAAGCAGTATCGCGTGCTTCATATATGTTTAAGAAGAATGAGGCATTATTTAATCAAATATTACAAGATAAACTTAAACATATTGATGATAAAGAAGAACAAGAAGATTTAAAAAGATCACTTTATATCAGTGAATCAGAAAGATATTTTCACCGTGATAAGGAAACAGAACCTTATTGGTATACGTTTACAGTTGATTCTGTTCATTTTATGAATTCTAAAGAACTATTAATCTATGCAAATCAAATTATTATTGATCAACTACAAATTATAAAAGAAGAGTTTCCCAAATTATCTACTAAAGAAGCTTCAATTATGAATATTAAGTCTTTAAAAAATAATATTTATCAAATATCTATCCAAGGGTTTGATGATACCATTGGAAACCTACTACAATCATATATTTCAACAAAGATGATTGATGACAAATCAATACTTTCTATTTGTGGGTATAAACGAGTTCATCCACTTGAAGAAACAATTATCTTTAATATCTCACTTAATAAATTACATACAATAAGGGATGCCCCAGAAACTCAAAAACTATTTTCCCTTATTCAATATTTCCGTGATGCGTGTGATGCATTAACACATATATTCACAACTATTAAGAATGAGACGGATGTGTCTCTTTAAAATAATTATATACAAAAGCATATCTCTTTGCTGGCAAATTATGTAAGAATATATTAATATTTTTTTCATTGCGGTTTACACCCGTATTCAAGTATTCACCATGAATCGCATATATTAATGGTTTGAATTCATAGGGGATATCTTGTTTCTCAAGTGTTTTATGAATAAAATGATCACAATATGTTTTTAAAAGAGACAATTTAATTTCATTAAAAGTATCTCGATGTTGTGAAAAAATATAACTCTCTTCTGGGAAATAATTTAAATATTCCCGTAATGTCCCATTCTGTCGTAATTGAATATAATGTAATAATTTATCATTATAATTGATTTTCAAATTATTTACATGTTCGTAGTGTGGATTAATCCATTTTATCCTGTGACTACCACATTTCACAGTAAATCCTTTTACAGAATATGGTAAGTTAGGGTCTTTATAATACGGTATGCTTCCTTTATCAAATGTATATACATTTTCAATACCTTGAATACTATCTAATGGAACTCTTTTTAATTCATCAACATGATACTGTTCCACTAAATATACTTGATTTTTCATAACAGGGGATACAATGCGATTGTTCTTATGAACTAACACAAACGAATAACAATGATCTTTGTTTAAATCATCCATCCATTCATTTGTCTCAACAGATTCTTGAAACATATCATAAAAGGATTGTTTTCCATCCCATGAATTGGTTGCTCCAATAGAACTCCTTGTTGAAAATATCCATTCATTCTTATGATTAAATACATTTATCATTGTACCATCAACCAGTAATTGATATTCATTATCTTCGAATGTTGTATCTATTGAATCAATATTTGTTTCTTGTACAGCCTTTACAGGAGGTACACATACTATTTTATTTGTTTCTGTATCTATAATTACTCCCCTACAATACTTAATCCAAGGATATGTATCTGTATCATACTTCTTATCATAATGATATTTTACAAGGGCCAGTTTCTTTTTGGAATGGGTCTTCACATATAAATTTAATTTTTTAAGTTCTTGAATGTAATGTTCTGTATTGGTAATAAATGTTTGTAATTCCATGATATATTATAAATTTAATATATTTATGATTCATTTTTTTAAATATTATAAAATATTGAGTATAATTATATAGTGCTACATTATGGGAGATACAGAAGAAGAAAATATATTTAACCAATTAATACATAATGACCCCGATAATGACCTTACAGAAGAAGAACGACAATTAGATATAGATGTAGATGAAGGATTTTCACCCGATTCACCACGATTTGATCCCACTGTTGAAACCCCTCCCCGCGATTTCTCAAATGAAGAAATTGATCCAGATTTCATTATAAGTAGTACAGAAGATGCCCATATAAATATGGATTCAATCAATATGCTTGTAAATGAGGGTGATTTATTTATTATTATATTTGAAGAAGATGAAGAATTTAATGATCACTTGGCGATTGTAAAAGATATACAAGGTGACCAGATATCCTTTGTGAATGAATATCAAACAGATCTTCCTAAAATTCAATATACAGATGGAAATATCATCCTTCAAGCAGATGACTACCACATAATTGATATTGAAAAAGTGGAAGAATTTGATATGGATAACATAAATGATACAGAATTCCTAATTGAAGAAATAAATGAAGAACTGGATATTACAGAAACAACCGTTAAAGAATATACAATTCAAGAAAAGAAAGAAGATATGATTACTGAATTAATATCCGCCCTACAAGGTCAAGGAAATGATATACTTATCCACGAAATTTCATCTATGATGGATGATATAGTTACTATCATGGGTAATGATGTATATGATACATCCTCCTCAGCCTTACAATTTATTAAACATATTTTACATAAAAAATCATATATACTACCTAGATGGATCATCCCTATTATTACGAATAAAAAAGTATTATATAAAGAAGAAGAAGAAGATAATGAAGAACTCGAAGATACAATTCATAAGGATTATATAACTACACTTGAACAAACATATAATATTGCAAATACATTTAATGAGTATAATCCTAATTCCTATTCCACAATTATTAAAAAATTAAATGCATTTCAACCTTATGAAAATGATAATTCAGAACAAAAGATAATACCTTATGAAGGTTTATATATCCGTTCATGTAATCCTTGTAATACTCTTTCGACGCAAATTCCATATGATATGGTTAACACACGAAAAGAACATTTATTACCCATCAAACAAAGTAATGTAACTGTTCTTTCAACCATTCTACCAAAGGAAAATCTGGCACTTGCAGGGTTTTATACATTACCCCATACATTTCAAGATTTTACAATTAAGTGTGGTTCCATAAATCTATATGAATATTATTTATTATCTAATGTAAAATATTCCTATAAACCCTTTAGTAAGAGGTTTGAAAATGATAAAATTATACCTCATATGATGAATACTGATACAACGAATATAGACCCATTATGGGAATTAAATATACATTCCTATTTATTTTATCCAGAAGTTACTCAGGAACAAATAGGTGATGTTTTGGAAATGAATTTTCCAAACCTTAAGAATATAATCCAAGTTATACCCAAGGATATATTTGATTCCATTCTTAATTATCAAGATTTTGAAAAAGTATTCTTACACTATGATATAAACATACATTCAATTAGTCCCGATGAAAGAATTATGATACACGAAAAAATAAAAGACAATATTCAATCGTTTATTAGAAACTATAATAAAACATATAAACGAAAAGTTATTAAGAATGTCGTGAAAAAGAAGATATCTCTATCGTTATCAGATAAAATTAAGTTAGCAAAGAATTACATATCAACCATATTAGATATACCTCTTAAGAATTATTACCTTCATAAAATAATTACTAAATTCTCTCGAAATGCCCATATAAATGAAGATAAGAACTATCTCTATGAAAATATAGATGATGGTAGTCAAAAATTAATGTGTAATCATAATCTATATAGTTGTATATCACATCATAATAAAGAAGCATTTGACACACTTATGTCTAACTTTGGCGACGTACCTGTGGGTGGAAATATATATTGTAAAATATGTGGTCATTATTTATGCCCTGAATCATTTTCAACATTGGAAGGATTTAGTGATGATAAACCATCCAACACAAGGGAAGTATTAAATACAGATCAAGATACAATTAATGAATATAACGAAGAACAACTTGCAATTCAAAAAAATATAATTATTATTTGTAATTTAATAGGTTGTAAATTAACTAAATATGATGAAAAACAAATTATTAATCATTATGAATCAATTAATCAAGAAGAATTAATTAATCATAGATATAATACCCCGAGTGTATTCAAAAAATTACCCATGTATTCTGGTATTATCAAACAATATAAGATGGTGATCCCTGCAAAAACACCCCAGGAGAAACAACAAAATAAAAAAAATAAGGTTCTTCGAGATAAAGCACTTTCAACTCTTAAAGAATATCTGGTTGCTTGTAATCAGTTATTTAGTAATATATTCCTTATCTTATTTTATTTACAAACATCCATTCCTCCCTATTTATTAAAGTCAAAGCAAAATATATATCTGTGGGATACTTTAACACAGAATGAAACATGGGATACCGTAAAACATCAACCCCATCAAAAAATATCGGTTGATACGATTGATACAATTCTCATGATTATTCAAAAAATTATTAAAGAACAACCCGCAAATCCATTTTGGAAACATATATCACAATTCTTAAAAGAATCAAACGATTATAAGGGATTTCCAAATTTCAAAGAACAATTCATGTTTAGTTCTTCTTATATCTTAAGGAATGATTCTTTAAAGAAAAAATTAAAATTATATTTTGATTTTAACCAAGATGAAGGGTCCGCTATATATTATAAAGAACATTGGCCAACTTTTAAACCAAAACGTGATACGGTCCTTATTACATCAATTAATAAAAATGTTACCGATCAATTAAAAGAAGAACCCTTCAAAAAATTATTACTCAAGAAATATTCAACATTACAATATGAAAATATATCCCATATTACCCCCTTAAGAGAAGCATATGAAACACCCAAATATCAAACATTTTCAATACCTTATTCTGATATTATGAAAAATGAAGCGTATCAAAGATTATTTGATTATTCAGTTCATCTACATGGAACATCAACTGAAATACCCATTATAAATTTACTGATTCATCGTTTCCTTGATACAATTCCAGATCCAGGTCCCGTAAAAACGATACTATCAAATGGTATTGGGTGGAAGGATGGTATTACAAACATAAATTACCAAGATTTCAAGACAACATTCGTCAAAGATATAACCGAACATTTTAAAAGAAAACAAAATAGTGATAAAGATACAATTAATATTTATATTCATATTCATTTAAATAATTGGAATGGAATGTTACTCAATGGACATCCTAAACGAAATTATAATAATTATACTCCGAATGTTTTCCCACGAGAACCATTTGAAGATATAGATAAAGATCATATTACAAACCTATTCAAACAATATTGTACAAATGATGATGATGAAATTGTTGAAACATTTAATAATGACTATTTTATCACAAATTTAATTGCAGATCCAAATATTCAAAGAGATATTGTATGTGATTCATCTTTATCAAAAACAAAAGAAAACTTTGAGAAAATTATAAAATATACTTTACAAAAAAATGAAATACCAACTCGACAATCATCAAATGAACATATTTCCTACGATTCGAGAATATATTCTTTCATCGAAGAGAATAACTTATTAGAAAATAATACAACCGATACATTTCAATTATTTCAAGATATATATTATTTACGTAATCTAGAGGATCCAATCCCCCAATCATTACTCGTTTTAAATAATATGATTCTGTTAAATGATAAATATAAGAATATCATACAATCCTACTTTATAGATGCGAAAGAAAGTGAAATAATTTCACAAGATCAATATCGTCGTTATACATCCTTATCGGGACGAAGTCTTGAAACGGTGAGTATATTATTAGATAAGTATTTAGATGAATGTTCATACATAGGGAATCATACAGATACAATTTCATCGATTGTTGCAAGATTATCCCAATTCAATGACCTCCCAGGAACGTTACTACATGATAATATTCCCAAACAATGGAAAATCAGTGATACAAATATAGAACATATGAAAACATTTATTAATCAAAATGAATTCTTACTCCATGGAGATACATTTAATCTTTCTACAAAAGAAAAATATAGCGGATTTAACAATTATCGGGGACAATATAATTTATCATTGTGTTTTCAAGGATTACATGAGTATATAAAGAAATTCAACTATAAAAATATAGATATATTAGTTGGTGAATCCTCTAGTAATCCAACATCATTCTTTACAGAAGATTTCTGCTTAGAACTTAAAAAAATATTATTCCTACACCTATTTATACAAATCATAGACTATTGTAATGCACTACGCGATGAAATTTCAGTCGTCTCAAACAATGCAAACCTATTATACCAATCCTTAGAAATACAAGATCAATTAACAATCCAATCCTCCATTGGAATATGTACCCGCTTCTGTTTTGACCTATTTATACATTTCTTTGAAGATTATACAGATCCAATGTGGATTCATCAAATAAGTGCGAATCTAACAAATGAATTAAGTAAACAAAAAGAACGGGAAAAACAAAATTTAATTAATGACCTTGAAAGCAAATCAAATGATGAAAGATATGTTACAACCCAATTACAAACATATGGTATCGTAAATTGGTTTGGGAATGCGGGTAAAGATAATCTTGAAAGGAAAAAAGGAGATGATTATCAATCACAATTATTAAATGATCGTATTGAAACAGTAAAAGAATTATTTTACAGCAATGAAGACGCCATCCAACAACAAGAATTAAATGGTGTTGATACTGTCCATCTAAATCTTGGTGAAAATGATGATACGAATGAAACCCTTGACGGAGGGTATGATTATCATGAAGAAGGTAGTGATATAGAAGGAGATGATGATAATGATGACGAGGGAAATTATAGAGAAGATTAAATATATTAGTATAATTATATATAAATGAAAGTATATGATTGCTTACAAATAAGTCTTTTATTCATAATTATCGTGATTACATTTTATATCCACCCTATAATTGAAGGCCTGTTTATACCCGATGAAACACAATATGTTATTTATGATAATGTATCAGATAAAGGTAGTGGGTATGTCCCTATAACAAACCGAATTGATTCAAAGCATAAGGGTTTTTTTACATCTATGCATGATGTAAATAATAAATCCCTTAAAAAATTAGGACTTCGAGAAGATGACCCAATTATTTATAATAAAGCTCCCATCGGACTACAACAATTCTTATTTAATTCACCAAATTATTTTAATGATAATAAAGTGATAGATTATGAAAAAAATAAATGGAAACCACCCTTACATCCATTATATAGTTATGCGTCGCCTGAGAATAATGACGCAATCTTATATTTAACACAAGATAAAACGATTCAAAATGATTTCATGAATGAACATAAAATAAATGAAAAAGAAATAGTATCACGTTCATCATTTAACTAAATTATTCATAGATGATTCCACCATCATAAAAAATATAAATAAGGCATACATTTCTTCAATACCCTTTTTAGAATCAAGGTACGTATCTTCTTTTTTAAAGTGTTTTTTATATAGATCATAAGGTAATTCGGGTCCTACATAACACTCGGACATTTGTATATAAGCATCCGAAAATCCTGAAATATATGTCTTATATTTTTCATTTAATCGATGATAGTCTTTTTCTTCTTCTGTCAAAGTTTCATATAATGTTTCATATGATTCTTTTGATGTATCCTGTAAGGCTACATTTTGAATCGTTTCTTTAAATGTTTCATCACATTCCTTTGATATTTCCGTTATCGCCGATAATTTTTCTTGTAATGTTTCAAGGTTCCATTCCATTATTATCATTCTTATAAATAATATTTAAATTATTTGCGTTAATTTCCATAAATAAAAGAAGACGGTGAGGGCACACGAAATTAATTCGGGTGATGAATATGTTAGAGAAGACGCAACATATGTTTAGATTCTAATGATTATTTTCCCCACTATAATACTATTTATTCATTATTTCAGTTATTTTGTTTGATAATATTGTGTATAAATTATCATCATATTGCAAGCACTCTTTATAATCTTTTATAAATGTATTTTCTATCGAATCTTTATTTTTAAGTTTAATTAATTCGTGAATTAATTCTATGATTTGATATGATATCCCTGTTATCTTATAAAAAGAAAGCGTATGGTCAGGTTTAACAATATAATTATTTTCATTATATATTCGAGAAAATTTATCATAGTGTGTATCATGTAAAATATAATGCGCACCTGCTATATTTTCCCATCTTTCTATATACCATTCCATAATTTCTTCTGTTTCTAATTCTTTTTTTCTTTTAAGAATATATTTACATATATCTACATTATGATTTATTAATTCTTTTAAATATAATAATATGTTTTCTTCTGAGGAAAGATGTCTTTTATAAATTTCCATTATTATCATTTTTATAAATAATATTTAAATTATTTGCGTTAATTTTCATAAAAAAAAGAATAGGTTATAAAAAAAATGCCATTCATTCAAAACTTAACACTTGTCACAACTGAAAATATGCACGAACTTATACCTGCTTATATCACTGAAAATAAAATTATCATTGGTGGTTATGAAGATATTATGGATGTTGTCCTACGAATGATTAAAGCAAAATATTTCTTTAATATGGATAAAAATCTTCTCCGTGGTTGTCTTGAAGACATGACATTTATGTATTGTCCGGGAGATGATGTAAATAAAGACAGAGTTGTTTCTATGTTAGAACCATCCGATGATGAAGACGATGAAGACGATGATGAAGAGATGGGTATTGAAGATATTCCAGTCATCCGCCGTAATTCCATCATAGATGGTTCAGATATGGATGCCTAAAATTGAAACATACGTTACCTATATTCTATTAAAAAAATAACACCGACTAAAAAAATATAAAGACCTACAAAAACATATCAAACAAACGTACCTTTATAATCATGGTTTCTTTGCAAACTCTCCCTTTGTCTTTGAAGAATAATATTTCCTTGGATAATCTCTATGCTTGCGAAACCTTCGCCGTGGCGGTCCAGTATTGCGTTTTACGACCCAAAACGAAAAATAATTGTTGATAAAGGTAGTTCCCGTGCTTGTGGTGGGAATCACAATCGTTTCTCTATACACGCAGAACAAAGGGCGATTAATTATTGTAGAGAATGTGATACCCGTAAAAGTAAACGATACCAAATATTTATTTGGAGATATGCGCGTGATGGAAGTCTAAAACCAGCTAATTGTTGTAATGCCTGTTCACAATTAGTTAAGAAATATAATTTTGAAAATCATATATTTACCTTTAAGAATAATCATAAAGTAGCGGCCGTTGTCGAGAATCCACAAATATCGCTGGGTTATAAGATACATCATAATTTGTAAATAGTATCATATAAATGGGTCATTCATTGATTCAAATAAGGTTATCCACTCACGAACGATTGTTTCAGGTCGTAACTTATCTAATGCTTTTCTCGCTTTGTATGCGTTATATTTTTTGATATTGGCTGAAATATTCACAACTTGTTTTAAAGTATCTGTAAAGTTTTGGATATCTTTTTCATAATTATCGAAATCAACTTCATATTTATAAACATATTCCGAAACACCCTCAATGATTTCTTTCGGACCATCTATATTTGATACAATTACAGGAACCCGGCGATCTAAGCATTCACATATAGTATATCCAAATGGTTCATATATACCTGTTATACAATTAATACCTATTTTTTTCCAATAGTCCTCTTTTACATGTTTGTCGGTTGTAAAAGGTATTACTTCTAATATTCCCTTGTATTTTTGTTCTAAAATCTTCCAATAATAATTACCATATTTATCATAATCAACACCCATATTTACTACTTTTAACCCTTTTAAATTATATGTATCAATGGCTATAATCGGTATTTCAGGTCGTTTTCTCGGAACATGTCTTCCAATATATCCAAGTATATTTGATTCATAATTGACATCTAAGAATTCATTATCATATTTTGGTTTATAACTATTATAGATTACATATGTATTCGGATTCAATGTATCATAATTAAATGATTTATAATATGCCTCTTCCGATTTACTAATCAATACAATTGTATCTGATAAGGCAAATGTTTTTTCTTGTTCATTAAAATTATTTGTATAACAAGAACCCATATTTGTAATATTTTCCATCTTTATCAATGAATGACATACAGTTATAATATTCATCTTACTATAAATATGCTTGATATAATGGATTGTATCTAATGCAATCCATAGATTATTTACACATATATGAATATCACTAAAATGTCTATGTATATCTTCCCGATGTTTAATAACTCTAATATTTTTATACTTGTGATAACATTCCTCTGGTAATTTATCATTTAATACCGACTCCAAAAATATAGGGACTATTTCATATGTATCATTATCCTCAAACATATCTATAAAATTTACAATCCATGTCGCTACTCCGCCATATACAATCGGTGGTATTTCATTTGTTAGTAACCCTATTTTTATTTTTGGTTTATTATTATTATGTGTAATATCTCGTTCGCTCTCAGTTGATACTGTTATATTGTCACATGTAACCATATTAATAATGTCATTTAAAATGTTATGGATCATATGTTCCGTTTCAGCATTATATATCAAACACCACACATAATATAATATAAAGTTCCTTACGATTTTTAAATACTCGTAAATAAAGTATATCATTGAATTGTTAAATTATTTTGGTTTGTATTATTTTGTTTGTATTATTTTGTTAAATTATGTTTCAAATTTTATGGATTTAATAATTTATATAATACATATAACTCTGAATAATTCCATGTTAATTTTTGTGCTGAAAAATACTCATTTGTAATCGGATTAAATTGTTCCGGTATTATTAAATTTGTGTCCAATGTTAGAATTATTTCTAATATTTGATTGGCGATTTCAATATAATTATTATTCGGATTTGACTTTGAACGATGCATGGGCGAATCATAACGGACTATATTCTTACGAGTATATAATTCAACATATACTTGTGCCAATGCTAATGAACATATTACCCATATTTGTCCGTCATAATATGTATCGTTTTTATATCTCCCTATTAAATATAATTCATCCTTTTTGTATTTCTGTCTAAAAAATTGTAATAAATTATCACATGTATGATGTATATATTCAATGGGAACTAATTTTAACAATGTCTCATCATAATCAACATGACTAAATGCTAATATATTTGCTGCATCTTCGTATTTACTAATTTCTCCCGATGTATCAAAGGAAGATATAATTGTATTTTCATTAATATGGTCTTTGATGCTACTTGATAATTCTGTATATACTCTTTGTAATCTATCAATATCTATATTTTTTAATAATTTTCTATATTTTAATGAATCCTGTAAACATTTAAGTTGTACAAACCGTGTATAAAAATGCCATCCTTCTTTTTCTTCCCATATATCAAAGGATGTATTATTATAATTTTCTAATATGTATTCTACATCGTTTTCAATGATAGGTATGATATAAGTATCAATCAAAATATCATATTTATATTTGAATAATTCAATAATCTTATATAATATGATGCCTCGTAATGCAGGACCATCGTTTTGAGGTCTCCCCCACTCTCCCATATATTCCGTACAGTTTATATTAAACTTGGGTTCCCCTAATCCCGAAATAGGTTTTAGTTTTTGTAACTTACTTTCATTCTCTATATAATTAATAATTAATCGAAAATATAAAGAATCTTTTGTTGTCTTATACATATCTATAATCGTTCTCATAACTAACGCTGAATCCCGTATCCAATGATATTTATAAGGAGGATTTTCAGATGGCGAAGCAATAATAATACCAATATTCGTAGTTGTATTAATATTTTCTAATATTCTTTGATTTATTTTATGTAAATAATGATTATCCATATATTTTTAGAAATATTAAAATTCTTTAATAAAATTATAATAATCCCATTTTTCTCCATGCCCTTATATTATATGTTGCCCCGGTCTTAAAAAACATAAGCATCCATGATACATATATAATTAAACATATAGATAAACAACGTTTGTCTATATGTTTATAAATTCCTTTGATCCATACCCACATATCTTGAAAATACATTATGAATAGTTTAGTATATAGTAAGTATCCCTCCTTACGATTAAATACTTAAATTTGATTTTTATATTTAAAGGGTGCCCCATAAATTATATTGAACCCTACATGGAGAATTTAAAGATCTCCACCATTACATCCATCCTTAAACTATCAGAACCCATTGAATTGAAACGGATATATAATACAATCCCCATTTCTGAGTATGTTCCATTTATTGAATATGGCGCACATAATGTTCCACGTGGATTTTCAAAAAAAGCATTGAAGAAAAAAAGAAAAAAGAAAGTGAAGAAAATCTTCTTTAATCAAGCAACGATGCATGTTGTGTTTGATGGTAAAATTATGAATGTTAAATTATTTAATAATGGTCATATTCAAATCACAGGTTTAAAGAAAATTGACCAAGGAAAACGTTTAATATATGAATTAATAGACTATCTTCAAGATTTTGAAATTTTTGAACAAGATGTTTCCATTCTAGATGAAAAATTAGTTTTAATTAATAGTGATTTTGATATGGGCTTTGAAATCAATCGCGAAGTATTACATAGCGAAATATTAAATAGTGGTATTTATTCATCTTATGAACCATGTATTTATCCAGGTGTCAACATTAAATATTTCATCAATACCAATAACTGGGATGGTATTTGTTCCTGTGGAAATAGATGCGATGGAAAAGGAAGAGCAAATGGCGATGGTGATTGTAAAAAAGTAACAATTGCTGTATTTAAAAGTGGGAAGATCATCATTACAGGTGGACAACATACAGATCAACTTGAAACTGCTTATTATTTTATCAAAGAATTTATTGAAGAACAAAAAGAACTCTTTATGCTAAAATATATATGATTTAAAAATAATATAATACTTAATTATAAATAGTATGGATTGGACACAAAGTGATTGGAATAGTATGCGGGCGAATCAAGAATCAGCAATGAATACTATGTATCAAAATACAAGGGCGAGTCATTTTGAGAGGACACAACGTAATTCACTAATTCTTGATGTGATAGACAATGATTCCACTAATTTTGGAACAACTCCATTAACCGAACCTGCTAATGAATTTAATGTTGAATTACATGAACCTCTAAAGGTTGATAAATTATCAGATATATATTTAGATTCATTTACTACATTCGACGCTAATATAAATACTGCGAGAGGGTCCATTGCATTTTTACTAGGTATTAAAGAATTCAATATTAATAGTAATAGTAATGTATCTTCTAATTATAATAAGATTATGATCCCAAATTCATCAGATACTGCACCGACCGAAGGGGTCGACGGCAACTGTATAACGCATAAGAGTAAGAAATTTAATTACATATGTTCTATTAATCCATGTACACTCTCTAGAATTACTGGAAACATATCATTAGCAGACGGAACACGCGCTTTTAGCACCACGGCAAAAGCACGTTTCATTGCAGAATTTGTATTTATTGCCCGAGAATAATTTAGTATGATGTTTTTTTACTTTTAATTTTTTTTAATTATAATATATATATTATAATGAATAAATATGTAATCATGATTGTGATGATTGTAACCGTATATATGTTATATATTTATAAGCGAAATGAAGCAAGGAAAAAAGTACAGAAACGTAAGAAATTAATTAAGAAAGAAATTATTCAGACAGTAAAACCTGCCTTGGATAAAAGTGCCAATATCCTTTTACACAATTTAAATGATATTAATAATGTTAGTGAGAAGGTAACATTAAAGAATATTAAGATCCGTTGGAGTTTGCAAAGAGATTTAATAGATTATGATTTAAATCAAAAATTATTGTCCATGATTCAACAAATCTTACAGCGCATACAAATACAACAACATAATTATTTTATTAAGACCATTGAAAATGTATATGTTATGAAAGATACGGATAATAACTTTAGATGTATCACACATTTCTTTATGTATGATGTATCAAATCATTATCAATTTAAAGTTGTTATAGATTTCGTGTCTCTAAATAAAGAAATATTTATTAATTATGTTGACATTGATGAAAGTGCCCTTCTAAATATAATCGATAAATATGATATCAAGTATAATTCGCAGGGTATTTTATTAAACCATAATACATTTGATGAAACTGTTGAAAAATTATTTAATCGTCATTATGAAAATGAAAGTATGTTACATTATGTAAATTCAAATACATCTCACGAAATTAAGAATAAATTATACTCGATTGATAAATTAACACTTAATTATCTACCCGCAGGAACACCTATCTTACAGGGTTCTCCTATGTTTTGTAATAAATATGGACCAGGATGGAATAAAGCAAGTATCTTAACAGATAATGAAAAAGATTGTGTTATGCAAAATCCAAGCACCGTCCCCTATCCTAATGAACCTTATGATGCTCCAGGTGTCGTAACCACTCGTGTTGATCAGAATGCGTTTGATTGGTTATTTGACCCCGACAGTAACGGTATTATTTAATTTTATAAATATTTAAAGTTCTTTTATACTCAATAAGTAAAATGAGTGATACAAATGTTACAATGGAAATTAATGAAACAGAAACAGCTGATGAAATATCTATGTCTAAACCTGATTTAATTACATTTCTTAATTTATTACAAATATCAGCTCAACGTGGGACATTCAAGTTACATGAATTTAAAGATGTAGGTATTTTCTTTGAAAAGATGAACCGTATTCTTAATAAATAATATTATATTATAGTAAATGCCTCAAAAACTAAAATCACGTAGAAGGGAAAGAACCAGTCGCCGTAAAGGAACCAGTCGCCGTAAAGGAACCAGTCGCCGTAAAGGAACCAGTCGCCGTAAAGGAACCAGTCGCCGTAAAGGAACCAGTCGTCGTAGGATAAATAGAAAGACAAGAAGAAGATATACCAGAGACCTCCAAAGGGGGGGTGAAAAATTTCCAGCGCAGTGGGTGAATCTGGTGGCGTCGCTAAAGAGAAGGTTGCGGGGGCGGTGGCATCAGTAAAAAAGGCGGGTGAAAAAATTCCAGAGACTAAGAAGGCGCTAGGGCGAATCGGTGACGTCGCTAAAGGGAAGGTTGTGGGGGCGGTGGCATCAGAAAAAAAGGCGGACGACAAACGGTCAAGAAAAGGGAACATTAACCCGGTCCACAATGTTCCAGTCATCACGCCAACCCCACCAGATGACGTGGTCTACAATTGTGTCGTCGAGTCATCGTGCCCCGACCATTGCACTTCGGAGGCCGAACACTGGGAGCGCGTGCGAAAGCGAATTAAAATATCGGCCATTCAAAAAGAACTGGGCAACATCTACAATCTCCTTAGTAAAAGTACTGAATGATAAAAAAATCGAATCTAACGTGTCAGACGAAATAAAGGCAGATTTTAATCAAGAAATGATTACGTTATCTCAAAAAACCAGCTAATGATGCTACGGGAAATGTGTCCGCGACTAATCAGGGGATTAAAGATGTTGTGGATAATACAGCAGCAGCAGCAGCAGACAGCATCAACAGCACCAGCAGCAGGGGTAAGAGTGCGGGTACTGACATGGGTGGAGAGTGAGATGATAAATGTTGTTGACGAGGCGGAAAAAAGGGTAAATGTTAAAAATGAAAGAAGGGTTGGTTGAGATGACAACTCCATAAATTTTATATATGAAATCCTAAATAAAAATATAATACATACTATAAAATGAGTAAAAAATGTGGAGCCGAAGGATTAGCTAATTTTATTGTTGAAGAACAAAAACCAGAAAGAAAAGTTCCAAGTGTAAGAATGAATCAATTAAAGATCACTCTATTATTTATTGTGATCCAATTAGGTTTTATCTATCTTGTATCTGAAGTATTGTGGCCACGCATCATGCCTAAATTATTTAAGAGTGCCGTTGAAAAACCAGGATTCTTACCTGTCCTAGGTTTATCTGTTATTGGACATCTATTATTATAATTATCAAATAATTATTTTTTTTTCTAAACAATCTTGTATCCAAGTTTCGGGTGGAAATGTAAAATCATAATATTCATACATTCTTTGATAGTCTTTCACTGATTTCACACTATGTATAGCTATATACTGGTAAAAATATTGTAATACATCTTCTACATTAGAATCACCTGTATTACAATATTTCATAAGTATCTTTTTCCCTAAATCAATTAAATATAATTTAGTTCGTAATGTATTTTTTTGCCACATAATTAAATATATATATCGTTCCATTAAAGGATACAAGTTTTCTGTTAATACTTCTTTATTATGAACATGACAATATCCATAATTAAGTAATTTACGGGTATGTTTACATTTCCTACCTTTTTTTGTCATACATGAACATCTTGACTCATCCAATGTCAATATCTGTATATTTTGTTTAGGATCTTTAAACGGTTTTGTAATATTTGTATTATGATCTCGACATAAAGGACATTCTAAAAACATACCTTCATTATTATGAAATATCATATCACGAAAACATGTAAAATGAAAAGTATGATTACAACTAAATGTTTGTAAGGGTTCATTATTTTTTAATTCTTGTAAGCAAATGGAACAGGTTTCCATAGTTATATCAATATATATTTACGATCTTATGTTTAAATTCTTTCTACGTGGTTAATCCCATAATCACAATATCTGTATTTTTATTTTGTAATGCTTGTAATGCTTTATCCCATGTAATACCCGTTTGATTCATAACAATTTCTATATCTTCTACAGAGAATCCTTCATAATACCCTGGTTGTTTCATCATAATTAATGATTTTGTAAGATAATTCTGAATATTTGAATGTCCCGTTTGTGTGGATTGTTCTCTCGTTTTTTGAACCTTCCTATGTATCCGACAATATCCATAACCTAGTTCGCAATTCTTATTACACGTGTGTCCTTTATGTTTCCCTCTTTGTATAATTGCACAACATGGTTTATTTTCAAATGTTGGATTTGGTTTATGTATCCAAGGAACAATTTGTTTCACACCATTTACAAGTGGTAATTTATCTGCTTTACCACAATATGGACAGGAACAAGACCTTGAACTTTTAAATGTTTGAAATAAACATTGATAATGAAATGTATGATTACACATTAATGTATGGCAAAATTCTGTTTTTATATCATCTCCGCATATTGCACACGTTTCCATAAGTATTTAAATATTTACTCATATATTATATTGATTTCTTAAATGATTTTATTTTATAAAAACTTAATTATTGATAATACCCTTATAAAACGTAATAAAAAATTATCTTATTCAAAGGATTTTACATTTGTTCCTATTTCCTATAATTCAAAACCATACATACTACAAACACCACCGTTATTTATTCCTTTTGGAATTCAAAGTTATGATGATGATTCTAAGAAATTGTATGTAAATGTATCTTTACAAAATGAAACAACATTTATAAATACATGCCTACAACCCTTTTATGAAAAAATTAAAACTCTTCATAAATATCATCAAGTTGAAGATTTCATTAAGGAAAATGAATACTCTAAATGGATGAGATTAAAAATAGAAGATGATTGTATTCATTTTAATGAAATAAAAGAAAGAATAAAGACTATTCCTCCAAAGATATATGGTACGTTTATTATTCATTTATCAGGTTATTGGATCCTTGACCATAAAATTTTTTTTCAATGGAAAATACTTCAATCAAAAATACATGCTCCCATTAAACTACAAGATTATGCATTCATTGATGAACAAGTAAAAGTGATACCTCCACCTCCACCTCCACCTCCACCTCCACCTCCCTTACTAAGACCACCTATAAATAAATATCAAAGAATGTTAAAATTAGGAGTTCCACAAACGGCGGTAGATCATAAAATAAGTATGGATCGAATTCAAGCATCTGATTTACAAAATGTTGTGTTAAAAAAATGTAAGGTGAATGAAACTAAAATAAAACATACAGATGATTTTAGACCTTCCTTGGATGAAATTACAATTGCGTTAAAATCTTTAAAAAAACAATAGATATTCAATATTTTTATATAATATATATTATAAGTATGTCTAGAAGAACCAACCGAACAAAACGAGCAAATCGTGATTTATCACGCGAAGTAAGAGCCGTACGTCCAAATACAACCAGGGGTCGCCGTAGAGGTACCCCTGGAAAACGTGCCCGTGCTGCCCGCACAATAAATCAACGTCCCCGCACTCGTCCCCGAAGCAGATCTCCGACTCGTCCCCGCACTCGTCCCCGCACTCGTCCCCGCACTCGTCCCCGAAGCAGATCTCCGACTCGTCCCCGCACTCGTCCCCGAAGCAGATCTCCGTCTCCCCCCCGTGAAAGGCCAATAAAACCTGGATCACCAAAGAAGAAGCAAGTCCGTCGTAGAATGGATGTCGTATCAGATGTCTTATCAGCCTCCTTTGGATTAAAGGATATGTTTAAAGAAAATCAAAAAGGTGAGCGTGTAGTTGGTGCTCCAAAAAGGGCAGAAAAATATATTATGGACAAGAGCGACGGTGAAGCATATGGTTTATATGATTTAATGAAGACACCCGCTGATTATAAAATGGAATACCAAAAACCGAAGTCTAGGAAAAAGTCTAGGAAAAAGTCTAGGAAAAAGTCTAAGAAAAAGTCTAAGAAAAAGTCTAAGAAAAACAAGTATAATGGAGGTGGATTTTGGTAATGTTTTTAATATAAATCTTTTAATATAATCTTTTAATAATTATATAATACATTATATTATATGAAAGTAGCAATTGTAGTTGGTATTAAAACAGATGCAATATCCGAAGATCGTTATCCAGAATGGTTAACCGATATTCCTCAGAATCTAATCAATAAAAGTAAGGAAAAATGGGGAGCAGGCGAATATGGGTTAGCATCCGATATAGCTATTGCTTATTACGTTCAAAAATATTCAAAAGATGAGGTTGATATTTTAACAAAGAAAGATATTTCTTTACAAACATTTAATAAATATGATATCATATTTGGGTTATATGAACCCTATTATTTTACAAACGAAACAAAAGACTCTACGAATTATGCAAAATATAACCATATTATTCAAAAAACAAACGCAACGTTTTGTCATCCATTATGCTTACAAAAATTTGTACTAAACAAAAAATTATACATGGATACCTTACGGAAACACGATATTCCAGTAGTTGATAATTTACCGTTCCTTATCACAGATAAAATGAATACCAAAACGATGATACAAAAAATAGTTAAGCATTGTGATAAATGGGGTTCCCCTATATTTATTACAAAACCACAACCAGGTGGTTTTGGTATTGGATTTAAAAAATGGAATATAGATAAAGTAATAAAGAATCAAACTCAATTTAATAGTTATATGAAAAAAATTCAAGCACAAGTCCGTATTGAAAAACCTCTCTTATTAGTTCAAAGTTTTGTCCCCGAGTTTGAAAAATATTATGAAGTAAGGACCTATTGGTTAAATGGTACATATTCTCACTCCTTAGGAACAATCATAGACCCCGAATCACTTGGAAACGGTGGATTTGAACAAGTTAAGTTTGCCTATCCAGAAAATGAATATGATGAAGATGAATTTGAAACATATGATACTATCCCCGAAGTTATTGACATGAAATTAATTAACCACCTTAAAAAACTAGGTAAAAAAGTAGTTGATATTGTTCCTAAAGATAAAACAGGAGTCCCCTTTTTATTACGTGTCGATTTTGGCTGCTGCTTAAATAATATAAATATATGTCGCGATTATTTTGTAAATGAAATAGAATATGTCCCCAACCTATTCCCCGAATATGCAACCCATGTTGATATTTTAAAACGTGTTGGAAAAGCAATCATTAAAAAAACGAATGATTTAAAGAAAAAAAAATAAGAGATAGTATCAATGGATAACACATTTGAAAGAATATCAAGTTCAGAAGAAGAAACAGATGATTCAAGCGAAGAATCAGGGGATGAAATAAAAAAAATAACCGAATATGAATATTTTATGAATCAACAAAAAAAAAGTGAATATGAAAAAAATAGAAATAGATTATTTACAAAAGATTTAGTCCGAAAAACAATATTAATTGATTCTCATAATTATTTCCAACCGAATAATTTTAATACGTCAAATTATACAGTTGTCTTTGATTTTGAGAATTCAACCGGAAATTCAACCGTCACCACAAACTATGACATCTATAAAAATGTAATTGGTTTCCGTTTAATATCAACTACGATAAGGACACCACCGTTTAATATTAATGAAACAAATAATGTTATTATTTGGTCCAAGGGTGGTAGCAATGCTTCTGATTTTCATACAGAAGATACGGTATTAGCTGGAAAACCACGCCTTCGTAAAGTAGTTATCCAACCAGGTGTTTATAATATGCGTGAACTCGGTGATGTCTTCCAAAAATATCATGATGCTTACAGAGGTACAATCGTTGATGGGGGTTATCCTCAATGGGATATAATCTCATCACCACCCGCACAATATGCCCGATATTTTATACAAGCAAATGGTAAGGTTGATGAGTTCGAAGCGATCGATTTTGATACAGATCATGTATCTTACCTTAACAAAGGTTCATTTAACTCGTCTACTAATAAATTTGAACCAGCTCACAATAGTTTACAAGCGTTATTTATTGACCCAAGTGAAGACGATGTAACCCTTACTAATAAAGGTACTTCATTAGGGGTTCCACTTTCGAATGTAACCCTGAATCCTGATTTTAAAAGTATGGCTTATGCAATTGTCCTTGTAGATACTTCGGGGGGTGGAGAAGCAAGTATTCAGGCTACATTCTACTGGGATTATGATAATATAACAAGGGCAGCATCCCGTTGTTTTGGATTTCTACCCACACAAAAAACAACATTTACGAAATCATTGATTTCAGATAGATCCCCGGATGTTTCACAACATTATGTTGATTTAGTTGTCCCCGAAATCCCAAGTATTGCTTGTAAGAAAAACTCGTTTGGAAGAAATATTTTAGAAAGAATTCAATTAAATACAGGTCATGGTCAATATCTTCATTTTCACCCAGTTAAAGATGAATCTATTATTCAAAATTATTTTAATCCTCGTAAATTATACCGTTTAACTATACAATTATATTCACAAAATAATGAACTATATGATACACGTAATTCGGATAATTCATTTGAGTTTGAAATTACAATGGTAAAAGATAAAAAATTACTTCATTAAATTATTTTTTTTTAAAATACAGACCCTCTAACCCACATAACATAAGCATCAGATGTCCCTGATTTTACAATAAAGAAATCAGTACTATCATCCGCATTTGTTGTTCCCTGACTTGAAATTTCCCCCGATGAACATGTACACATTTGACCAGGTACTACGGCAACCATGAACTCCGATATACCAGGTGATACTTTCATTAAACCAGAAACTTGAACTTGTACAACCACCGCATCGGTTGTACCATCCGCATCATCAAGGGCGATTCCAACACAAGTATCATTGTTATTACTTGTATATGGTCCAACTGTCATCTCATCCGTTATTTCAACAGCATGTCCTGCTGAAATATTACTTGTTGTTTTAAAACAAACAATGGTAGTTCCCCCATGGGCAACTGATGCTGTTGTTGCTGGAATACCACCCAGATATATATTCCCCGTAAAACCTGTATCACCCGTTACATCAACACCTGTATTTGTCACACTGAATCTCTCTGTATCATTCACTATTACATTAACCTCATTCCCTGTTGAGAAATCTATATACTCTTGATCGGCTGCGGTACCTATCTTCCCCAGTGAAC